CCTCAAGGAATAAATAAGCAAACTGATTTATCCTCTATATTTTTTACTAACAAGATTATTGAACCTAAATATGTTTTATTTCGCCAAAAACTTCTAGACTATTTACAAAAAACATTTATGTCTGAATTACGTACAGGAACAAGTATTTTAACAGAGAGCGAAAAGAAATGTATTTCAGAACAAGATAAACAGAATTTTCTTACGATATATGCTGTAGAATTAGAAAATAAAGAAAAATATCAAGCTGAGCAAAGACAAAAACAAGAAGAGCGAGAAAAAATGCTAAGAAGAGCGAAAGAACAGCAACAAGAGCAACAAGAATCTAACAAAGAAAATTCTAATAGTAAAACTTATAATGAAGAACTTATTAATAGTTTGAGAGAAGAGAGAATAGAACGAGACAAGATTAACTTAATGCAACGTGATTATGATGATACAATTGCCAAATTAGGATATCAAAAAAGAAAAGTAACAATCCCATCATTTCAAAAATGGATAGAAATAAGCAAAGAAAGAGAAAGACAAGGGTTGCCTGAACAAACATTAAATGATTGGTTTTTTGAAAATCAAACTAACAAATACCGCGAAAGAAATTTGTCTCCAGCAAGTAAGACAATACGTAAATGGTCTACAAAATCAAACAGTAGTAATAAAACAGCTAAAATTAGATATCCTTTAGGTGGTTCTAATAAAACAAGAAAATATAGACGTTTAAAAAAATAAAAATAAAAATAAAAATAAAAATAAAAATAAAAAATTATTGAATCCATTTCTTAGTTACTACTTTTTCAACACTTTCTAATGCTCCCTCAGTCCATCCCTGATTTTCAGCAACAACTTCCCCAACAACTAACAAATTAGGTAATGGTGTTTGAGCCTTATGTATAAATTGTCTTCTAGTTAGAATATTTTTATAATTAGGCAATGGTGTATAATAATGAGTACCAATTGGCCAGTAAAAATCTAATAATGCAGTAATTTGTAGTGTTCCAGATGGTATATGAAGTGTATCTTCTAAAAGTTTAGAAAAGAACTCACGATTCTTTACCGTATTCTTTAAATGGTCTTTTAATGCTTCAGCGCTATCATTATCTGAATAAGCAATCATATAAACACCTTTTTCTTTTGACATAGGTATTATTTTCTGTAATGGTCCTGATACTACAGTATATGAAGGCACATAATTACGCATAATTTCAGCCGAAGCTTTAGGAAATTTAGCATAAAGTCGCAAAAATGGTTGACCTTTTATATAATTATAAATGCTAAATTGTGTCTTAGTTAATACTTGTGGAAGTAACTTATGTATACCACTAATTGTAGTAGCTAAAATAATCTTATTACAATAGTATGTATGACCTTCTTCTGTTCCAATCTCAAAATTACATATACTAGTATTAATATTATCAGTATTATTAATATCATTAGTTTTAGTATTAGATTGTAGCATTTTAATACTAGATACATTGTTAGATGACTTCACGAATTGTGTGCCAATTTTATGAACTAATGTTTGTATTAACTGATGCCATGGAATATATAATCCAACCAAATCATCTGTATTATCATCCATACCATATTTATAAAGGGTTTGACTTACATCTTCATCTTCATAATCACTATATCCAGTAGTTTCAACAAAATCTTTATACAACGCAGCACCTAATAATGGTTTAGCAAATTGTCTAAATGTCTTGTTAATTGGACCATTTTCCTCTTTAAGTTCTTTATTATATTCTTTTTTCAAAAAAGAAAAAATTTTGTTTATATTGACAGGATTATTATTCGCATAATGAATGTCTACATTGAAATCAGTATATTTAATATGTAAATCATTGAGTAGCTCTTGTAGTAAATGGTCTTTATTTTTGCGTCCAATACCAGCGCCAGTAACAATAGTAGTGCCATAGAATTCCTCATTATTTAGACGTCCACCAATCCACTGTTTCTTGTATTTTTCTAGAACTAATATAGATTTATCTGGCGCAAATTGACGTATTTTATATGCGCTATATAATCCGGCAATTCCTGACCCAATAATAATAATATCATAACATTTTGTTCTCATTATTATATTTACCTTATAATATTTACTTTATTATATTTTTAATTTATTATAGATTTAATACAATCTATAATAAAATATAAACTTTTTAGTTTTTCTTGGTTTTATTCAAACCAGAACGGCTAAACTTAATAGTTCTGTTTTTTCTACAAGTAAATTTTTTAAGACTATAGTCACGTTTTTTAAATAATGTTGTGCTACAGATACCAATAGATTTAGCCTCATTTTTTATTTGTTTGTCTACCTTTTTAATACATCTACAAAGTTTTTCAGCCATAATAGATTCAGCTTGTTTTTTTAGAAGCCGCCTTGACTTTGGTATGGTCATATTATAATATTTTAAAATACTAATATAGTCTTTGTTTGTTAGTTCGGTAGACATTAGTGTCTATAAATAAGCACAATATTTTATTTTTGAATTTATAATATCATATTATAATGTATGAATTGTGGGTCCAAAATAGTAGTATTTGATTTAGATGAAACATTAGGATATTTTGTAGAATTTGGTATGTTTTGGGACACATTAAAACATTATTACAAAATAAATAAAGCTGATTCTAATATACCTATTCCTATATTTGATCAAGTATATTTTAATAAATTATTAGACCTATATCCAGAGTTTATAAGACCTAATATTTTAAATATACTAAATTTCTTAAAACAAAAGAAAAATGAGAAAGATTGTCATAAATTAATGATATATACTAACAACCAAGGACCACCTGAGTGGGCACAGCATATAAAAGGCTATTTTGAAGATAAATTACAGTTTTCTTTATTTGACCAAATTATTGGAGCATTTAAAGTTAATGGAAAACACGTTGAACTATGTCGCACAACACATAATAAGACACATAAAGATTTTATTAGCTGTACTAAAATTCCTGAAACGACTCAAATATGTTTTATAGATGATGTTTTTCATCCTGGGATGAGTAATGATAATATTTATTACATTCATATCAAACCATATACATATGACCTTCCATTTAATACCATTATTGAGCGATTCTTGGATGCATATAATGCGCCTACATCTATGAAGGACAATCTTATGAAGGGATTACAACGTTATGCCTACACGTATGTGGAGAAGACACCAATTGAGCATGAAATAGATGTAATGTTGTCAAAAAAGATACTACATCATCTACATGTATTTTTTGAGCGCAAGATAAATAATAATAATACATCACATAATACATCACATAATACATCACATAATACATTACATAATACAATAAAAAATAGAGGCAATAAAGGAAAGGTTAAAAATAAGACAGTTAAACGATTTAAGAATTAAAAAAATTTAAAAAAATCTAAATAACCTCGGACTTCATTCAAATAAGTTATTAAAAGTTTATCAATAGCACTTGTAGTTAGTAAGAACATTCCGGCACTAAACGCAATCTGAGCATCTAATTCAGTAAAACGATGGTATCTAAATGGATTAAAACGTATTACTAGAAAGAGACTAACATATATTTTAATATAGTATTGTAGGTTGCTTAAATATTGAGGCGCATTTGCCGACAATCCTAATAAAATAATAAAATATAACACCCATGTTAAATACATAATGAACGAAAAAGCCTGTGATTGAATTTTATATAGTTCATAATTCATTGATTTATATATATTATATATAATTTATATAATTTATATATTTTTTATAGTTTATAACATTTTGAATATTTATTTACCAATATTAATAGTTGTTGATTCAGTATCAATATCATCATTATCATTACTTTTACCATTATCATATAAAGGCAATGTTCTGGCACTTGGGTCCTCTGCTGAAATATATTTTGGCATCCAATAATAAGGCACTAAGTGTGATTGTTCAGGAAACTCCTTATCAAAAATATGTTTATAATACATTTTCTCTTTTTCTCTAGGAGATAAATCACTTTCAGTCATAAAATTCTTTACAATAAAGTCTTGTAAAATAGTAAATAGCGACTTGCCCTTGTTACTAACTCCATCACTAAATGCTTCCTTCTTTCGCCAAAGAATCTCATCAGGAAGCAATTTATCCTTCTGAAACGCACTTCTTAAAAGGAATTTCTCCATAGTTCCAGTAATATTATGATTACGAAATTCAATAGGAATAGATAAATAGAAGTTCACAAACTCCTTATCCAAAAATGGAGTTCTAGGCTCTAACCCATTAGATGAAATACTCTTATCTGAGCGCAATACATCAAACATATGAATATCTTTTAATAAACGATGTATTTCTCTATCATATTCAATTGAGTCAGGACATTTATTCATATATAAATAACCACCGCATATTTCATCAGAACCATCTCCATTAAAAATAACCTTCGCATTACTATTTCTAGAAATAAATTTACCTAATAAATAATTACCAAGACTGGCACGAACAGTTGTCACATCATAGCTCTCAATTGCTTTGATTACTTCAGGAATAACATCAGTCATTACATCTTCACTTACTGTAATCTCAGTATGATTTGATTTAATATAGTTTGCCACAGTACGCGCATAAGCCAAGTCTTCAGAATCAGGCAATCCAATACTATATGTCTCCAAATTTATCTTAGGTCTAGTGTAACCCTTTGGAATATTTTTACTGTGTATTTTTTGAACTAGTGCAGTAATCAAACTACTATCTAAGCCACCTGATAATAAACACGCAATTGGTCGCTCTGTATTAAGGTATCGCTTCTTAACAGCAGATTCAAGTTTATCATGAATAGCAGTAATATAATAATTAAATAGCTCCTCTTTTGTCTTCTTTTGACTCTCAACTAAAGCTAAAGGATATGAATAAGAAAATGATGGAATATGATACTTGATAATAGGACCCATAAGCCAAGTATTATCTATTCTAATATGCTGAGCATAAGAACCCGGTGGAAAATATGTAACAGGCTGCTTCTCAACATTAGCCATTTCACAGAGCATCTTTAACTCAGAACCGTAGCCAATTATACCATTGTCATCTTTAGACGTAAAATAATACAAAGGACGAACACCATATGGGTCTCTAGCAGTATAAATCATATTGTATTGATAATCATATAAAACAAACGCAAATACACCATCCAACATCTTTATTGCGTGTTCAATACCATATTTTCTATATAAGTAAATAATTACTTCACAGTCAGATTGTGTAGCCGGTTCAATATTCATAATCTCATATAACTTCTTATAATTATATATTTCGCCATTACAAATTAGACTACAATTCCACATATTTAGAGGCTGATTAGATAAACTAGTAAGACCATTAATTGCCAAACGGTGAAACCCTTGAATAAATTGCTCCTCCTCATGTAGCAATATTTCGGAGAATTCTGGGCCTCTATTTTGTCCCTTTTCAAATTGCTCTTTAATAAAACCTTGGTCGCTATTTTTATTAATTGGTGGCCGAGTTGTATCCGGCTCAGATTTAGTATTATTAGAAGTATCGCCTTCTTTTACATCAGGACTAGGCTCCTCTTCATTTCTATAATTTAATAAAGCAAAAATACCGCACATTATTAATACAATTAAGACGATTATATCTAATACATTTTAATAATTAATATATTTAATAAAGAAATAAATCTAATAAATCTAATAAATATATAAAATTCAAAATATAATATTAGATTTATTTTATTATGGTAATATAATAATATATTAATGAACGCATTTGAATATACTGACCAAACTGCTTCGCAAAAGACTGATACAATGAATATCCGTGCTTACAGTCGCAATCTTCCTAGTAGTCAATTACAATCTTATTTAGATGCCAGAGCTGTCTCTACCAAATATGCTTTATTACCTGTTATTGATTTAAGAACACCTTCTAGTGTACCTCTTAAACAGGAAGCTACATTCAATCCTAGAAATACATTTAATCCTGGTAATGACTTTGGTCCATGGTCCGGATTTGCTACAAATGTAAACAAAGAGTCTGATTTAAGAGGTCAATATAATGCTATCCAAGAATGTAGTCAGGCATTTTATGTTCCCAGCAGCAATAGTGATTTGTATAAGTATGGATGGAAACAAAATAACTCAATTGTCCAACCATTTCCTGAGCTATTTAAGAATGAACATTTTTGTCCATTTAATCCTAATCCTCAACCCAATTCAATTGGATATGGACTTTTTAATAACGCAACTAGACAGCAAGTAAAGGATTTGACGAAACCTACTAATGTTTAAATTTGTAGACTATAAAACCTATGTACACTATATAAAAATATGTAAAAAATATTATATAATTATCAAATAAATATTATATAATGTCAGAGGATTTAGTGAATCAGATAACATTAAATTTTCTAATTAGCAAACAACAGTTACAAAAACTTAATAAGAAGATTAAGCAAAAAGAAGAAGATAAAATGAAGACCGATATAGAGATTTACAAAGAGCAATTTATTGAGCTTTTTAATAAGATGCTGAATGATGACTTTCCTCACGATTTGTTAGAAGATGTTAAGCACAGTTATAATTATTTTGTTGAAAAAAGTGTTTATTATTTAAAGATGAAAAATGAAACTAACAATAAACAAGAAGAACAAGAACAAGATATTATACATGAAGATAATGGAGATGTTCATGAAGAAGATGATGATGATGATGATGATGATAATGATGATGAAGATGAAGATGATGATGATGAAGAAGAAAATGATGATAATGAAGATGAAGATGATGAAGATGCTGAAGATGATGAAGATGATAATGAAGACAATAATGATGAAGACGAAGAAGAAATTAGAAAATCCAAAAAAACATTTACAACATCTTCTACTATTTATCCTAAGGTTTATAAAAAAGTTAATAGACCCACAAAATCTAAAGGAGTAGAAGATATTAAACAATTACCATTAGATTGGTTTACTAAGGTAAAACAAACTAACAAACAAAATAGCATTATACCTAGAAATAATAATTCAAATAAATAAATTAGTAAATAATCTAATTATAATTATAAATAAAAGAAAAATATCTGTTATTTATATGAAGATGAAAACAAGACATAATGTAAATAAAAATATAAGTAAAAGGAGAAAAAAAACAAGAAAAATACAAAATAATCATAAAAAAACTAAGCGAAAAATAAAACAAACTAACAAATTTACTAATAATTTAGTAGATAAAAATGTAGCATCTTCAAAAACCCAATTTCAAAAACTAAATTGTAGCCCAAAGGATAAAAATGAGGTCAAAGAATACACTTGTTATACAGATAGTGACCTACAAAAATTACGTAATATGTGGAATGCGAGACATCCTGATAAAAAAATAACAACAAATGATTCCAAAGAAATATGGCAACTTTTAAAAAACTATTACTCTAAAATATGTAACAAGGAGTCATGCTGGGTTCGTCAAATGACAAAAGGCACTAAAATGGAGAAAGAATTATTAGAATCTTTTTCACCAATGGAGCCAATTGAATGGAAAAAGAATCCCAATGAATGGTTATCAAGTATTGATATTATTCAAGTCATGAATCAATATGAAAAAACATACAAATGCTTTGATTTCTTAGGTCCATCTCCAATTGATTATGATACACATCAACTATATGGTGAATGCGTTTGGGAAGAACTATGTCACTTTAGTTTAGCAGACCAAATTAAAAAAGGAAAGAATAAAATTGGTGTGATATTTAATACTGACCCACATGATAAAGATGGCGAACATTGGATATCATTATTTATTAATATCAAGAAAGGCTCTATATTTTTCTTTGATAGTGCCGGAGACAAAGCACCAAAACAAGTAATGAAATTTGTTAAGATGGTTACAGACCAAGGTAAAAAACTAGAAGAACCTATTGATTTCAAATTTGACCAAAATTATCCAGTAGAGCATCAATATAAAAATACTGAATGTGGTGTTTATTCAATATATTTTATAATACATATGCTAGAGGATAAAATAACAGGCCATTATCTAAAAACACATAAGTTAAAAGATGAATATATACAACAATTCAGAAAAATATATTATAATACAGACCTTTAATTAGTAAACAATATAATAAATAAAATAATAAACAACATAATAAACAAAATGTAAAATAATAACATAAAAAATACTTATTATTTTATTATACAAAATAAACAATGATAAATTCAAATCCTAGCATACATCCTGGCATACAGAATTTCATAAATAGCAAAAATCTATCCATGTTATGGGAAGTTTTGTTAGATGAACTACATATAAACACAACAAATCCGGGACCAATTTTTCAAAATATAAAAACTATATTTGAAAGCAATGTAAATCTATTTAAAGTAAGAGCAAATCCAAATGCTGGCCTAATGAACTTGAATAAACAATTTTTAAATCAACTTCTTATTGCCGTTAATCAATTGTTTCCAAATTTAAAACAAGAACAGCAAATGAAACGAATTAATATTAGTGAGGAAGTAATAATAGATGAACCATATAAAGTAGAAGATATTCAGAGCGCAAGACAGTCTGACTTTGAAAAGCAACTAACAAATAAACGCACTGAATTTGAAAATTCAATTAATGGAAAAAAACCAAAACCTATTGATTTTTCTGATAAAGTTGAGCCCGAATTAAAAATAACTGAAATGGAAGCACTTATTGCGGAAACAATGGCAAAACGCAAGTTTGATATAGAACAACTACAAGGTCATAATCAAAATTCAGAAAAAAAATCTTCTATAAAAAAACCTGAAAAAACTGTTTCATTTGATGATAATATAACATATAGTGATATTGACAACAATAATATTATTACTACTTTTAAAGAAGAAAATGAAAAAAATGAAGAAAATATTATAAATACTAACAATATTTTCAGCAAATTAAAAAAAAATCAACAAGTTACTCAACCATATACCAATTTTAAATTGGATAAAGAGAAAGAGAAAGAGATAAAAATAGAAGATAATAAAATACAATTATTAGAAGATAAAATAGATAAAATTAGTAAACAATTAGATATAATAATAGACCAAATATCAATATTATTAGAAAAAAATAAAACTATAAGTAGCATTTTTTAGTTTTAAGTTATTTCTTAGGTACTGTTATCTTTTTAGTTAGTGAACTTATATTACTTGTAAAGCTTTGATTTTTATTTCTAAAATACAGACCATAACTACCAGAACTCAATCCAGATATACTAAATTTATTACTTTCTCCTGATTTTAATGATATACTCTGGTAAGTTTTATTATCTAAAGAATATTCCCAATTCTGAATATCACTACTATTATTTGTTTTAACTCCAACTTCAAAATCAATAATTCCTTTACTAGGAGTGGTTGTTTTTAAAATAGGCATTGGTTTAGGGAAATCAATATAGCGCTCAATAGTATTTGATACATCTCCATATATTCCAATTGTACACTCATTATTTTTATATGATGTATATGTATTTTTACATGTATTATTAGTAGTTTTAGTACCTTTAGTAGTTTTTTGTGGAGCATATGGTCTTATTTGAAAATTATAAGTTCTTCCTTCAACTAAATTTTTAATTATTAGAGGACTAGTTGTCTGTGGTGGGTCAAGCAAATTAAATTCTCCCCCATTTATACTTACAGCATAGTTTGTTATTGTTACAGCATAGCTTGTTGGTCTTGATTCTTTTTGTGGTTTAGTTGCAAAATTTATTAAAGCAGTACCTCTATCTCCAATATTAACACCACTAATTACTGTAGAATCAGTTGTTGTATCATCATTATTTTGTAAATAACGAACAGTAAAATTTAAAAGTGTATTTAAGTCTCCAAGTGTACCATTATTTGATTTATACGAGACTGTATTCAAAGGAATTTGCTGTCCTTGATCATTATTAACACCAGAAATTATTAAAGTTTTACCTAACTGAACTAAATTTGTATTTGTAAATGTAGAGTTAAGATTTGTTGAGTATGTATAATTAATTATATCGGGTGATGTGTTTGTGTCTGAAATAGCAATTTTAGCATGAATTTGATTTCTATATGTAATAATATCACTAATATTGGGTGGAGGCTGGCTAGTTAAAACCACACCATTATTAAATTCCGCTGATGACATGCTTACATTAAGAGCTTTTTCTAGGGAATTTTGTTGGTTTGTAGTATTTCTAGAATAATCTGCTATTATATTTCTATCGGCTGCTGAAAGAGCACTAATACTGCTCATATTTCTATTCTCACCATTTGTAGAATTAAATTGTCCAATATTTCTACTAATTGCTGTCTTAAAATCACTTGCTGTAAATCCAGCATGTAGCAAGAGTTGAAGAGGGTAACCTGCTACACTAGAAGGGTTGTTGCCATTGTGTTTAGTTTGAGTTATAGATAGTATTTGATTTTTTGTAAATCCAGCTGCTATAAAATCAGCAGGTATATAACCTGAAACAATTCTATTTTCATAATTATTAAATATTGTAAGAAATTTATCATTCATAAGAGAAAATAGGCTATGCTTAAACGGATTAATATCAGTTAAATCATATTGTTTTTTAACCCTTAATTCCTGTTGTATGTCAATAACATATACCCAATAATCATCAACAGTAACCCCAGCATTTTCATATGCTTCAACACTAGCATTACCATTTACACTAACAATGTCATTAGCTGTATATCCATTCCCTTTCAATTCTTCTTCTGTATAGAGTCCACCCGTATACATAGTTTTTTTTGTAACACCTATGGATAAAAAATCCTTAACACCCCAACCAGCATCTCTCATTTCTTCTCTAGTAAATCCCGCTGACACAAAGTCTTGTAATCTATATATATTTAGTGCTTTAAGTTGTGATGCTGTGTATCCTATTGTTTTCATATCAAAAGCAGATACAGGAACACTAGCATAATCACTAGTAGTAAATGCTTTTACTCCATTTACATATAATGCATTTATATCGGTTATAGACATACCTCCTTTATATATTTCTGACAATGAATAACCCCAGCTTTCATCATATAGTTCATAAACAGTATATTTAACTTTACCATTAGTTCGCAACATTGCTACAGTTGCGCCAGCATTTCTTAGGTCCATTGCTGAATAACCATTATAAGCAAAATCTCCAATTGTCCAACCAAGTAACCATATTTTATTTTGTCTTGTTATTTGCTTCATTTTGCTAAAAAAAGTATAATATGTTATTATACCTGATGAACGTAAGTTTAATGATGGAACAGGATAAAGATTAAAATTTATATTCCATGCTTTGTTGTTAGTAGCAAAGGGATTTATCTTAATACCTTCGGAACTACTAATCCAACTAGCATCACTACCATATCCAATATAACCATTACCATTTCTAGCATCAAATTGTCCATAAGAAACTGAATCCCTAACTTGAACAGTAATACTATTAGAGTTATCTTTAGAAAGAACAAATGTTTGTCTAGACATAATTCCTCCACTATCACTCTGAGTTATACGTCCTATTGAACCACAATTGTTTATACGTATTGTATAAGCAGCATTTTGTCCAAGGCCATTAGCAAATAACCCACCAGCATTAGCTCCAATTTCACCAATAGAATAACAACGGGTTACATCAAATGCTTTTCCTGCTTTTATTCCAAAAAATGGACCAGCTATACCACCACAATTTTTATAAATATCTCCAACACTAAAACAATCAATTATACTAATTTGACCATTATCAAAACCAGCATATGCGCCTATAATACCACCTGCGGGACTATTATCATTATCTCTAATACCAATTGCTCCTTGACTATAACACTTGTTAATTGTAACAGTCTTAGCATAGTCACCTACAATTCCTCCAGCAAAATTTTCTTTGTTGGCATTAATACTACATCCAATGTCTCCATCAGTACGACAAAGAGAAATGGTTACAAGTCCTTTATAACCAGCATATCTGCCTGCAATACCTCCATTTCTAATGATTCCAGTAGTAACACAATTTGTAATAGTGGCATAACTAGAATATGAACCAATAATACCACCACTACTATATCCATTTATGTTTCCAGTATAGTTACATTTATCAATAGTTATTGATTGTGAGTTAGTTGTATTGGAACACGCAAGTGACCCTACTATACCTCCAGCTCCATCACCATTACTATCATCTGATATATTACCATAAGCATTACAATTATATATTTTAAAATTTGTAGAATTAGATGCAATATATGAACCAGCAATTCCTCCTGAACTACTAGTAATAACACCATTACTACTACAGTTTTGTATTAAATTATCAGTAGAACCGTTTCCAAAATAACTTCTACAAATCCATCCTTCACCTGATAGTAAAGTTGTTGAACCTGATGAAATAACATTTATATTTTGTATAGTTATACTATTTTTTCCTGTTGAAGAAGCTGAACCATTTTTAAACAATCCTGGAAAATCTGAAAAATTATTAATAGTAATATTTTTATTACCACCTTCTACTGTTATTTTATTTCCTAAAAATACAAATAAATCATTATTTGGTCCTGTTATTGTTAAATCTGAGTCTATATTAACTGTTAAAACACTACTGCTACTAGTATTACCAATAACAAATGGCCAATTTAGATTAATCCATGATGTTCGTGAATTAGTAGAATATTGTATAATATTTGCATTATTTCTAATATAAACAATATTACCAGTTGCACTACTTACAGTTGCGGTTAAACCAGTTGTTTCCGGTCTTGTATATTTTATTACATTACTTTCATTACTATTAAAAAATGAACTTACTGATTTTAATTTAAAATTATATTCTGCTGATGTAGGCATATTTGAAATGGTTAATGATAATGTTCCTGTTGTCCATGATAAATTAGCATTTGTAAAACTAGGATAATTACTTCCACCATTATTAAATGAATAAGTATAACCAGTTATTATAGCAGAATTAGATATTTGTGAAAATTGGATTGTTATTACATTATTTGACCAAGTTATACTATTAAGAGTTGGTTGAAAAGGACGGTCCTGTAGTAAAACACTATTAGAAGCATCTGATGCGATGCTGTCAATGCCATTATTAGCATACAATTTAAACCAATAGTTATTTCCTCGAGCTAATTTAGAAATAGTTAGAGATGTTGAACCTTGTGTCCATGATAAATTATCCGCTGTTGGAGTTGATGAATAATTTGAACCATCATTACTAGTCGTATATTTATAATTAGTAACAGCATTTGAACCATTTGAACTTTGTGTAAAGTTAATTGTAACAGTTTCTTGTGACACAGATACAGATACACCTGTTATAATTGGCGCATTAGGAGCAAAATTAGACACAGTTACAGCATTTGAAGCAGTTGACTCAGTACTATCTATTCCATTATTTGCTATTATTTTAAAATAATATGTAGTTCCTATAGTTAAACTAGGTACAGTAAAACTCGTTCCAGAAGTCCAGTTACTTGTTGTATAGGAACTATATGTTGTTCCATTTGTACTAGTAGCATATTTATATCTATTTACAGTATTTGAACCATTAGATGATTGTGTAAAGTTAATAGTAGCAGTTGTTTCTGATACAGATACACTTGTTATAATTGGCGCATTAGGAGCAAAGTTAGAAATAGATACAGCAGTTGAAGCATTAGAAGCAGTACTATCAATACCATTATTTGCTATAATTTTGAAATAATATGTTCCAATATTTAAATTAGAAATTAATAAACTTGTCCCTGATGTCCAGCTACTATTTACAAAAGAATTATATGTTGTTCCATCATTACTAGTAGCATATTTATAAATACTTACAGCATTTGAACCATTTAAATCTTGTGTAAAATTAATAGTTACTGTTCTACCTGAAGAACTAACTGATGTAATTGTTGGAGTAACAGGAGCAAAATTTAAAATATTTACAGCATTTGAAGCACTTGACTCGGCACTATCTATTCCATTATTTGCCATGATTTTGAAATAATATGTAGAACCAACAGTAAGACCAGATACAGTAAAACTAGTTCCAGATGTCCAATTACTTGTTGTAAAAAATACATATCCTGAACTATCACTTACAGTACTATAACTATATTTATAACTTGTCACAGCAGCTGAACCATTGAATGAACTAGCATTAAAGTTAATTGTAGCAGTTGTTTGTGACACAGTAATACTTGAGATTGATGGAGCAGAAGGAGCAAAGTTAGAAATAGTTACAGCATTTGAAGCATTGGACTCATCACTATCTATTCCGTTATTTGCCACAATCTTAAAATAATATGTTCCAGCATTAAAATTAGAAATTGATAAACTTGTACCTGATGTCCAACTACTATTTACAAAAGAATTATATGTTATTCCATCAGTACTAGTAGCATATTTGTAACTAGTTATAGTATTTGAACTATTTGAACTTTGTGTAAAAGTAATAGTAACTGTTCTACCTGAAGAACTAATTGCTGTAATTATTGGAGTAGCAGGAGCAAAGTTAGAAATAGATACCGCACTTGAAGCATTAGAAGCAGCACTATCTATTCCATTATTTGCTATAATCTTGAAATAATATGTTGTACCAATTGTTAAATTAGATACAGTAAAACTTGTTCCTGTTGTCCAGTTACTATTTACAAAAGAACTATATGTTGTTCCATTTGTACTAGTAGCATATTTGTAACTATTTACAGTATTTGAACCATTGGATGATTGTGTAAAATTAATTGTAGCATTTGTTTGTGACACAGTTACACTTGATATTGATGGAGTAACAGGAGCAAAATTAGAAACAGATACAGCACTTGAAGCACTTGAAGCAGCACTGTCTATTCCATTATTTGCTATAATCTTGAAATAATATGTTCCAACATTTAAATTAGAAATTGATAAACTTGTTCCTGATGTCCAGTTACTATTTACAAAAGAACTATATGTTATTCCATTTGTACTAGTAGCATATTTGTAATTTGTTACAGAAGATGAACCATTGGATGATTGTGTAAAATTAATTGTAGCAGTTGTTTGTGACACAGTTATACTTGAGATTGATGGAGTAGCAGGAGCAAAATTAGAAACAGTTACAGCACTTGAAGCACTTGAAGCAGCACTGTCTATTCCATTATTAGCCATAATCTTAAAATAATATGTAGTTCCAACAGTTAAGCTAGAAACAGTGAAACTTGTTCCTGTTGTCCAGTTACTAGTTACAAAAGAACTATAAGTTATTCCATCAGTACTAGTAGCATATTTGTAACTAGTTACAGCATTTGAGCTATTAGATGATTGTGTAAAATTAATTGTAGCAGTTGTTTGCGACACAGTTATATTTGAGATTGATGGAGTAGCAGGAGCAAAATTAGAAACAGTTACAGCACTTGAAGCATTGGAAGCATCACTATCTTTTCCATTATTAGCTATAATCTTGAAATAATATGTTCCAATAGCTAAACTAGAAACAGTAAAACTTGTTCCTGTTGTCCAGTTACTAGTTACAAAAGAACTATATGTTGTTCCATCAGTACTAGTAGCATATTTGTAACTATTTACAGAAGATGAACTATTAGATGATTGTGAAAAATTAATAGTAGCAGTTGTTTGTGATACAGTAATACTTGTTATAGTTGGAGTATCAGGGGGGGCATTTGGGTCAGCTAGTTGAGTTTGGGTTGTAAAAAACTGGCTTAATATGTCAGTGTTAAGTGCGTCTACTGTATAATAAACAGTATCATTTTCTGCTGTAAAATTTATTCCATCTATTACTGGTATATTACCTAAAAAAGTAACACTTGTCATTGCATTACAAAGCTGAAATGCCCCATTTGCAATACTAGTAACTGAACTCGGAATCGTTATACTTGTTAAACCGGTACATCCTGAAAAACTACTACTACCAATACTAGTAACTGAAGTCGGAATTGTTATGCTTGTTAAACCGGTACATCCAGAGAAAACATTATCACTAATACTAGTAACTGAACTCGGAATCGTTATACTTGTTAAACCGGTACATCCTGAAAAACTACTACTACCAATACTAGTAACTGAAGTCGGAATTGTTATACTTGTTAAACCGGTACATCCTGAAAAACTACTACTACCAATACTAGTAATTTGATTTCCAATAGTAACAGTTACTAAATTAGTTTTATTTATACAAACATTATCAGATATTACTCCAGAATAACTAAATGAAACACTTAATTGCGTACTTGGTATTTGTCCAATTAAGGTTTGAGAATTAGTTAAATATGAATTAAATGTTATACTAGAAAGAGATGTACATCCAGTAAATATAAAACTATTACCAATACTAGTTACTGTATTTGGAATTGTAATACTAGCGAGGCTTGAACAATTATTAAATGCATAATTATTAATACTAGTTACTGAACTCGGTATTGTTATACTTGTGAGACTTGAACAACCATTAAACATACCAGTAGTAATACTTGTTACTGTATTTGGAATTGTAATACTTATAAGACCTGAACAACCATTAAATATATTATCAGCAATACTAGTTATTGTATTAGGAATAGTAAAATTTGTAATACTCGTACAATTTCTAAAAGCATAACTTCTAATAGTAGTTACCAAACTATGTATTGTTATATCTGTAAGACTTGAACAACCAGTAAACATATTATCAGGAATAATAGTTACCGCATTAGGAATAGTAAAATTTGTAATACTTGTACAATTTCTAAATGCAGAACCATTAATAGTAGTTACCGAACTTGGTATTGTTACACCTGTAAGACTTGAACAATCACTAAACATACCAGTTTGAATTACTGTCATTGAACTAGGAAGTGTAATACTAGTTAATATAGTACAACCCTGAAAAATATATGTTCCAAAAGTAGTTACTGAATCAGGAATTGTAATACTTGTAAGACTTGTACAATTTTTAAAAGCATTAGTACTAATATTAGTAACAGAATTAGGAATTGTAATACTGCTTAAATTAGCACAACCTTGAAATGCATTTAACAAAATACTTGTAACAGAACTAGGAATTTCAATACTTGTTACATTTAAGTTACTAGTGAACGAATTATTTCCAATTATTTTAACATTATATGTTACATTATTTACAATAAAACTTGATGGTAATGTTACATTTCCACTAACATTAGTAGTTGTCGCAACTACACCTGAATTAACGTTACCAGAAATATAAGTAAATACGGCCTTAGTAACCGGGTCTGTATAATAAGACAGAGACATTGTATATATAATTTATTATATTAAATATTTTTACAATTATTTAATATAATTATATTATTTCATAAAATATATTTTATGATTTTACATTACATCTTAACCTACACCTTAACCAACAAATATATTTTTAAGTGTATTTGAAATAGGACTATTCACAGAACCAGAAGATGCCATAATTCTAAATGAATAAAACTTGTTAGTATCTAATCCATAAATATATAATGTATTTCCTAACTGTGGCACATTTGGTGTTCTTGTTGTATCCATTAATTTGGATAATGGTGTAAATGTTCTACCATTATTACTACTGTAAGATATAAAATACTTATCAATAGGAACATCACTACCAACAGCCTGGCTTAAACTAAGAGCAACAACACCGGATGTAATTGATGCACTGAGAAGTCTGGGTGTTGTAAGTTTAACTTCATAACCAAGTTCTACAACCTCCTCCAAAATAGTAGGATTAACATTTGCTAAAGATAACGGAGATACACCTCCTCCTACCAATTGTAATGTAGTATAATGTGTCAACAAATAAGTTAATGGTGGAACAGGACTTAGAGATAGTAATCGCGCCAATGTAACTTTACGATTATCATTTACAAGTGGAACAGCAGTTGTAGAATTACTAATATTAATCATTTGTGTTAATGTGTAACTACCAACTGATAAAGACTCATCAACTATTTCTCTTAAAGTATAATTATTTACAATGTCTGAAAACATGGAACCAGCTGCTTTTAATGTGGCTATTGTAATGCGTTTATTTGAAGGAATTGAAGCATTGTAAGGAATAGTTGTTTTCAATTCAGCCACTGTGTATCCACCAGTTACCATTTCAGCCAAAGTATAATTCAATAATATATCCCAAGTAGCGCAACGTGATCTTGTCTTGAAATCATTAAGAGTATAATTTTGATTATCAACTCTTGTAACACGTACATCAGCACTGTATGTTAACAAACTATCAACTCTCCAACCTGATGGACTTGAAATGTCATACAAACTAAAGTTATTCAATATATCGGCAGCTAGATAAGTCCAAGTTGGATGTCTTATTACAACTTCAACAAAAGAATCAGCATAAAGCATTGAAGGAAAATTTAGTCTATTATCTCCAACAGCAATTAATAATTCAGCTACTTTATAAACAGACTGTAATAAATCATCTAATGTATATCTATTTACCATATCCCAAATAGGAGCACTTGCTGCTTTAAAATCAGCTACTGTATATGAACTATTAGTCTTTATAATTTGAACACGATAGTCAGCAGCAATCAAATCAGCTAATGAAAATTTGGCTATCATTTGGCCAATTAGAGCATTTGCCGCTTTAAATGTTGCTGCTTTCTTATCAAGCTCTTGGTAATCAGTTACTGTAACTTTATATACATCAGAATCATCTTTCTCGTTACTGGCATTAATTAATTGAGTCACAGAATAAGGAACAGCTATTAATTGTGCCAATGTGTAAAAGTTCATAAGATCATACAAAGGAGCACCAGCATTAATCATAGATGTCAATGAAATATTTTTATTAGCCACTCTGGTAATTCTAGAATCACTACTAGCAGTGACTAGTTCAGCACTAGTATATCCTTCTTCAACTAAATCAGATAAAATATAGTTAGTTAACATTTGCCAAATATCTGCTGGTGCTGCTTTATAATCTGCGATTGATGGATGATTATTCGCAGTATTTAATTCGGCAACAGTATATGACCCAAGTAATTGAGCTAATCCACTTGAACCAGAAAACGCTGTCAACATTTCTGATATAGAAGCTGGTGCTGCTTTATAATCTGCGATTGATGGATGATTATTAGCAGTATTTAATTCAGAAACAGTATATGAAACAAGTAAATCAGCTAATCCATCTGAATCAGTATTAAATGCTGTCAACATTTGTGATATAGAAGCTTGTAAAGTTTTTAACCTTGCTATAGATAAATCAGTTGTAGAATCACTATTTAAAATTAATTGTGAAACAGTGTATTGCTCAAGTAAAAGTGTTAAACCATCTACACCTCTATCTAAAATGTTAGCATGATTAAAATAATTTATCATTTGAGAAATATTAGCATCAGCATCTTTCAATAATTTTACTGATAACCATGGCCAATAAAATGTATATGGACTAATATCAACTTCTATTGCCATTAATTCAGAAACAGTATATTCTTTAAGCAAAGCATCCAATCCAGATATACTTGTTTCTTCTGGAGGGTCTAAACTTAAATTATTTTTATACTCAGTTATGTAATAGGAATAAAGCATATCTCTAGTATTTGCTAGAGCATCTTTTAACTGTTTTACTGTAAAGGTATCTTTAAAATTACTTGCAGATATATATTGGATATCACCATATGAATAAGTATTGTAAACATCAGACAGAGGGAATGTGCTATTTTTGACAAGAGCTATTAAATTATTTACAATTTTTGTTTTATATATTTCAAAATTGACAACATAATAATCAGTTAATGTGTTTACAAAATCATTATATGTAAGAGTATTATCTACTGTAAGCAGTTCAGTTATAGTATAAGCTGATAGAAGTCGAGCAAGAGGAAATGCGTCATACATATCTGATACAGTTATATAGGTGCTACCAGCTGTTTTAAAATCAATTACTTTGCTTGGGTTATTATCTGTATCAACTAGGTTATCATAATATTCTGTTGAAAAACCAGTAACTAAGTCTATTGGTTTAAATCTAGCTTGGGCTAACATAATGTCTAATGTTGACTTGCTTGAACCGCCATAAGCTTGTGACATTTTAACAATAAAATAGGGCTGGGCACTTGCGTCATATGTTTTGATTGCGTTTGCTAAACGTAATGGTGTAATTGCTTTATTGGTATTAATATAATTGCTATATTCTGTTTGAGCTTGTATTATGTCGGCTATAGGAAAAATTTCCCATCCATTATAATCACCTCCATCATTAACACGAATAATATCTTCTAAATCATACTCATTAATTACTTGAGCCAAATAAAAATAATAACTAGAGCTTTGGTGGCTTGTTATTACGTCAAAAATCTCCCTAACAGTAAAACTATTTCTAAAATAAGGGCGAGTAACAAGATAGTTATCATTAGAATCTTTTAATGCTATTTCATTGCGTAAATCTGTAACTGTATAACCTGCATCTAATAAATGTAGTATTCCAAAACTTTCACCATTCATCATGTCCCATAAATTTTCATTAGCATCTTTTAATTTCTGTGCTGTAAGATTTTTATTAGGACCATTAACTCCTGGATTCATATAAGACTGACTATTTATATATAATTCATCTCCTGTATAATATGGTGTTAATGCCGATAGAGTATAAGAATTCAACATCATCCATATAGGAGCAGGAGGAGAACTTGATTTAAATACAGGAATAGTAAGATTTTTATATTCTGAAACTGTAACACCATCATTAGCACTAGCATTTCTTAATTCTGTAATAGTATAAAAATTATAGAAATCACCTAATGGATAATTGTTTAATATTTCCCATGTAGGAGCAAGTGCATCTTTAAAACCTCCTACTGTATAATCAGGGTTTGCTGTTTTTAATTCATTAACACTATATCCAGCAGCAATTAGTTCAGATAATGTAAAGTAGGCTATCATCTCACTAATTAAAGCTCCAGCATCCTTAAGTGTTTTAGGTTTTGTACCCAATTGTTTGTAAATTGTTTTTGTAACCCCACCGTTACTGGCATTAATTAATTCAGTCACAGAATAAGGAACAGCTACTAATTCTGACAATGGAAAATGATTCATAAGGTCATACAAAGGAGCACCAGCATTAATCATAGATGTCAATGAAATATTTTTATTAGCCACTCTAGTAACTCTAGAATCACTACTAGCAGTAACTAGTTCGGAACTAGTATAATATCCCGCTTCTATAACTAAAACAGATAAATCAAAGTTATTTAACATATCCCAAACAGGAGCATTTGCCTGTTTTAATTTTTCCAATGTGACAATCTTATCAATCCTAGTCAAAAAACCAGAAGTTCCTCTATATAATAAATCTTGTACAGACCAGTTATTTACTAAATCAGATAATGAGAAATAATCTATAAAATTGGATAATCTATTTTCATAAATCCAAGCATCTAAATTAGCAGCATCAATAAAATTTTGGGCCACAAGATTTCTAAGAGAATTATTTGTTACATTATTAACATCATCTCCCAAATAAATTATGTAAGAAACTGTATAAGAACTAACCTTTAATAAAAGAACAAGTGTAGCATTATTAAATATATCATAATCACGCTCTGTAATTTGGCCGGATGTGGGTGTATCCACATGGGCAGGTATAGTAGAACTAGCGCCATTTCCAATATAAAAATCAGTTACAATTAATGTTTTGAACATTTCAATTGTATTTATATTAGAAACTGCATTAAGTAATTGTGTAATAGTTAACATTGAAGTACTATTTGCTTGTCTAAGATATCCAAGACCGGCACCATATTCATTTAACATTTTCCATAAAGGCATACCAGTATCTATCAACATTTGAGGATATTTTCCATTATTTACAAATGTAGACACACTATATACATTGGCTTCAATCAATTCACTTAGAGTATAATAACTAAACATTTGAGATACATCAGCTGAAGCATTATATAATTGACTAATTGTTATTGTTAAGTCATATCCAACTAGCTGTGCTACTGTATACTCAGGTGTTAATTCTGTCAAAGTATAACTTCCAAACATAGAAGCTAATGAAGTATTCAAAACTGTTCCTATAGTAGCAAAAGCTGATTTAAATTTAGCAACAGTCACTTTCTTATTATTTGAAACATCATTACTAGCACTAGCTTCCTTTAATTCAGCAACTGTATAACTAACAGGACTATCCAATAAAACTGTTAAATTAAAATATTCTAACATCTCAGCACTAGAGGCTAACGCATCCTTAAGTGTTTTAGGTTTTGTATCAAGTGCTTGTTTATTAGTATTAGTAACAACAAAAACACCTGACACCTTTTCATTACTGGCATTAATTATATCTACAACAGTATATCCACGATAAAATAAATCAGACAAATCATATGAGTTCATCATTTCTGTTAGAGGAGCATTGGCATTCTTTAATTTCTGAATTGACACTTTTTTATCAGAATCAACTGTTGGCGTATTTGTATCATCACTAGCAACAATTAAATCTGCGACTTTATATCCAGCACTAATTAAATCTATTAATAAAAAAGCATTCATCATTTCTTTAATATTGGCACCAGCAGTTTTTAATGTTCCAGCCTTTGTATCAAGATCTTGTTTAGCTGTATCAGTAAGTTTATATACATCATTATCATCTTTTAATTTACTCGCATCAATTAATTGTGCTACTGTAAAGGGGTAACTTACTAAATCTGATAGTGTGTAATTATTCATTAAATCATATACATTAGCATTAGCATTAGCAAAATCTGTCAAAATAAGTGATGGCTTAGCTGCTTTTAATTCTGAAACAGTATATTCAGCAGAAATTAATTCTGCTAATGTAAATTTCACCATCATCTGACTAATAAGAGCATTTGCAGCCTTCAATGTACCAGCCTTTGTGCCAAGGTCTTGCTTAGTAATATCAGTAACTTTATATACACCATTGTCTTTTAATTCACTCGCAGTAATTAATTGTTCTACTGAAAAAGGATAAGCTATTAATTCTGAAATACTGTATTTATTCATCAAATTCCATAAAGGAGCATCTGCGTTAACAAAATCTTCTAAAACAAGTGATGAATCAGCATCAAATAAAACACTTACATCATAATTAGCATCTACTAACAATTCACGTAATGAATATGAATCAAACATCTGTGTTACAAGAGCATTTGCTTCCTTAAAATCAGTAATACTTGCCAAGGGCTTAGCAGCTTTTAATTCTGAAACAGTATATCCAGCAGAAATTAATTCTGTTAATGTAAATTTGTCTATCATCTGACTAATAAGAGCATTTGCAGCCTTCAATGTTCCAGGCTTTGTACCAAGGTCTTGCTTAGTAATATCAGTAACTCTATATACGCCATTAACTTTTAATTCACTCGCAGTAATTAATTGTTCTACTGAAAAAGGATAACTCACTAAACTAAGCAATGAAAAGTTATTCATCAAATCCCACAAGGGAGCATTTGCGTTAACAAAATCTGTCAAAGTAAGGGTTGAATCGGCAGCAAGCAAAACAGCTATACGATAATCAGCCGCAATTACTTGAGATAATGTATATGAACCCAATATTTGTGATACAACAGCATTTGCTTGCTTAAAATCCGAAATAGTTAATTCGGGCTTAGCATCTTTTAATTCTTCCACGGTATATCCAGCAGCAACCAAATCAGCTAATAATGGATAAGCATCAACCATCTGACCAATAAGAGCACCCGCAGCTTTCAATGTTCCAGCCTTTGTACTAAGGTCTTGCTTAGCAATATCGGTAACTCTATAATTATTATTTGAATCTTTTAATTCACTGTTCTCAATTAATTGAGAAACTGACATATATGTGTTAATTAATTCTGATAGTGGGTAATTATTCATTAAATCCCATAATTTAGCTCCTGAACTATAGAAAGTATCTAATGTTATTGTTGAATCAGCAGCACGTAAAAGAGCGACACGATAATCAGCATCTACTAACAATTCAGGTAATGTATATGAACTCAACATCTGTGTTATAACAGCATTTGCTTCCTTAAAATCAGTAACAGTTGCTGAGGGCTTAGCAGTTTTTAATTGTGAAACAGTATATCCAGCAGAAACCAAATCAGCTAATGAAAATTCTGAAACCATCTGATTAATAGGAGCATTTACAGCCTTAAATATTCCAGCCTTTGTGCCAAGGTCTTGCTTATTAATGTCAGTAACTCTATATACGCCATCAACTTTTAATTCACTCGCAGTAATTAATTGAGCTACTGAAAAAGGATAACTTATTAATTCTGATAATGGGTAATTATTCATTAAATCCCACAAGGGAGCATTTGCGCCAGCAAAATTTGATAACAAAAGTGTTGAATCAGCCGCAAATAAAACAGCTACGCGATAATCAGCTGCAATTAGAGCAGATAAACTATATGAACCTAACATTTGTGATACAACAGCATTTACTAATTTTAATTTATTAATAGTAACTTTATTATCATTAGTAACAACTGGTGCAATAGTAGAATCACTTGCAGTTTTTAATTCTGAAACAGTATATTCGGCTGTAATCAAGTCTTGTAATGAAAACTGATTTAACATAACTTTGGTATTAGCATTAGCATTTTTTAAATTGACAATTGATACTCCACAATTAAATAATGCCAATGGTGTTACGCTTGTGCCTAATAATAACTTTTCCACAGACATATTAGCATCTACTAATTGTTGTAAAGTATAATATGTTAATAGCCAATTAGCAGAACCATCGGCAGCAATCATTTCAGCCAATGTAAAATTATCATCTAGTAAATATTGAACTGTAACACCTTGTTGAATCTGATATTTTAATATTTCAACCTTTGTCATTGGTGTTTTAGTTATAAAATCAACAGGTAGACTATTTATCTTATCATTTGTTGATGTATCAATATAGAAAGCTGTTAATGACAAACTATTGTTAGCAAACGCATTTGATTGAAAAGTAGGAATATTAAAAAAATATACTTTATTTAACTGGTTAGTTCTGAAAGCAGAATTTCCAATTGAATCTACTGAAACAGGAATAAATACTTCAGATAAATTATTTCCCTGAAATGCTGATGCTCCAATAGTTGTTACTTCTGTACCAATAATTGTAACATTATTTAATGCATTATTTTGGAATGCTGATTCTCCAATTGTTACAACTTTACTAGGAATTGTAATAGTTGTTAGTTTGTTAGCAAGAAACGCATTAGGGCCAATTGTTACCACATTACTACCTATATTTGTTGTGTCTATTTTATTATTAGCAAAAGCCGAATCGCCAATACTAGTAACTGAATCTGGAATAGAAATAGTTGACAAACCAGTATTTTTAAAAGCGTTCTTCTCAATTGTAATAATAGTATTAGGAATTGTTACACTCTCTAACACATTTCCAAAAAACGCATCTTGACCAATACTTGTTACAGTATATGTGACTGAATCTTGAATGAAACTTGAACGAATATTTATGACACCAGTGGCACTAGGCGACACATCTACAAACGCTGTGCCCGTATTTCCAGAATTAGGAACAGTGTATGTGTAAACTACGTTGTTATCCGTGTACGAAGCAGTGGACATTATATTATAGTATAATATAATATAAAATCCAAAAAATCTTTATTGATTATTCTTAAATTTTAATTTTTAAATTTCTTAAATATAATGTTTGTATTTAAGAAAAATATCTTTACATGTTGTATTTAAATTTTGTCTTTAATAATTTCATAGTTTCCATCACGTGTCTTAACTAATTTACCAATTAGTATAGGTAAAACTCCAGGAGTTTTTAATGCTTGAATAACACTATCATAATCATATACTTGATTAGTATCCATACGCAACATATATTGTTTTCCTGAAACTGTAAATGGACGCGCTTCCCAATCTATTGTTACACGATTAATTGCGGCAACTGTATCATTCTCATCTTGCGCATAATTTGGATTATACGCAAAATCTGACGCATTCGGTTTTCCAAATGATAAACATACTAAACCTTCCTTTGTATTTGATTTTGTATATGTTGCGCAATCAATTGATGCTTCCTTAATTCCAGACAATAGTTGAGTTGATAATTGTTCCTTAATTGTAGAAATTTCATATAATTTTTCATCCGATGTTTGAACAGGATAAGGAACTAATTTACTTTTATCCTGTGGTTTAATTCGTAATTCAATTGATAATTCACTATCTAATTGTGCTTTTGTAAATTCCATAATATAAATAAAGACCTCAACTGTTTGTAGTTCCTCAGGTAAATCCTTGTGACTACAAATACGTCGTGCGCGACCAATAACTTGTTCAACACGAACAGGATGCCAGTATGGTTCCATAATATGAACATAACGTGTATTACGTAAATTAATACCTTCTGAGCCAGCAGATGTAATCATAAGAACTTTTATAATTTCACCTAAATTATTATTTGAACTCTTTCGGCGCAACTGAGCCGCAATATTATTAGGAATATTGTCCCACATTCCGTTATAAATGTTACGAATAATTTCTCGTTCTTCAGCATCTTCTGTTCCAGTATATAATGCGAAAGTTGGTTTACCCATTTCTTCTTCGCTCATATTTAGTTCCCAACTATCTATTCCGGTTTTTCTTATTTTAAACTGAGCAAATCCATTTGCTTCAAGAACTAATGAAAAGATACCAATACCTTCCATTGATCTAAATTGACTGTATACAAGATGAAGACCTCTGTATTCAGGGCTGTCAATATTACTAAGCATTGCTAAAAATTTGGGACTATATGTTTCTAGTTTGTCTTCTACCAAATATTGTGATTTATATTTTTTTAAGTAATCATATGCTTGAACAATTGCGGTTTTATAGTCAGTATCACCCATTGCTTCTAAAAATTCATCACCTTCTATTTCATCGGCATCTCTTAAATTAGCATCAATATCTTTGTAGCCTTGTAATGCCACAGGTTCATCAACATTACCAGGTAATACTAGTTCTTTAATATCATCTTCATCGCCACCTCGTCCTTTGTCATTATCAGAATCACTATCACTTGTATCAGAATCTGTATTATCTTCTTTATCACTATCACTCTCAGAATCTGTATCAGAATCAGTGTCAGAATCTGTATCAGAATCACTATCATCTAGTCCACCACCAACTTTTGTCTTCTTCTTTAAAGCCTTTTCTTCTGCTTTAGCTTCCGCTTTTCTTCGTTTTTCCTCTTCTTTAGCTTGAGCTTTTAATCTCTTCTCTTCTTCTTTTGCTTCTGCTTTAGCTTGCTCTTTTTGTCTCTTCTCTTCTTCCTTAGCTAACTTAGCTTCTTCCTTTTGTTTTTCTTTTAAAGCACGAACTGCTTCTTTTTCTAGAAGTTTTTGCTCTTTTTCTAGAAGTTTTTGTCTCTTTTCTTGCTCTTTTAATGCTTTGGCATCTAACTTTGGTTCTGATTGTACCTCTGCTTTTGCTTTCTCTTCTTCTGCTTTCGCTTGCGTTTGCGCTTTTGCTTTCTCTTCTTCAGGTATATTCTTAATAAAATTTTTAGGTATAGGACGACCTGGTGGCACAGGCATTACAAAGTTACAAGCTAAACGTGAAAATATACGATATGTAGATGATGGCTCTTTAAATGTGCCATCTGCGTCAACAATACTTTTTTTAGATTTGCCCTCTGACTTTCTTTCTTCGTGACGATATTCTTCATATTTCTTAAATTGATAATCGCTCATTGGTATTCTTATAACATGTTTATCAAAATTCTTATCATATTTAGGTAATAATTCTTCTTGAGCACTTCTAAAATATGAGGTAAGTCCAATGATTCTCTTTTTAAATTTCTCAATATTAATTACATTACCATTATTCTTGTCAATAAAAATATTTATAAATTCATCAAATGTATCAGGTAATGCCGTATTTACTTGGAATGTTACACCAGTTTTATTTATATTAATATTATTTGTATTTAAAATACTTTCAATATCCTTTAAAAATACCGCATCACTAACAATTCCTCGCTCATCAACAACAGTAGTTACACCTTGGTATCCATCCTTTCCATAATTAGTTTTCTTATTCTTAAATCCTAGTGGATTACGAGTAATAATTAACATTTTAGAACTAGGTGAGTAATCAATATAATCCATATTTCTATCCTTTGAAAGCATATCTTGTAGTGTTTCCTTATTTATCTTTGCGCCAGTTTGAATATTTAAGGGTAAATGCCAGGTCTTAATATATCCTCTTAAAATATTAAAAAGCACAGCAATCTCATTAGGATAATTAATAATAGGTGTTCCAGTTAATAATACAACACGACAATTATCAGCTCTCATTAAATAATCATATATCTGAATTGCTAATGGTTCAGCTGCTAATGTATTAATATCACGTTTATCGCCTTTTCCAAATCTCTTATTCTTATTAATTTTATTTACAATACGACTGATTAAATTATGCGCCTCATCAATCACAACAATAGAATTGTTAAATATATTATTTTCAAAATTATTTGTTAGATCTCTAAAACTATTACGGCGTAAACCATTGTAATTTATGAAGCGATACTTTTGTCTAATCATCTCATCTAACTGATCATTTAAACTCTTTTTATCAGTGGTTGAAAGCTCACTATAATTATTTGGTTTGGTTACATTTGTTAGCCAAGCACCTTGCTTTCTAGTAATATAATCAGTTGTCTTAAACCCTAATACACTTGCTAGTGCGTTTGTATATTCAGGATGTTCTACAATAGAAATCCATTCCCAAAACTGATTCTTGCGATAAATTAGGTCACCGCATTTTTTAATCTCTTCAATATAGTTACGCTGGAGTGATGCTGGGGTCATTACAATTACTTGTTTACCTCCACTCTTTATACCCTCGGCAATCGCAATAGAACTACAAGTTTTACCTGAGCCTAAACCATGATACAATAGCAGACCTCTATAGGGAGTATTTAAATTAATATAGTCTCTAACAATCTTCTGATGAGTAAGTAAGCCAATTTCACCATTATCCTTTCCAATATCTTCACATGAAATATTTTTGCTTTCATCTAACATATCTTCTCTATAACCATCAAAAACTCCATTAATAAAGTTAACAAATGTTTCGCGATTATTCATATAATATTGTGGTTCTACTAAATTATATTCAGGTGGTGGTGGTAGACGTTTTGGCATTGGTGTGTCTCCAATTAATACCATTGCTTCAGGCCCTAGTGGTATAACATTTCTATCAATACGTTTTGCCGGCTCACGTTTTCGTCTAGGTTTTGTTACTATTTCTAGTTGTTCTTCTCCTGCTTTTTCTGGTATCATTTCTAGACCTTGTTCTCCTATAATAGGTCGCATTTCACCTTCTAACATTTGAACTTCAGGTTCCTCTTCTAAACCAACTGTTTTACCAGTAAGTTTTCTAATAATTGGCTTTTTAATTTCAATAACTGGAGCCTTTGGTTCCATAAATTCAAACTTCTTCTCAGGGAATTTTTCAGAAACACCTAATATTTTTCTTTGTCTTAATAATTCTAAAGCATCTTTAGCTTTTTGTCCATTATCCATATCAGTGGATAATTTAGTTTTCTGAGCAATACTTACAGCAGCCGCCTTTGGTTGTGCCGCAATAACAACCTTAACATCTTCCTTTGGTTTTAATATAGGTTTTTGCTTAAGTGCGTCTTGTATTTTAAATACATTTTTTGATATTGCTAAATTACTCATTAGTTATTACTTATATAATTTCAATATATAAATTTTTAGATTTTTACATTTACTTGATTACTTCATTGAGTTTTATATAAGATATTTTAGTTATCACTATCTGAAGAAGAATCATTAATTAGTTCACTTGCTCCATTTAATCCATTTATATTAATATCATTATTTTGTTTAATAAATTCAATTGCCGACATACAAGCGGCTTGCTCAGCCTTTCGTTTAATTTTATGTTGTCCCTCTCCCATGAATACAAATATTTTGCCATTTCTAGCATAGTGGTCCTGAATTGCTTTGAATGTTTTAATTTCAGCAATACTAATCGCATCACTAGGTCTTAAATTATGAATTTGTTGCCCTAGACATAAATACACACCCATTTTAAATCCTTCGTCTACATCGTGCTCTATTTCTACATAATGAGGTGTTACCTTGAATTCCTTTTGTATCTTAACTTGTAAAATATTCTTATAGTTATCATCATTTTGAATTAATTCAATCCAATTAACATGTTTCTTAAATACATTCTCAATAAATTTCTGTGCCATTTGAAATCCTGGACCAGTAGAAAAGAAATTATTAAACCAGCCTTCATCATCTTTAATTCCCATCTTATTATAATCGTGAAATAATGCGCCAACAAATGCTTCAAATAAGCAGCCCAATTTCTTCAAATTAGTACGAATCTTCTTCTCTTCTGCGTTTCTTGAAATAATTAGCCACTTATGAAGTCCCATTTCATAAGCAATTTTGCCTATATTCTCATTCTTTACAATTGCGATTTTTTTCTCCGTCATAAATCCTTCATCTTCCTTTGGAAAGCGGCGATATAATTCATATTTTGTTGTTAGTTCTAGCACACCATCTCCAATATATTCAAGTCGCTCATTGGACTTACTACTTAGAGGCAAACAGTCTGCCGGTTTCTCTACAATAGTAATATTTTGTAGCATGTTCTCAAACTGAGGTCTCTTTGTGTAAGAACGGTGAATAAATGCGCGCCTATATAGCTCCATATTATGAACTTTATTTGGTAGGCCATATCGTGTGAGAATAGATTGAACATCGCTCAATGTAATCTCAGAATTCAACGGATTATAAGGATTAAAAATAAGACCATCTTCGGTCTTGATAATATCATCGTCTAGTTTAGTATCGGTCATCATTATGTTTCTATAATATAGTATGTCATTGCGTCTTTAAGTTGTTTTATAATATATATTAAATAACGACTTAAAGCCGTCTGCCAAAAATAATATTATTACCATTTAAAATGGAAAATCAAATTATATTAAGTTTACAATTATATAAAAAACCAGATAAGGATTTTTTGAAAGACAAGGATTGTTTAATATGCTTTGAAACAATTGATTTAGAAGCAGGAAAAATAGTCAAATTACCGTGTGGCTGTGCTAATTCGGTGTATCATATATCTTGTATAGTGCGTCTATTGGGTTCCGGAGAAAATAAAAACTTTTGCCCTCATTGTAGAGGCAAATATGATATAACTCTAAGGCAAATGGTTCCTGTAAATAATATAAATAATATAAATAATATAAATAATATAAATAATATAACTAATGTTGTTACTATAAATGCTGCGAATATAATTAGACCAGAAATAAATTCTAGAACTCAGATGCTATCATATATTATGTTAGTCCATATTTTATCTAATTCAGTAATGAATATTATCAATATAGGTATGTCAAGTGATTATCCTGATAATAAAAGTGCTGATGTTGTATCTAAAATGCTTTTAATATCATTTTTTTGTAAAATTTTGATTAATACTGGTATTATAATAAGTCTTAAGGCGCATATTGATAAATTAGAAAGTTATTTATGTCTAAGTTATACAATCCAGACATTTATATTTATTTTGTTAGTTTGTCTAGTAAGTATGATTAAAAATGACTTTAAATCAGTGATCATGTTATTAAATAATATATTCTTTGGTCTAACTGATTTTGGATTTAGAGTAGCTCTAGAATATAAAAGAGTAAATAGAGTAGATGTTGAAAGATAATTATATATTCTAAAACAACTTAAAGACGAGTTCATATATTACTATATACCAAACTATGGAGGTCAAAGAAGAGTGGACACAAATACAAGATTTCTCTAATTACGAAGTAAGTAATTTAGGCAATGTCCGTAATAGTAATACTGGACGTATTTTAAAACTATCATGTAAAGGTGGATATATGTTTACTGGTTTATCTCAAAATAGTATAGGCAAAACTTTTCCAGTTCACAGATTAGTTGCTTTAGCATTCATAGATAATCCTGAAAATAAATCACAAGTAAATCATAAGGATAAAAATAGGTCTAACAATAATGTTTCTAATTTAGAATGGTCTACTGCCTCAGAAAATAGTATTCATAGAAGTAATAATGTAGAACAAAAAACCAATCAACATGTGAAGATTTGGCGCATTGATATAAATACGGATGAAAAATTAGAGTTATATGATTCTATTTATTTAGCAGCACAGTGGATTATTTCTAATAATGACAATAATAGCAAATTATGTATAGATAATGTTAAAAGTGGCATTAGTTGCGCTTCTAGAGGAGTTTATAAAACATCATTTGGTTATAAATGGACTATGTATGATTATACTAATTTAGATAATGAATTATGGAAGCCTGTTACAATTAATGGACAAACATATGATAATTATTTTGTTTCCAATTTAGGAAGATTTAAGAACTTCAAGGGAATTATTATGGAAAATTATAAACCACATCATAGTGGTTATATATATGTTAGAGTAGACAAAAATAAATATGCTTTACACAGAATAATTGCGTCAACATTTATTGAAAATTTGGAGCCAGGAATATATAATGTTGTGAATCATATTGATGGAAATAAATTAAACAATTCAGCTATTAATTTAGAATGGACTACTATTAAGGGAAATAATATACATAATCATAAATCAGGATTTGTTAAATATTATAATAGAAAGATTTGTCAATATGATTTAGAAATGAATAAAATTAAGGAATTTGATTCTATTGTGGAAGCTGAAAAGGAATTACATATTTTAACAATTAAGAAAGTTTTATATAATAAACAAAAAACAGCGGGTGGATTTATTTTCAAATATTTAGACTAGAAATTTTAGTATTTTTTAAAATAAAATGTTTTTCTATTATATACCATGGTTTTGTCAAACGGTCCTAAAGTAGTTCGTAATCAAGCATCTCTTATTAATAGAACAAATGTTTGCGGGGGTCAAAAAAAGGGGGGTCTCGCTCCTACAGTTGGCGCCTTTATATCGTCTAATCCCAATTTGATCGGTGCCACAAATACTCAATATGGATTGAAATGTGTTGGAAACTTCTCCAATCCTTCTCAGAGCGCATTGAGAGCTATTAGACGCTATTAAGTCTAATAATTTTAGTATATTCTGATTTATAAAGAATATATAATTGTTTAAAATGTATTTGTAAAAAAATAATTTAATAAGTTCTTTATTAAATTATTATAATGCTTATTAAGATTGACAATAGAGAGCGTGAATTAATTAAGAAATGTGAAGATTTGTTAGTTGCTGTTCCGGCTTTCAAAGAATTAAAAATAGAAGTTCACCAGTTGCCTTTAGGCGATATTATTATTTGTAATAACCAAAATAATGAGCAAATAGATAATATTCTTATTGAACGCAAAACATTATCTGATTTAGCTGCGAGTATAAAAGATGGGCGTTATGATGAGCAATCATATAGACTCAATGGTTTACCAATACATAACCATAATATTATTTACTTAATTGAAGGCGATTTAGGCAAATTTAATTCATTTAAGGAGCGTATTGACAAACAAACAATATATTCAGCCATGTTTTCAATTAATCATTTTAAAGGCTTCTCTTTAGCAAGAACTAACACAATGGATGAGACCGCATTTATGATATGTAATATGGCTTATAAAATTGGTAAGGATACTGAAAAGAAATCATATTATCAAAATAGAGTGGAACAATCAGTTACTAATGAATCTAATAATATAACTGACGAAACTACTAATACTACTTCTGAAACAGTAGAAACACAATCTATAAAAGACTATTGTGCTGTAATTAAAAAAGTTAAAAAAGATAATATTACACCTGAAAATATAGGCGAAATTATGTTATGTCAAATACCCGGTGTTAGTTCAGTTTCAGCAATTACTATTTTAAGTAAATTTAAGTCATTACCAGAATTAATTAAGGCACTACAAGAAGATGCTACTTGTTTAAATGGTATTAGTACAACAGACGCAAATGGTAAATCTAGAAAAATTAGTAAGACCACAATTGAAACCATTGTTAAATATCTTTCATAAATATCTTTCGTAATAAATAATTTTATAAGAAAAGTATATAATATAAAATGGCAAAGGAATATGAAGATATGTTTGTAATTGTATCCTGTTTGATTGGTGCTTTTGTTTTATATAAGATTTTTATAATGGTTTGGAACGGCTCTACTGTTGAGGGTCTACAAAATAGAAAAACATCACAATCTGATTCTGGACTTGCCGAAAGCTCGGGTGCGAATTTAGATACAACTAAGACTCAAGTGGAAGCATTACAAAATAAGCTGTTACTAACAAATCCTACTTATAATTCTAATTATTCTGATAAATGTAGTGAAATTTATGATGCTACAAATTATATGATGGCTCAAACTGTAGCCAATATGGATGTATCTGACCATGAGGCATTATTACAGCAACTTGGAACTTTAAATACATTGTATCAGGCTAAAATATCATTAAATGACACATTAAAATTTATTGACTCAGTCCAAACAACTCAATCTAAATAAATAATAAAATAAAATAAAAATAAATAGTATAGATGGATATAGATATTAATGCGTGTTATGAAATAGCCGTTGCTACTATTTTTCTGGGTGGACTAATGGAAAACTATATTACAGCAAATCCCAATGAAGATGCTTTAGATATTATTAATCCAGAGCAAACTCTTCTTAATATATTAGCAAGAAGAATATTAGAAATAAAAGGTGTTTCAGCTGGGTTACTTGGTTTAAATCAAAATATACTAAGTGGTGGTGCAGGTGTTGAAACTGGTCCTAATATTGATACTAATAAAGAAGATTTTGTTAAATTCTTAGATGCGTTTAATAAACTACCTCAAGATAAGCAGGATAAAATAAAAAAAATACAAAGTATAATTAAAGAGACATTTTGTAGACAACCTGTAGCTGTTGGTAGAACAAAACGAAAAACAAACAGAAGACGTTTAAAAAAAAGAAGAACTTTAAAACGTAGATATTAAAAATAAATAAGCTATATTATTTTATTTATTTTTATATTTTTTTATTTTATTTTAAGCCACACGGATACTAACCTCATTACCCTTATAATAACCAGCATCTACTAAAGCTTGTGTATATTTAGTTCCACCCCAGTTAGGGTCCATCGGATTATCACTATATAACATATTTGCGTTTGATTGTTCCATCGCGTCTAATGGTGTTGTTGCGCCTACATAATATGATGACTGGTCAAATGCCGGATAACTATTTTGATTATATGGTTTATCAGCACGTGAAGCGTCTACTAGTAATGAGGTTGGTTTCATTGGTAATGGCACTGGGGTTGTTGGAGGCAAACCGCCTTGTGACTCGGTAACACTGGGACGAACTTTATAAACGCGATTACCTTGAACATCATATGTATTCTGAACATATAGTACAGGGCAGCGAATACCAGCACCACGTTGCCAATCTAAGAATTCAGTATATTCTTCTAAATTATTGAATTCAATTGGATTAACACCAGGAACTTGTGCTACATTAGAATTATATAAATAATATTTAGGGCCCTTTTGTATCAAAATATTAGGGCATCTTAATTCGCCATTCATTGTAGTTAAACCTTCAATTGAACTATTACTTATATAGAATTTGATCCCTAAACAGAAAACAATAATTGCGACTAATAATATAAGTGGATTCATTTTATAATAATTATATATAATATTTTGTAATACTTTATAATTTTGTAATATTCTAGATTAAAACCTTGTAATAATAATTTTATAACAATAATATATAAAATGATTATTATTCATGCTGATACAGAGCACGATGTAAATGAAGTAAATAAACATGTTGAACAAGGTAAAGATGTATTTTTGCTTATTTATATGGATGGTTGTGGACCATGTAACGCAACAAAACCAGAATGGAAAAAAATGGAACACGCACTTAGTCAACAATATAAACATAATAATAATCTTGTTATTGCTAATGTAAATAGTAAGGTTGTTAGTTCTCTTAAACATGCTGGTGATATTATGGGATTTCCTACAATAATGTATTTGTCAAGTAACGGTAAACAAATGGAATTATATGAGAATAGTTCTATTAAAGACAAACGTCGTGATGTAGATTGTTTTATTAATTGGGTTGAAAGCCATGTTGGAAATGTTCACTCTGTTATTGACAATAAATCTAGTTCTAAGACACTTAAAAATAAATACACAGTTGGGTTATCTAGTCGCAAAAAATACTCTAGATACTCTAGAAAATTTAAAAGTGTTACTAGAGGTAGAAGTATTAGTGTAAGCAAAGGGAGAAGTAGAAGTGTAAACAAAGGGAGAAATAGAAGTGTAAACAAAGGAAGAAGTAGAAGTATGAGTGCAAACAAGATGTAGAAATTTAAATTAAAGTATAATGAAATACTAAATATCTATAATTATTTAGTATTTGTAGTATATAGTATTGAATAAAATGGCTAAAAGTAAGGAATCAAAGAAAAAAGAGGAAAAGAAGAAAGAAGAGACTACTATTAAAACAGATGAAATAGTTGGAGCTACTATTGGCGCTATAATTGGTGGTCTAGTAATGGGTGGTTCTATGTATGTATTATTATTTAAAGATAAACCTATATCATCAATACACAAATTTTTAGTTGGAACAGTCATTGTTCTTTTAAATATGATTGTTCCAGCATTAATTGGCTGGTATGCCGGTTCTAATTTGGATTTTGTTAGTATAATCACTAATATAATATATTATTTTGGAATTTATGTTCTATTATTTATAATGATAAGAAGTCTAATTAGACCAAATAGATTTGATACAGGAATTTGTATTGCTATATTTGTAATAAGTTTTTTAATATCTATGGAATTTGGATTATATAATGATGGCTCATTAAGTAAATTTTGGATTATTATTCTATTTATATTTTCCTTTTTGCTGGCAGGATATTATTACTTTGGTTATATTGTAAAAACAGTTAAAAATATAGAAACCCAATGGAGTAATTACAAACCTAATAATGATATAGATACAAATATAGATGGTCTGAACCCAGTAGATACTCCAAGCATGCTGTTATTTGATATAAATAGTTACAAAGATGTATTGAATAAGGTATTTACTATAATCAATCCGACAACGGTTCCAGATATTGTTCCAACTGTTGAAAAAGCGGAAACTGTAATAGATATTCAAGTGGCTAATATACGACATATGTTGCTAATATGTATTGGTTTAATATTAGCAGTAATAACAGTAATATCTATAATAATATATATTTTTATAACAGTATTTGGTAAAAAATCTAATAGCGGGCCTACTAGTAGTATACTATTTGGAAGCAGTCTAGAAGTAAACTTTTATTTATTATTATTTTTCTGTTTGCTACTTATTGCTATTAAAACATTTATAGAAAGTGGAATAGATAAATATGCTCCTCAGTTCAAACCGGAAGCACTTGAAGCACAATTAAATTCTATTACAGATATTGCGGGTATTAAACAGTTATTGCCTACAAATTTTGCTAGTTTATTTAATTCAGGTATAAATAGTTCTAGTAGAAGTATTTCCTTTCAAAAAGGTGGTAAAAAAATCAATAGAACTAACAAATTATCCGAGTCATATTTAAAATTAAAAATATAATAAGTTAGTGTTTCAAGGTTTTAAAAGATGCTTTATCAATTGTGACGGCCTTTGTTACGTTCTTCACAATTTTATCAATATTTTCCTGCTGTTCTTGTATAGTAGTGCCTGACATAGAATTCATAACAATCTTGTTATATTTATCGTGTTTCTTTGTTCTGGGATCCGTACACCCTGGATTTTCTTTAATCCATTCATTAATTTGTCTAATATTTTTAAATGCCACCTTTTTAATCGCAGTTTTTAATCTATCACAGTCGTCTTGTTCTTTTACCCAGCAATCATTGTCTTTAATATATAGCGTTTCACGCTTTAAATCACTACAATGTATGGGTCTCAAATGGACACCTAATGCGTTTAAACCTTTAACAAAAATATTAGATACACCGTTCGCATAACCAACTTCGGCAAAATTTTCCAAGTCTGTTAGTTGTACCTTAATTGAATCAACAAATTCACTCATATTCATTGCTCCTTTACAAGTATCGTTTAGAAATACATTCAAGTTAAAAGAGTTATTTGTATTATTTGAGTTATTAGAGTTATAATTAATATTATTGTTAGTTGTGTTATTATTTGCGGCAAATTCCATCATTTGTTTTTGTTGATCTAACATCTGTTTCTGAAAATCTTGGCTTTGTTTAAGTAATTCAAGAAGCATTATGACATCTATTTTTTGGTCTTTACCTATAGACTTGATGACATTTGAAGCTAAGTTGTCTTCAATATTCTCTGAATCTTCAAATTCTACACTTTCTTCTGTAGCAGAATTATTAGTTGTACATTTCTTTTTATGTTTCCATAATCCAGTTCTATCCAAATACTCTTTACCACACTTACAAATATACTTTTTTTCTTGTGGACAAAATGTCTCTAAAGTGTTGCCAATTGTGTTTTTTTGATGTTTTGTAGTAGTTAAATGAGAGTTATAATTAGATATTTTACAGCTAGTATAGTCACATAATTCACAAACATAAGTTTTGGCTTTTTTTGACTTGTTTTCAGTGGACATTGTTGCCTTAATATAGCCACACAAAAAAAGCCAGAAAAATGTCCGAATAATTTTTAAAATTTATCATCACAATTTTTCCAAACTCAAAAAAATAATTGTGATGCTAATGGTCAAAAAGTGAAAAAATACGTGTTTTTCAAAACTTTTTTTGGGTTTTCAAAATTGGACATTTTTGGATTTATAAAAATGTCCAATTTTTGATTCCCTTTTTACTTTTTGAAAAATTTTTATGACTGAAAAATATATACAAATACAGCTATATATTTTTATTACGATATATGGTCTCATAAATAAAAAAATGAAAAAACATATATTTTTCAGTTTAATTTAATTTAATTATATACAGTTTTATACAAATTATAAATTATACAAATTACATATTATTTGGTTTACCTTGAATATACTGTCCATTTATTCTTTTGCCTTTGTGATATGTTCCAATATAATGTTTACCACTTAGAACAAAATACTGTACTCCATTTCCATGAAACTCATCCTTCTTAAACTCTCCCTTGTAATAAGAACCAGTTCCCCAATGATATTCTCCATGTCCATTATATCTACCCTTCTTAAAATTACCTTTATAATACGGAATCATTATCTCATCATCATCCTGATCGAAAATTTGAATAGCATAACCATGAATAAGTCCATTTACAAAATTGCCTATAATTATTGAATGTTTATCACCATCAGTACTACATACTTCCTTTATTCCTTTACCGTGTGGAACGCCATTTAACCATTCACCTTTATATTTATATCTAGCATTTTCAAACTTCCTATCATACCAAGTATCAACATCATATTCATTTTTATTTTGTCCAAAGATATAGAATTTCATAAATACAACAGCCATAACACCAATAATAATATTAATAACATTAATAATATTAATATCATGAATATTCAAGTTAGCAATCATTTCTTGTAATAAACTAGTTTTAATCTGAATTATTTCTGTAATGTTTTATATAACTAATAAATTCTTTTATAGAATTAAAGAAAAATTCAATTTTTTAAAATGTTAATTGTTTGTTTATTTTTTTTTATTTTAAAAAACTAAATAAATAGAACCTAATAAAATTGAATTAAAAATAACCAAAGTATTAAATTAACAAATATAAACAATCAAAATGTCATTAGAACATACTTTTAAATTATTTGAATTCAATGTGTATAATAATAAGGGTCCTGGTCAGTCAAGTGATGAGGACGAAGATGACAACGGAATGGAAAAATTTAATAGAGACAATACCACATTTGCTATACAAATGTTTGGTATCAATGAAGAAGGTAAAAAAGCATCAATATTAGTGGAAGAATATCAGCCATTCTTCTACTTAAAAGTTGGCGACAAATGGACAGTAAAAGATAAAGACCAATTTGTAAATCATTTGAAAACAAAGGTTGGTAAATATTATGAGAATTCTATTATAGATTGTAAGCTAATTGAGCGCAAAAAATTATATGAATTTGATGCCGGTAAATTACACCGATTTATTATGATTAAATTCGCAAATGTGCCTGTTTATAATAAAGTTAAGAACTTCTGGTATAAAGATAGTGTCAATATTGATGGCGAGAAGGAGCGTGGATTAATTCCAAATGGATTCTGGTTCAAGGACTGTTATGTAGAATTATATGAGGCAAATATTCCGCCACTACTTCGGTTCTTCCATTTGCGTGAAATTAGTCCATCTGGTTGGGTAGCATTACCAGCTAAGAAGTGCTTTGAAATTAAAGGCTCTAATAAGACAACCACTTGCGACTATGAGTTTTCAATCAATTATAAGAATATAGTTCCATTAAATGATAAGGAAACACGTGTGCCTTATAAGATTATGAGTTTTGATATTGAGGCCAGTAGTAGCCACGGTGACTTTCCTGTGCCAATTAAGTCATATAAAAAGCTTGCTACAAATATTGTTGATTATTTTGTAAAGCTGACATCAGAAATTACACCAACATCTTGTAAGGCACTTTTATCGGATATTATTAGAACTGCTTTTAATTTAACAGAAGATAAACAATCTGTTCCTAACATTGACCTTGTATATTATAAAGGCAAACCATTAACTAGACAAGATTTAGATACAAGAATTGAAGAATGGTTAAAAACCAAAATTAGAGATAGACAAGATAAAAATGATGATACTCACTTAATAGAAGCAATGTTTGAAAACGCAAATAAAGCACTTCAAGTGAAGGAAGAAAAAGAGAAAGAAAAAGATAAAGAATCAAATGATGATGAAGATAGTGATTCTGATTCTGATAATGAGATAGAAGAAGCAGATGATGAACCAACATATTTTAAACCAAATGCTCTAGCAACTTTTAAAACTGAGACATATAAAAATAAACAATCCACCATTGTAGATATTATGTGTGATAAGAAATTTGAGCGCGAAGGCAAAATAAATGAACTCATATTTGCTCTTAGAAATCATTTTCCGCAATTAGAAGGTGATAAAGTAACATTTATTGGTTCTACTTTTGTAAAATATGGTGAAAAAGAGCCTTATTTAAATCACTGTATTGCTCTTAATTCTTGCGATTCATTAGATGGAGTTGTTCCTAATTCAAAAATAGAAACATATAATACAGAAAAGGAAGTGTTAAATGCGTGGACTAGTCTTGTTCAAAAGGAAAATCCAGATATTGTTATTGGATATAACATATTTAGTTTTGATTATGAGTTCATGTTTCGTAGGTCTCAAGAACTAAACTGTGCCGAAGATTTCTTAAAATTATCCAGAAATAAGGATGAACTATGTGCCACTATTGACTATAAAACGCAGAAAATGGAAATAGATAAGAGCAGTATTACACTCGCATCTGGAACATATGATTTGTCAATTATTAAGATGAATGGCAGACTACAAGTTGATATGTTAAACTGGTTCCGACGAACAGAGAATCTAACTTCATACAAATTAGATTATGTTGGTGGTCATTTTATTGGTGATTATGTTAAGAAGTTGGAACAATTGCCTTCTGGAAATACTCGTATAAATACGGTTAATATGACCGGATTACAGGTAGATAGTTTTATACATTTTGAAGAAATTAATCATTCATCTGACTATTACAAAGATGGAGCCAAGTTTCGCGTTACAAATGTAAATAAATCAGAAGGTTGGTTTGAAATTGAAGGTATTGAAAACCCAAAAGCAAAGGCGGTTAAATGGGGTCTAGCAAAAGATGATGTATCTCCTAAAGACATTTTTAGGATGACAAATGAAGGACCTAGTTCACGTGCTATTATTGCGAAATACTGTATTCAGGATTGTAACCTAGTCCAGCATTTATTTTCAAAAGTGGATGTTGTAACTGATTTGGTAGAAATGGCTAAATTATGTAGTGTTCCAATGAGTTTCTTAATTTTCAGAGGTCAAGGTATAAAGCTTACGAGTTATGTAGCAAAGAAATGCCGAGAAAAAGGTGTTTTGATGCCGGTGATAAATAAGGGTGCTAAAGATGAAGGCTATGAAGGTGCTATTGTTTTGGAGCCAAAATGTGGTTTATATCTAGATAATCCAATTGCGGTTGGTGATTTTGCGTCATTGTATCCAAGTTCAATGTTATCAGAGAATTTATGCCCTAGTAGTAAAGTATGGACAAAAATATATGATTTAGCAGGTAATTTGGTCAAGGAAACAGGACAAAAGCATGACCAAAAGAATGACCAAAAGCATGACCAAAAGGATTCTGATACATATTTATATGACAATTTGCCTGGATATGAATATGTTGATGTTAGATTTGATACATATAGATATTACAGAAAGCATCCAAAAGCAAGTGCCGAAAAGATTAAATCAGGATACAAATTGTGCCGATTTGCGCAGCCATTACATAAAAAAGGCGCCTTAGAAGAGAAAGCAATTATGCCATCTATTCTACAAGAATTATTGAAAGCTAGAAAAGATACTAGAAAGATGATAGAGAAGACTGATGATGACTTTATGAAAAATGTGCTAGATAAGCGCCAGTTGGCTTACAAAGTAACAGCCAATTCATTGTATGGTCAGTTAGGTGCTAAAACAAGTACATTTTATGAGCCAGATATTGCTGCGTCAACAACTGCGACTGGACGATTATTGCTAACTTATGCGAAGCGTGTTGTAGAAGAATGTTACGGAGACGCAACAGTTGAAAGCAAATATGGACCAGTTCAGACTAAAGCCGAGTATGTATATGGAGATACTGATTCCGTATTCTTTACATTTAATCTTACTGATAAAGAAACTGGTGAAAAAATAATAGGTCATAAAGCACTAGAATTATCTATTGAAATAGCAAAAGAAGCGTGTCATAATGTGTCAAAATTTTTAAAACAACCTCACGATTTTGAATATGAAAAGACATTCTTGCCATTCTGTCTTTTGTCAAAGAAACGCTATGTTGGTATTTTATATGAGCATGACCCAAATAAGGGCAAACGAAAGGAGATGGGCATTGTTTTAAAACGCCGTGATAATGCGCCAATTGTAAAAGATGTTTATGGCGGTGTAATAGATATTCTAATGAAGGAACGCGACATTAAAAAAGCGCTAGATTATGTAGACAAATGTTTACAAGAGTTAGTAGATGGAACCGTGCCAATTGAGAAATTAATTATTACAAAATCACTGCGTTCATTTTACAAGAATCCGCAACAAATTGCTCATAAAGTATTAGCGGACCGAATTGGCGCACGAGAGCCAGGAAATAAACCAACATCTGGTGACCGAGTACCATTTGTATATATAGTTAATTCAAATAAGAAAGCATTACAAGGTGATAAGATAGAGACACCAACATATATTAGAGATAATAAACTACAAATAGATTACTCGTTTTACATTACAAATCAAATTATGAAACCGCTATTACAGTTGTTTGGATTAGTATTGGAAGATATTTGGATGAGTCAGAAACCACCACGTCGCGCAAAGGTAACTAATTTTAAGAAAGAACTAGCTATGTTGAAACATGAATATTCTTCGGACTATAAAAAATGTGAAGACAAGATGTCCAAACTTAAAGATAAAGAAGTAAAAACATTAATATTTGAAAAGTATTTGAGAGAGACAAATAATGCAAAAGAAGGAAATCAGAGTCTTACAAACTTCTTCTCAAAAAAATAAAAAATATAGAAAAAAGAAAATAACTATAATAGAAGAAATAAAAAATAAAATATTTATTACACAAATTGTAATAAATATTTTTTATTTATTTTTTAATTTAAACACTATAATAATTAACGGCATCCAGCAAGGTCATCAAACTTCAAAATATCCTTACTATCACTAGAACCTCTAGACTTTACAAATTTAGTTACCAAATCTGCTAAGTAAGACACTTGCTTAGATAGAATCTTAACATCATCATACTTTAAAATATTTTTAGCATCATTAGGAGTTACCCACTTAACTACTATTGCTGATAAAGCTGATAATTGCTTAGACAAGGTCTTAACATGCTGAGCCATATTGAATCTGTCATATTCATCATCACTAGACGACTCACTATAATCATCATCATTCTCTGAATCACTAATCTCACTAGCAGCATCATCATTCTCTTGTAAATTATAATCTTGTTCATCATCTTCATCCTCATCTTCATCTTCATAATCACTAGAAGAGTCATTATCATCTTCAACATCATACGCTTCATCAACTGCTTTATCAATATTACTCATATTACTATAACGTAACTGAATATTAGTTCCACATACAGCTAAGACATTATAATCGGCAATTCCCTCGGCATCAAGCTTATACATAATAGCCTGCGCACTTCTCTCATGTAAAGCCGCAATTTCATCAATAGATAACTTGAGCAACTCATATTCTCTTTGGAGTCTCAAGCACTCATTAATAGTCCACTTAGCACCTACACGTTTGTAATTAGTCATCTTTTATTTATATAATATTATCCGATTTAGTCTTTATATTGTTTTAAATTATATTTCCTGGATTATTTTTAATTCAATTTTTTTGAGCAAGTTTATTAACACTAGTTTGAATTTTGATTTTGATTTTGTCTAGAAGAATTAGAATTTCGGCTAGAAGAATTTGGATTAGGAATAATTGTTTCATACATTAAAATATTGTTAGATGGGTCAAATACAAAATGGTCATTGCTATTTAAATTAGATAAAGGATTAAAAATAGAATCAATCATTCGTCTTGTTAATGAAGTAATTATTCTGTCTCCAATTTCATTATTTGAAATATCGTAGGAAATTTCATTATTAGACGGGTCAATAGTTGCTGATGATGTTTCTCTTGCTGAAGATGAAGATGAAGATGATGATGCTGTTTCTCTTGATGATGCTGTTTCTCTTGATGAAGATGATGTTGGTGTATAATTTCTTATATCATATCTACAAACAGGACATCTTACATTACTTTGAAACCACTCATCAAATTCTGAAGGCATAAATATATGTCCACAATGGTATATTTGTCTTACTTGGTCATCAATACTAAAATTATCCATTGATATAGGACAAGATTCAGATAAAGGATTAGTAATATCACCATATCTAACAAGTCTAGAAGCTAACTCAATTTGTATGGCACTAGGTCTAACCGATACAGTTGTATTTAAGAATGAAGATAGTAAATCAGATAAATTATCATTATTACTATTGTTGTTACGCATTCTTGTTGATGGTCTTGTAATGTATAAATTAGGATTTATTGGGCTTTGCCAGTCATATAATACTTGTTGTCTATTTCTAGATTGATGAGTTCTAGGTTGCGGTTGTTGCTGTTGTTGCTGTTGCTGTTGTTGCTGTTGTTGCTGTTGCGTTTGCTGTACAATACGATTAATATTATATCTTATGTCATCTAACACGCCATATAATCTAACAATCTGAGCATTAGCCTGATTATATTGATTAATATACATATCAATTAATCGTCTCTGGTCATTATTCATCTGATTACTCATTTGTACAATCAATAATTATAATATATATTATAATAAATCTGTTTAAATGTATTGCTATATAAATAATTATTAACTATAAAAAATGGAAGATAATAAAATCAATATAACTAACAAATCTAATATTAATAAATCAGGCAAGATTAATTTTGAAAATTACTGTGATAAAGGGCTTTCTGGTCTAGCCAATCTAGGAAATACGTGCTTTCTTAATTCTTGTATGCAAGTATTATCACATACATATGAATTAAATGATTTTCTAAATCTAGAAACTTATAAAAAGAAAATTAAGAATAATTATGACTCGGCATTACTTGTTGAATGGGATGAGTTACGTAAGTTATTATGGAGTGAAAACTGTGTTGTTTCACCTTCTAAATTTGTAAAGACAGTTCAGAAGCTAGCAAAAATAAAGGATCGTGAGCTCTTTACTGGATTTTCTCAAAATGATGTATCCGAGTTCCTTGTATTTGTTATTGATTGTTTTCATAATGCGCTGTCACGAGAAGTAAATATGACAATACAAGGCACTGTAGAAAATGAGCGTGATAAAATAGCACTTCTTTGTTTAGAGAGAATTAAGCAAATGTATAGTAAAGATTATTCAGAAATATGGAATATATTTTATGGTATTCATGTTTCACAAGTAGTATCAATTGAAACTGGTAATATTATGAGCACAACTCCTGAGCCATATTTTATGATTAATCTGCCTATACCAGCAAATAATAAGTCACCTACATTAATAGACTGTTTTAATTTATATGTTGAGGGAGAAATAATGGATGGTGATAATGCGATTTTTAATGAGAAAACTGGCAAGAAAGAAGCAGCAAAAAAGAAATTAATGTTCTGGAGTTTTCCTTCTATATTAGTAATTGATATTAAGCGATTTAATGCGTCAAATCAAAAGAATCAAATATTAATAGACTTTCCTTTAGAAAATTTAAATTTATCAGAATATGTGATTGGTTATAATAAGGAGAGTTTTATTTATGATTTATATGGTGTTTGTAATCATAGTGGGTCAGTTAGCGGAGGCCATTATACTGCTTTTGTAAAAAATGCCAATGGACAATGGTATCACTATAATGATACCAGTGTATCCAAAGTTGGAATGCCAAATCAAATAATAACTCCAAAAGCATATTGTTTTTTCTATAGAAAAAGGCCAATAATAAAATAAATAAATAATTATTTGGTTTATATAATATATAATGGACAATACCAATACATCTAATACTATTAGCACAAGTTTAGGAAACTTGGCATCAGATACATATAATTTTCTAAATAATATACTATCAAATCCAAGTGTTATTATTATAGTAGTGGCTGTTTTATTATTTTATATAGCTATGTTTTTTTCTTTAGGAGATTCTTCAAGTTCATCATCTTCAGGAACTTCAGGTCTAAATAATTTTTTTACAACAACTTCTTCATCTGGTTCATCTGGTTCATCTGGTTCATCTGATATTAAATATCTTGGAATATTAGCAGTAGCTATTTTTATTATTTTAGTTGTAATAAATGGATTCCAATACTTTTTTGGAATAGATGTTGTTGCTAAAATATCAAATTTATTTTCAGGACAACCTATTGTAGATATTTCAGTTGACACAACAAATGCTCAAATAGGAGGTGCTGGGTCAGGAGCTGGTGCTGGAACAGGTGCTGGCGCTATTCAAGAAATAAAATTATATCCTCAGGTTTTTAATATTCCTGGCAATGAATATGTTTACCCCGATGCCAAAGCATTATGTAGTGCCTATGGTGCCAGATTAGCAACATATAAGGAGGTTGAAGACGCGTATAAAGGTGGCGCAGAATGGTGTAATTATGGTTGGTCTGAGGGACAAATGGCATTATTTCCTACACAGCAAAAGACCTGGGATAAATTACAAAAAATAGAGGGTCATGAAAATGATTGCGGACGCCCTGGTGTAAATGGTGGATATATGAAAAATCCTGCTGTCAAATATGGTGTCAATTGTTATGGATACAAACCCCGTATGACACCCGAGGAAGAAGAACTAATGGCAAATACACCACTTTATCCAAAGACTAAAAAAGATATTGCTATGGAAGAACGTGTTAAATATTGGAAAGACAAGTTAAGTTCTATACTAGTCTCACCATTTAATCATACTAGTTGGAGCAAAATATAAATCAGATAATCTAATAATCTAATAATCTAACAAATTATATACCACGCTCAAATTTATTTAAAATCCCAGAAATTATATTAATACATACTTGTAATAAGAATAGTGTTCCGGCACATTTTAGTAATAATTTAATTATATAATTAACACAATTATATATTTTTTTAAAGAATAATTTTATTTTATAATGAGGGCCTAAGGTTTGTATATTAAATAATTCCTCATTAAATGTTAGTTCCTCACGACAAATAGGACATGTTGAAGTCTTTTTAATCCAATCAAAAAAACAAATTAAATGAAAATTACAGTCACAAGAGCAACTAGAATCAATTATATCAATATGTTTCATCTTATAAATCTTATTGTCTTTAGTTTCTGGTTCCCAGCATATTAAACATTGAATTTCATCTTCTATATCTGGCTTACTAGTATTAACATTATTTGTTAGTTCATTCTTGTTTTCAGATAGTTTTTGCTTACCTTTTTTTCTATTCATTATTAAATACATTTATATTTATCTTTATAATAAAAATGTATAAATTTACATTTTTGCTCTTTTGGTTTTTTTATGTTGACTAATAAGTAATTGATTTGTATTTTTTCTAGTATTTTTGCGGTTCTTAGTATTTTTAGATTGCTTAAAACTGGCCAACTCAAAAAGCTTATCATAAATATCATCTGACAACATATAACGTTGTTCATATGTATTAGTATTTGGCTTTTCATAGTCTGATTTAATATAATCGCTATTAATATAAAAAATACCAACAGGAACAGCTAAGTTATCAAAAAAAGATACATCTTTGCTTTCTTCTTTATTACGTTCTATACTACCTTCTTTACTACCTTCTATACTACGTTCTAAACTTTTTGAACCACCATAATGATAACTATTTAACGGCGCCATTCCAGAATTCATTAGTATTGAATTAACAGCATAACCACCACTCATTATTTTTCCATCTTCTTTATACATAATTAAATCATTATTATTAAATATATCTATTCCTGACATATACATTATATTAATATAAATTAATTCTTATACTACCGCTAATTATTATATTGTTAATTCTTATACTAATATTAACTCTTATACATGCGCTTAATTTCCTGAACATAACTAACATCTCTTTTATTTTTAATATACTCAACAATCTTAGTTACTTGCTCTTCATTTTTAATAATTTCTCGCAAACAAGTTTCTAAATATTTAAATGTAAGTGGCTGTGTTTCTTTTACACTTACAAAGCGCAACTGACCATCATTTAGCTTAACTGTTGTATTTGTTAAATTACTATTTTCTACGTGTGTATTAATACTTTGGCTTAATGTATTTTTCTTGTCGCGCAATTCTTTCATGCGGTCTCCAAGTATCTTCATTTGATTATCAATAGCAACCCATTGCTGTAATTGTTGTTCAAAACTCATTAAAATATATATAATAAAACAAAAATAAAACCAAATATATACTTATTATTTTGCCTAACAACTAACAAAATAGTAAGAAATATTATTAGTAAAAATACAATATTAAAAATAAATATATAATATTATGTTTAAAGGAAAAGTATTTAATTCAAATTTAAACCTTCTATCAACAGTTGATAAATTTAGACAGACTGGCAATAGTTTAGTATATCTATTTACAAATGCCAGAGATGAACCTAAAATAGCAGAATGGGTTGCTCATCATTTGTTATTAGGATTTGATAAAATTTATATTTTTGACCATAAATCAGTAACACCAATTTCTCATATACTAGCACCAATGCTTAATGATAGACGTATTAATCTAATTCGTGTTGAGATGACAGATGGTCAAATAAAACTTAATCTAATACAACGAGCAGTCCAAATTTCTCAAAAAAATAATGTTAATTGGATGCTTTATTTAGATGCTGACGAGTTCTTATTATTAAACCAGCATATAAATGTTAAAGGATTTCTTAATGTATTTAAATTTGCTGATGCTATTGGTATAAATTGGCTAATGTTTGGTACATCTGGACATAAAAGTCAGCCACCTGGATTATTAACTGAAAATTTTATTAGGTCAGATAAAATAATTAATCAGCATGTTAAAAGTTTTGTCAGGCCTGAAAAAATATTATTACCAATTGTTAATCCACATTTTTATAATATAGTAAATCCAAATAGGTATTTTGCTGCATCTGGAAATAAAATGACCCAAGGACCATTTAATCCTGTGCCAAAAATATTTATAAAAGTTATGGCATATATAGCACATTATTATACTCAATCAGAAGAAGAACATATACGCAGAAAGTCTAGAATAATGGATGATGGAACAGGTGGAAAAATGAATATGTATCCTGAGATACATAACGTTCATAATGAAGTTGTAAATGGACAACTTCAATATAAATATTCAGCTAGAATAAAAGCATATTTGTCAGCTCATGGAATTAATTTATAATTAATGCTTGCGACTGTGACGTCTGGTGCGTTTTCCACCGCGATGCTTTCTCTTGGCATAGGTATGTTGCATTCCGAGTAAAGCAACAGGGACAGCAGCCTGTGTTAAAACAGGGCCAAGACCTAAAAAGCCACCCTTTCGGCCTCTGCCCTTGTTTCTTCGTCTGCCACCACTTTGTCCTAAACTCTTATCATAGTTAGGAACATTGGCATTAGGATTAGCAATAGGAACAACATCAGTCTGTGCTGCGGCAACAATATTTTGTCCAGGATTAGGCATAAGTGCGTTTCTGAATTGGGTCCAACCGTCACCAACAACACTTAAAAGGTAATTTCCGGCACTAGGACCACTATCAGGAGCAACAGAAGCGGGACTACCACCCCACTGTCCCTTTTTCATTTTACGACTCTTTGGCATTTTATATATTGAGCAAAGAAAAAAGAAAAAAGGAATTATTAAAACTCTTTTAATGTATTTATAAATGATGATTTATTACGCAAGAGTGTTACTAAAATAACTAATATAGCTAAAATTAAAATAAATATTAAAAAAACCAGAAAAATAATTATGTAGATATATGGATAAATCTCGTAAAGTATTAAGTCTGTTACTGGAGAAAATATTATTTTAATTTCATTTCTAACATCTTCGGTTTTTAATATGTCTAAACATTGTTTCATTAATGAGTCTTTCATCTTTTTTATAAGGAAGATTTTATTTCTATAATTTATTTGTATTTTGCGTGTTAAATATATATTATTTTTCTTTGTTTCAAATAAATAATGGATAATATTATTGAACCAACCATAGATTATAATTTTTCTAATTTATATTTAGGACCACCATCAACTTTAGCAGGTGGGTCATATTTTACTAAAATAATGTACAACAATAATAAATTATTATACATACAGACACCAAAATGTTTGACAAAACAAGGATTTGTTAAGAGTGGTAAGAAAATATTTGTTGACTTAATGTTTGATAATAATGATACTGTATTTATACAATGGATTGAAAATTTAGAAAGCAAGTGTCAGGAACTTTTATTTAGCAAAGGTGAGTCGTGGTTTCAAACTAAATTAGAAAAGGATGATATTGAAAGTGCGTTTACATCTGCTCTAAAAATATACAAATCTGGTAAATATTATTTGCTACGTGTAAATGTGAAGCCAAATATTAAGGTATATAATGAGTCAAATAATGTTGTTAGTTTAGAGGATATTACAGGTGATAAAAATATTATATCTATTTTAGAGATTCAAGGCATTAAATTTACTTCACGAAATTTTCAGATAGAAATAGAACTTAAGCAATCTTTAATTGTTAGCCCTGATCCATTTTTAGAAGGATTTTTTATTAAAAAGCCTATTACTGCGACTAGTGCGACTACTTCTACTGCTAATGATACTAGTGCTACTAGTGTGACTAGTAATACTACTACTAATAAACAATTAGTATCAGAACCAGAAGAAAATACTTTAGATAGAACTTCAAATAGAACTTTAGAAAAAACTTTAGAAAAAGAAGATATAAAATCTAATGAAGATACTAAAATAAATTTAGATGAATTTATAAAATCATCAGTAAATGAGATTTGTAGTAATACAAATACAAGTATAAATACAAATATGATAGAGGAAATAGACCCTTTTGATAATGACTCATACAATATGTCTAATAATACAAATACGAATATAGATTCTCTTACTAATAATAATGAAAATAAACATGAAAATGAAAATGAAAATGATAATATAGTTTTAGAAATAGAAGATTTAGACTTAGATTTGGACCAATCAAAAGAAGACCCTAACTTATTAAAAGAAGTAAATTTTAATTCTAATTCAGTAAATAGTTTAGAGACAATTACATTAAAAAAACCAAATCAGGTATATGAAGAAATATTAAAAAAAGCCAGAGAAAAAGCAAAAGAAGCTAAAAAAATGGCAATTACAGCATATTTAGAATTAAAAGAGATTAAGAAAACATATATGATTGATGATATTGATGATAGTGATAGTGAATTAGAAGTATATAGTGATGAAGATGATGATAATGAATATAATCAAAATAAATATTAAGATAACTGTAACAAAAAATAATATGAAAATTCAAAATAACTTTTATATTATTTTAAACATCTAGGAAACTAATTACTTATTATAAAAACGTAATTAATTAATAATTACAAAAATATTTTATCCTTAATTTTATATAATGAGTGCTCCACTTAAAAAACTCTGGAATGATTACGGTATTGCTGGTATTTTGATTATTGTTGTTGGGTTGTATGTTTTACACATGATGTACAAATACTTTTCTAATAAAGGTTCATCTTCAGGAATGCCTGAGGGTAATACCAACAATAAAAATAATGCCTATAACAACCAACCCAGTTCTTCTGTCATGCCTGCTTCCGAGAATCAGTCTGATGATTTCGCATCAACATCTGGCTCTCAGCAAATGATGAGTGCTGGCGCTGGTGCTGGCTCTTGTGCTGCTAATACTACCAACCCTGCTGATTTATTGCCCAAGGACAATAACAGCGAATGGAGCAAATTGAACCCTTCTGGTTCTGGCTCTCTTGGCAATATTAACTTGTTGAAGGCGGGTGCTCTTATTGGAATTGACACCATTGGACAAACATTAAGAAATGCCAACTTACAAATCCGCTCTGAACCCCCTAATCCCCAATTGTCTGTTGGACCCTGGAACCAGAGTACTATTACTCCCGATTTCATGAGACCTCCAATGGAAATTGGTCAAGGCTCTCAGTAAGCATGTATTGTGATAAAAACCAGATATTACAAAATATCTTATCTAGTATAAAAATAATATTAAATATTTAAATTTTGTTTAATATTATAAGTATTTGTATAATATATGTTTGACTTTGATAAACAGAATATATTTTTTTATATAGTTTTAGGCTTCGTTTTTATCATATGTTTAAAAATATATAATGAATCAGATGCGTTTAATTTAAAATGTATTATATCAGATGTAGATGGTGAGAAGTATTGCGTGAGAGAGCGTTCAAAGCTCCAATTAGCAGCCGATTTGCTAGCAAAAGTTACCGGAAATTGTAAAAATTTAGTTGACTATGTTGGGAAGAAATACCCCGATAATGAAGATGTTCAGCGTCTAAAAAAGAATTTTAATCCAGAGAAAATATCTGAAACACTACCAACTAGTGAGTTTACAGCATACAGTGAAAATAAAGGTGAAAAATTAGCATTTTGTTTGAATAAGAAAAAAGAAGATGGTTCTAAATTAATAGATATAAATACATTAACATTTGTAGCAATACATGAGTTGTCACATATTATGACTAAATCAGAAGGTCATAAGCAGGTCTTTTGGCAAAATTTCAAGTTCTTATTAGAAGCAGCTAAGGAAGCAAATATTTATCAACCAGTAGATTATAAGAAGAATCCAGAGCCTTACTGTGGAATGGATATAACAGATAATCCGTATTTTGATATGTAGATATAGATATGTATACCGGGAAAAGATAAATCTTTATCCAATAAATCTTTAACCGATAAATCTTTAACCGATAAATCTTTAAAAATGAAAATATCTATCCAAATTAAAATATATATAAAATAATAACATTAATAATATATAATGCCATTATTGTCACAACCAATATTTAAAGTTAATAAATTAATAGGGAAAAACAAAATTGGACAAATATATGTATTCTTTGGAAATAATTTAGACATAGAAGGGCAAGATCCAAATGAATTATTTATACAAGAAAAGAATAAACCAGTTGAAACAATGAATCCTATATTTTTAGACATATTTAATCAAGATGAACTAACAAATATTAACACAAATAATATACCTGTTATATTTGTAAAACAAACAATTCATATTGACGATACAATAGGTGCTATAAAACTTAAAATATTTGAGGCTATTGGAAAAACTGTGCCTATTGAAGAATTATATATGTTCTGTTTAAAAACCGAACAGATTAATCCAATCACAATGTATCAAAATTTAACACAAAATGATAAATTACCTTTAACCAAAATACGCCTAGAACATATGTTAAAAAATATTTATGATAAGACTACTGGATTACCGATGGATTTTAATAATGCTGCGACTAATGCTGCGACAGAAGCAATAGAAGAAAAACAAGAATATACATTTGACGACATTTTACGTCTTAATTTACCTAACCGTGATTATTTAATCGCATCTTGCTTAGGTCAAAAATTTGTATTTTCTAATGAGTATGCTTTCATTGTTGACCCATTTTATATTTCTAGTTATGACAGATTATTAGAAAATTCAAAGAAGGAACTAACAACATTAAATAATAATTTATTGTTAGAATCTGGGACTGGTAATATGACACTAACAAATGAAACTAAAAATCAGCTATTCTTTGAAAACAATATTTTTCTATGTTTGACACAAGATGTATTACAAGAAGTAAAAGGAGATAGTGAACAAATAACAGCTGAATATATATTTAAAATTTATTATCCATTTTTATATAGAGCAAATATTAATACATCAAATGACCTGGAAATATCAAGAGACAAATTATTACAAGATAGTAATATCAAGCTCTCCGCAAATGTTACACGTTTATTTACAAATATTGATATGTTTTATGATGTATATAAATACTCCGGAATAGACAGCAGAATATTTTCACTAAAACAACCAAATACAGGTATAAATAGTATTAAAATTGTTATATATCCTGATTTTAAAATTAAAATACCAGTTGAAATATTATTCAAACTATTACACGCAACATACGACTTTCCTTTAATAAAGTTTAATCCAGAAACTCGACAGTCTAATATGTATCGTTTATATACAGATAAGTTGTCTATTGATGGTCGTAAAATTCCTCACCTTAATAAGTCTATTATTTTTAAATTAGTCAAAATGATTGGTAAGTCTAAATCAGTGGCTGTCTATACAAAAGTTATACATCAAGAGCAAACTTATGATATGGTTTGTGAATTTGAAGAAAATGGTAATATATCTGTTTATTCACTATTTGATTTTGAGACACCAGTATTATTAAAAGACAGCGCCGAAACTCGCTTCTCAGATATGGATAGTATTATTGATGCTGTAGTTAATCCATTAATAGAAGAGATTCGCCCATTTTTTAAGAGTAGCGGACTTGAATTGCCTTCATTTACATCTATTACAAGTTCTAATATTGAAATTAGAGAAATGACATACCAGATTGTATATTCTGTAACTAAGACAATTGATTTAAATAATTATATGGGTTGCTTATCTAGTATATTTACAATAGAAAGCACAAATTTGGTGGAAAATATTAATATGAAAGAAGGCGCTTCAATGCGTTTCAAACGTGTATCTAATTTTACATTATTAGATAGTCAAGTTGCGTTTATAGTTGAGAAAATATCTCAGGGGACAAGACAGCCTGATATTATTAAAGAATTAATACAAAATTATGAAGACATGAATGAAGAGACAGCAAATGATGTATTAATAAAAACAATTAAAGATTTGGAACTTATACGAGGCGCAAATAAGCGACGCAGTATTATGATAAAAATGAATCCTGGTTTTAAAACTAATATGATTTTGAATCCTATTAAGAGTGAACTTAAGATTATTATTAGAGGTATTAATAATATTTTTTATCTAAATACTATTCCTGTTTATATTGATTCTTTTGTGCGAATTACACAAGATATAACTAGTACTAAGGTTAATAGTGAAGAAATAAATACGCTATGCTCTGGAACTGTTATAGAAGAATTAGTTATTAATCCAGATGAGATTGTTGCAAAATCAGAAGAAAATATTAAAGAAAATGAAGTGCCAATTATAGATGTAGAGGAAGAAAATCCTATGTATTATAGTGAATCTACTGGTTCATCACCAGACAATGATGACTTATTAGATATAATTGGTTTTGCTGAGGGTAGCGATATTGAGGATGATGATAATTTAGTAGGTGGGGATGGATTAAGTAATACGGAAAGTAACACGGATATAAAAGAAATAGATGTAAATGTAAATGAAAATGAAGATGTTGGACAAGGTCCAAAAGCAAAGGTAGTAGCGCAAGCACAAGTAGACCCTCAAAATATTCTTCATGACATAACTGGTATGAAACTTAAATATCCAAATCCTTTCTCAAAGCGTATTGAAGAACGAATGCCAAATTTATTTGTTAAAAGCAAAGATGATAAGATTGATTTATATACTAGAATGTGTCCTTTTAATTTAGCAGCTAGAAGACAACCTATTATTTTAACACCTGATGAGAAAAAAGAGTTAGTAGATGAGCATCCTGATTTATATATAGACAAAGAAACTGGTAAAGAAAAGGAATCAGAATTTATTGAATATGGCTCAGACCCATCCAAGAAATATTATTTTACTTGCCCACGTTTCTGGTGCTTAAAAACTAATTCGGCAGTTTCTGAAGATGACATTAAGGCCGGAAAATGTGGTCCAGCTGTAGAAAATATTGAGGACGCAATTATTCCTAAGAAAGCAGATGTGGTGCCAAAAGATAAATATGTTTATCGTTTCTATGAAGATGACGAGGAGAATTTTCCTGGATTTCATAAAGAAAAAATGCCTGACGGTTCTTGTATTCCTTGTTGTTATAGTAAGTGGAAGACAACTGAAATGAAGTCTCGTAGAGATATTTGCCAGGGAAATTTTAAAAAGGGTGAAAAAGGTTCTGTATCAATGTCAAAGCCGGTTTTAGCGCAAGCAAAAGTAAAAGCACAAGAACAAGTAGGAGAACAAATAGAAGAACAAGAACAAGCAGGAGAACAAATGGGAGAACAAGTACAAGAAGGAGAACAAGTACAAGAACAAATAGAAGAAGAACCCAGTATTAGTGTTGCCGAAGAAGAATTAAAACGTAATATTCAAGAGACTGAAAATTATGTAAAGGGTCCTGAAAAATATCCTCTTGGTGAATATAGATGGGGATTTTTACCTATTGGTGTTCAAAAATTTCTACATGAAGTAAACTCTGAGTGTCAAGTTAGTAAGACAAATATGGCAATTAAGCCCAATCATACGTGTCTTCTTAGATATGGTGTTGAAAATAATAAAAATCAATCATTTATAGCTTGTATAGCAAGTGTGTTTTACTATAGTCAACAAAAAGAAGAAGAACCTGAAATATCTGCTAATATAAAACCAAAAATAAGAGGTAGAAAGAGTAAAAAGGCGGTAGCTGTAGCTAAGGTGAAGCCAATGGTGCCATCTATTAAACAAATGAAAGATATTATTATTGATGCGATTGATATAGATAATTTTATAACTTATCAAAATGGGGACTTAGTAACATCATTTGCGAACCCTACTCTAGATACTGAAAAACAAGTAAATGCTATAAATATTCGTTTAAGAACATCAGCAGGTCAGGCTCCTAATCCTAATCCTAATCCTAATATAAAATTCCAAGTTGGTGATAAAATAGAGTGTAATTATCATGGTCTGAAAAAATGGTATCCTGGAACTATATTTCACATAAATCGCAATGGAACATATGATGTTACGTATGACAAGATTACAGTTAATATTGAAGATTATTCACAGTCTAATTTGTATAAAAAAATAAAAGCAAATGTAAATCCTGCCGCAGCAAATGAATCCTTAGAATTTCTTCAACGTGTAGCAGAAGCATTTGAAAACTTTAAATTATTTTTGTCTGACCCTACAATCATGATTGATTATACCTATTTATGGGATATAATAACTACAAAAAATCCTAAGCTATTTCCAAATGGAATAAATATGATTATTTTGGAAATGCCAGAAGATGATAGTAGTAATAATATTGATCTTGTATGTCCAACAAATCACTATTCAAATAACGCATATGATGAAAGAAAAAGTAGTATGTTTTTAATTAAGAGAGAAAACTGGTTTGAACCGGTCTTCTCATATCGTAATAATAACGGAGAACAAATTATATCATCTACATTTGTAGAGTCAGATAAAAATCTTAAAGATGTGTTTACAAAGGTTATTCGCCCTACATTAGGTGAAAAATGTCGTGCTATTCCTAATAGTAGAAACCGTGAATATAGATTTGAACAACCTCTAATACTAGATAGTCTGATTGATAATCTTATTTTACAAAAGAATTATATAATTAATACACAAGTATTGAATTTTCAAGGTAAGGTAATTGGTTTGTTAGTTACTACTCCCGATGAGCTTAGTGGATTTGTTCCTTGTTATCCATCATCATTAAATAGTAATTATGATTATGTTTATATGTCAGATAATATTTGGAAATCATATGAAGAAACTAGAACATTCTTGCGTTCATATTATGATTTATTAAATGACCCTGATAAACCGGATAATTTCTTTCATGTTACTGATGGTGAATTTAATGATATAATAGTTGTTGGATTTCTAACAAATACAAATCAGTTTATTCAAATTAATAAACCAGTGCCTATTTCTAGTATTAATCAAGATAATATACTAACAGTTACAAGTAATGACACACTTGTTGCCGATATTAAAACACAAACAACTACAAAGGATGATGAGCGTCGTGTTGATTATATTAAACGTGTAAATTTAGAGACAAATTTTTATAATACATTCAGAAACACAATTCGCATATTGTTTAATAATTATTCTAATAGTGGTAAACGCAAGATTATTAAAGATACTGCCAATGAAAAGGCTATTTTGTATAAGGATAAGTTGAAGCGTGTAACTGATTTATTAATAGATCTTGTTGATGACAATATTGAGTTTATTGATGACTTTGATTATACAAATATTATAGAAGATGATATACAAACATGTATAAATAATTCTGTAGAAACTTGTGATGTTAACCCAACATCTATTTGTAAAATTTCAAAAAATAATGAAAAATGTGTAATACAGTTTCCATCATTAAATCTAGTCTCAAAAGAGTCTAACAAAATATATTATTTTGGACGAATGGCTGATGAACTTATTCGTTATAATAGAATAAAGTCATTTATATTCAAACCCCAATCATATTTGTCTTTTGGACAAGTAAAATATAATTTGCGGGATAATGAAATTATTGTTTTACAAGATATGATAAACCAAGAGTTTTTTGAGAATTTAATACCCGCAGATATTAATAAATATGCGAAATATAATACAAGTGATAATGCTCAGCCAATTACAGACCAAGCATATAATAATACATATGAATATGATATAGCTGTTAATACTACAAAAGTTATTGATTGTAGACGCAGTGAACCAAGACCAATTAGTGGTGCTACTTACTGGAAAAAATGTTTTCCTAGTAGATTTAAAGAGGTTGAATATATGAATAGCCCATTTTGTCCATTATATCTAGTAATTGACTTAGTTAAAGAATTTTATAATCAGGATATTACAATTGGAAAAGTTAAAGATGATTTAATAGAAGAGTATAATAGAATTACTGATAACTTTACAAATGTTGAAAGATATCAAAAAATATTGGCTATTTTAAGAGATGAAGAATATCAAAATGATTTGACAAATGATAATATTATTAAAGGTATGACCATTGAACAAATGATTATCTTAGAAGGATTTAATGCTGGCAATTTTGATTTGTGGGTATTATTAAATAAATATAAAATACCATCTATGATGATTTCAAAGAAGGAATTTTTATATAGAAATAAGACTGTAATGGTTTGTTGGAAACCTGAAGACCAACAAATTAAAGAATATGCGTTTATTATGGTTCCTATATTTTATAAAAAGAAGAAAGATGATGATAAGAAAGATAATACTAATGAAGATTTAAATCAATATAAATTAATTAAAGATGATAATGGTAGAAGTAAAATTAATATAGATGAATTACCTAATCCAGCTAATCAGTGTGTTACATATATGGAACAAGCAATAGATGAATATTATAGTATTGAATATTATTTAGATAATATCTTTGATAAGATGCCCAAAATGCCTTCAAAAGTTCTAGATAAGTTTATTAGAAATGAGAGAAATAAAATGCGTAGACAAAATATAGAATTAGTTGAGGAGGATATAGTTATAAGAGAGAATCCAATTGTTTTGGTAGAAGATAAACCCGAACTACTAGTAGAAGAACCAAAGGTACAAGTAGAAGAACCAAAGGCACAACCTAATGAAGTAATGGGAGAAGAGAAAGTAGAAGTAGTAGAAGTAAAACAAAGAAAACCAAGAGCTTCTCGTAAAAATGTCGGAGGAAGTGTAAGAGTAAAATTAACTAGAAGGAAGAGACCTATCTAACTAAGTGATATATCATCTACAATATCATCCATATCATCTTCTTCATCTTCTTCATCTACTTGTGTTTGTTGTGGTTGCTCTACAATTACTGCTGCTTGAGTTGTTGTTTCAGTATCATCATCACTTGAATGTTCATTATCGCTTAAATCATTAACATTTTGATAGTCAATATTATAATAATAATTATTTGTATTTTCACATATTTGTATTCCTTGAAATGGAATATGATGTGTTACAAATGAATATTTTTTCCAGCCAGTTATTTTATTATAAAACTTTGGTTTTCCATGATTTATTTTTCGTCCAAATGCTTTATTATATTTGTAAAATCCTTTTAATTTTTGATACAACATATTTTTATAAATACTTATTCGTTGGGTTCCACGAATATCATAATTTATAATGTAATAACAATATAAGAAAGGTCTAAAAATATTTATTAATAAATCTTTTGGAAATTCTTCATGAATAACTAGTTTCTTGGTATAAGGATGTGTCTTTAACATTGCCAATATTGAGTTATATAGTAAACTTGGTTGTGTATTATTAACATAATTTTGAATTGTTGTATCCCTCAAAAATGCCTCATTATTTAAAGTAAAGTGGTTTAAATCAAAATTGGATAAAAAATATAAATGAAATATTGTTGACATAATACGCCCAGATGCTTTCATCTTAAAATATATATTGTATAATGTTGAATAATTTAATACTAAATTAGTATACGGATTTGTTGGTCGTTTTGGCTCTTGAAAAAAATTAGGAGCAAGTGTTATTGATGTTTCAATAATTTTTATAAGATCGTTTATGCTAAATAAATATTTTGATTTATCATGAATTAATATAAATGTATTTCTGTGATTTATATCTAGTGGTGTCATAGATAGGTCATCGCTTATAACAGTCTTATATTTTTTAACTTTATAAATATGGGCTAATCTTATAAAAGCATAATATGTTCTTTGGGCTTTTGAATAAATATCCAATATTTCATCTATGTAATGATGTAATCCAAAAGTAGTTTTTTTTGTAGCAATTCTATAGAATAATCGTATTTTTTGAAAAGAAGGAATATAATATAGAATTTTTTTTCTTCCTGACATAATATATCCACATTCTCTGTAAGCACAAGCAACAATATTATGTATGTAACAAGATATGATAAACTCTTTTTTGTCTATTTCTATATTTTTATTTTTATTTTTATCTATATTTTTATCAAGAACTAAGTCTAAGTTTTGAAATACAAATGGTTCATCATCATAACACCTTATTATTGGACAATTTGCGCATCTTTGTAATATATTAAAAAAAGTTTTCATTATGGATATACAGTTATTATTATATATCTATAATTACTTATTTTTAATATATTATATTACGTTTTATACTTACGTTTTATACTTACGTTTTATACTTTAAGCAAAAGGATTATAGTCATTATCACCACCCATCTCCTCACTCTGAATATTAACAACATTATTTTCTATTGTTAAGTTCTTTGTACTACAAGAATCAGCTGGGTCCTCTATCATTCCAAATAATCCATTTTCAATCAATGCTTCCTTATTCTCATACTCATACTTATATTTCTCTTCCAAATTAACCATCTCATTCAAATCTAAAACTACCTGGAATGATGCTGTGCCAAATAATCCTTCTTGACCGCACATCACATTTGCTGATATACCTCTCATATTATCCAACTCAGCATGTCTAGCAGCCTTCAAGAACATCTCAGGTGTCTCTTCAAATGATGCTTTCGCAATAGGTCCAATATCATCATTATTAATACCATGTCTAAATATAGAAATCATCTTGTGACTAAATGTCATTCTATCACATAACAATGCCATATGATGGAAGTTCAAGTATGTACCATCAAATTCAATCACATCCGCCAACTCATTATAAATGGCTTGTCTAGCAGCTTCCATACCAAGCACCTCATAGATTTCAATAATGTCATTACTGTATGTTCTGTTGGGGTCAATATAGTCTAATCCTAATACATCAAGCATATTTGTGCCAATTGTATCAAGAACCCAAATATCCTCCTTTATATAAGAACCTGACTTCTCCTTCAAGTTATCCTTAACCTTTCTGAGAATAACCTTGTCAATGTTCTTAATACCACGGAGCACAATATTATTTAATAACTGGTCTTGGAAATTCTTTAATACATAAATCTGGTCGGACTGGTCTAATGGGTTTAACTTTGCCTTCTTTTGTGCTTTGTTACCAGTATTCTTTAGAATATTTGTCATTCTAATTCTAAATACTAATTTGTCGGCATTGTAATCTGAATAGACACACGAGATTTCATCTCTGTATGTATTATTTAGTGTGAAGTGAACATCATCCATTGTAATATTCTTCTCCAACATTGTCTCGGGGTCCATAACCATACGAATTACCCATTTAGATTTCTCAGATTCCTCTGACATAGGATTCTCAGTTTCTAAGCACTCATTAATAATATTCTCAAATGCTCTAAACTGAGCCATTGTACTTTTATCTTCATCAATTAATGTATTCATATCATCAGGGTCAAAGCAGATTTCAACTGACTTCACAACTTCTTCTAACTTTGTGTGCTCTAACATATACTGGATTGTATTTGCTTTGTCCTTATCAGTTTCATCTTCGGGTTTTAAATATACAGTTAATGATGGATTCTTTAATGATGCTGATAAAGATAAGATTTCCTCAATTCTTGGCACACCACGGGTCACATTGGACTTAGACGCAACACCAGCAAAGTGAAAGGTGTTGAGAGTCATCTGTGTAGTTGGTTCACCAATACTCTGAGCAGCAATCATTCCAACCATTTCACCAGGAGCAACAATAGCACGCTTGTAGTCAAGAATAATTGTATCTAATAATACTTCTAGTGCTTTCTGATTGAAACGCTTATTTAGTAGTAAATCTTTAGGAGACAAATAGTAGTAATAAAGAACCTTGAATAACTCGGTAGGAGGAGCATAGTGAATTTGTTGTAACTTAGCAAATGTGTTCTCAATCATCTCAAATGCGTCTAGCATAGTAATATCTACAAGTGAGTTAGCATTAATGCCCTGTTGTCCAATTACATTCTGGATAATATAGGAAAATGCCACAGGAACACGAACAACCTTATCAGACTTGTTATTGAATATCTTTTTAATTATTGCGTCACGCTTCTCAACCATATAGTCAGTATAAAACTGGCACTTAGATTTCAACTGTTCCTCTTGCTTCTTATGGCGAGTAAATGCGGCCTTAGTAAACATTCCTGAGATTGACTTACTCTTTGTTTTGGGGTCCTCGGGAACATTATAGTGACCATATATTTCTTGGATGCTCATCTCAACAATATGGAGCTCTTGATTCTCTACCTTAATAGTGTCAATATTATCATCACCGTATGAGAACTGAACAATCTTAGCTTTATTAGTTCTAATTGTCATATCATAGTTGACCATCAAATCCTCTAGACCTTTAATAAGTCTTCGCTGAATATAACCAGTAGTAGAAGTCTTAACAGCGGTATCAATAAGACCAATACGACCACCCATTGCGTGGAAGAATAGCTCTTGAGGCGATAAACCATTAATATAAGAACTTTCTACAAAGCCACGTGCGGTTGGAGAATCATCGTACTTATGATAGTGAGGAAGTGTTCTATGTTCAAATCCATATGGAATACGCTTACCATCTACATTCTGTTGGCCAAGGCAAGCAGTCATTTGCTGGATATTAATTTCAGTGCCTTTAGAACCGGCATTAAACATAATTACAAAACGATTTTCCTTGTCTAGGTTTTTGAGGGCTTCTCTGCCGGCTTCAGACTGAGCCTTACTGAGAATATTATTGATTTTAGTCTCAAACTCCTCTTCATTGGACTTACCTGAGTTATTCTCAAATATGCCAATTTGGACTTGATCAATCAAATTCTTAACATCAGTCTTCTTATCCGAAATAATACTAATAATCTTTTGGTTTGTCTTATCATCTGTAATCAAATCACTAATACCGACACTGAAAGTGCTTTGCTTCATATATTCAGTTACAATATTCTGGATATCATCTACAAACTCGGCTGATGCCATATTACCATAGTCATTACAGACACGATGGATTAGACCTTTGGTGCCGGAGCCAAGAATACCCTTATCCATTTGGCCGCGAATATATTTTCCATTGATTATTTCAATAATGTTATTTGAAGTATCAGTCTTCTCAGTTTCACCATTAAATTGCTTATTCTTTACTTTCAATGATATGGGTGGCAAGATTTGCGACATTATCTCAAAATTTGAGATTCTTTCGTTACGCTTCTTATCATTTGAAAAGGGATTCACGCGTTTGAACATCATTAGCAAATTCATTGCGTCTTTCTGTGTGAAGTCTATCTTTTCTCTTGTAAATCTGTAGCAGCCAAGCATAGAATCCTGATAGATGCCGATGATTGACGAGTTGTTACCTGGACTGATTATCTGGTATGGCACTGCGGCCAAATTCTTTAGTTCCGCTTCGGACTCCGGGTCCTGCGGCATGTGAAGATTCATCTCCATTTGATTTTTGTGAGCATATATGGTCACAAAATTAAACAGACCCTCAAAGTTTCCTAAGAGGATGGACTATACCTTGTGCTTCATTAGGCTGGTCAAGCCATCATTTGAAACCCGCTTCCATCTAGTCTCTGAGCCTTCCCCATACTCTTACCATAACGAGGTTAGGGGCTTGGTTGCTGATTATCCAATCCATTCACATTTTTACCATTGGGTTCGTCAATTAAACGAGTTCCTCACAATTGTTTCCAAAGGTGAGTGGTAGTGAAGGCTCTAAGGATGTTCCAGCAGTTTGAAAACGTTGCCATTCTAATATATCTAATATAAATTCTCTTGCTCTGTTTTTTATTTCTTCTATAGTTTCATATTGTCCTACAAAAGTAGTTCGCATTTTATTAATAGTGACTCTTACATATTCATAATTTAATGTATTATTTTTTATAATATGTATGTATTTATCAATATTGGTATCAATTGGTATATTTTTATATTTTTCAAATCTATTTATTGCATGTATTTTTTGAACTCTTTCCATGTCATCTTTTCTAACTTGTAGGTTACTTTTATATTTGGTTAAACGTGTAGAAATTAGTTGTTTTGTTTGTTCACTTCTTTTCAGATTAGGATTTAATATCATATCAGTTTTTGGTTTGAAAACCTCTTCTAATATAATTTTTTTGCCTTTTTCAAAACCACCTTTTTGACCACCGTTTGTTAAGTTATAACCATTTGGGTATTTTGTATTTAGTTCACTAATATACTTAATTTCATAATAATCTAAATCTATTATGTCACAAGTAACAATTAGTTCACATTTAAAATTCTCTATCCCATATTTGTTAAAAGCACTATTTAAATAGCTACACGAACAATTAAAATTTATTCTTTTTGATTCGCTTATATGACTATTAAATCTGCCCATATGTCCAAATGGTCTATATTTACCGTTATTTAAGTAATGACTTCTAGTTTGTCCAATATACATTTTATTTGTTATTAAATTTGTTATTTTATATATTTCACCAATAATTTTATGTGCTTCTTCCTTTTCTAGTAAACTATCCATTATTATATTTAATCAAGAAATATTTATATTATTTAATATTTAAATGACTAGACGATTATATTGGTTCATTCAATGAATCAGTAGATATTACAACGTTTTTCTTATTAAGTATTATCTACAACTTAATAAGCGGTCGCCTGTTGGGGACAAGATGAAATTTTATCCCCATCAAAATCGGCATTGTATGGCTTCGTGTCTGCGACGTTCATCCTGAACGTATCTCCGCGCTTCATAATACGCGCAATATGACACATCATACTCATTCTGTGTAAAGTAGGTTGTCTGTTAAATAGGATGGCATCACCATCCATCATATGACGATGAACTGTGTCACCCTCTTCCAAGACAATAGACTTTCTATCAAGATATTTCAAAGTAATAGATTCGCCATTCTTCTTCTCCAAAATCTTAGCACCGGGCCACACATCGGGACCATTTTGTACTAATTTTGTCAAGAAAGCCTTATTAACACGATTTACTTTGACAGGCTTGGTAATATTTTTGGCTATTTTCATAGGAATACCAAGCTCTCTAATTGAAATATTAGGGTCCGCAGTAATAACTGAACGGGCACTAAAATCTACACGTTTAGCCATAAGATTGCCTCTCATTCTACCGCCCTTACCATTTAATCTGTCTTTAATAGACTTCAATGGTCTGCCAGAGCGTTGAGCAACTGGATTAGAACCAGGCAACTTATTATCAACCTGACTTGCCACGTGATACTGTAAAACAGTTGTCCAATCATTGACTACATTTTCAGGCGCATTATTCTGAATCTTATCTTGAAGCGTCTTATTTGTTTTAATAATATTAACAAGAATATGACTCAAATCATCTTCAGAACGCTGCTGCGCATCATGCTTTACAGAAGGTCTTACAGCAGGAGGAGGCACAGCCAAAACCTGACAAATCATCCAATCAGGGCGAGACCATAAAGGACTAAATCCCATAAAAGATACATCTTCGTCAGAAATACGCTTAAATATCTTAAGGACTAATTCAGGTGTCAAAGGAATAACAATATTCTCATCACCTTCTTCACTAGTATTAGCCCATTCGGCATACAAAGAAGCAAATCCTTCTTTTCTGATTTTCTTTGGCTGTAAACAACCGCAACCATCTTCAGTATCTTCACCACATCTCTTAATGTCCTTGTTTAATTCAAAGACATATTTCCATCTGGCTTGAGCCGGCATCTTAAGCGCTTGTTTGTATTTTTCTTTTGAAACTAATAACTTACTACATTTGAAACAAACGCAGCGAAGTATTTTCTGAATAGTGGACAAATACTGAATATAGAAGACAGGACGTGCCAATTCAATATGTCCAAAGTAACCCGGAGTTTGCATATAATCTAAACCATCAGTAGGGCAAATTAGTCCGGGTTCTAAAACCCCCATCCTGGGGTCAAATAATCCATTGATTACTGGCTTGTTATTAATATAAGTATCGCGACTTGTAATTTCGGCTACAGAGCCTTTACGAATTTCTTCGGGCGATAATATACTAAACTGGATGCCGATAATCTTAGAGCAATTAATATTTTTCATGTTTCTGGAACTTTGCGACATTCTTATTATAATACTATAAATAATATTTAGATTGTTTAATTTCAATTTTATTTAAAATAAAATGTTCTTGCTTTGTGTTTAAATTGTTTTATAATAAATATACCTAAGGATTTTTATTATACCTAAGGGTTTTCATTTTCATAAAAAAATTGATTTAAAAAATAGGATATAAAACTAATTTATAAATATTATTAAAAAATGACAAGAGAGCAAATTAAAATGATTAACAATAAGAGTGGAAAAAAAGATAAAAAAGATAAGAAAGTTGAGGATAGACGTAGAAAACAAATTGAGTCTGATTCATCCGATAATAATAGTGATTCTAATTCTGATAGTAATAATGAAGATGATGATTTTGACCAGCATGAATACAGAAAATTCTTGTCAAAAATGTTTCCATCTAAACATATAAATAAGAAGGTTGAGGCGGGTGAAAAGTTGAAAAAGACTTTAAGGAACGACCAAAAGAATGAAAAGAATAAAAAGAAACAATCAAAATATGAAGAAGAATCCGAAGACATTTCTGATACAGAAGATGATTCTGAATATGTGCCATCTGAAGAAAGTGAAATATTTAAACAGTCAAAGAAGCAGCGTCGGTCTGGGCGTTTACGACGTAAGATTTATGAATCTAAAGAAGAGTCTGAAGAAGAAGATGATAGTGATGACTATGAAACTATTTCTGAATCCGAAGATGATGATGAAGATAATTATGAAACTATTTCTGAAACTGAAGATGAAAATGAAAATGAAGATGAAGATGAAGATAAGGCTGTTACTAAGAAGTCGTCACGAAAAAATAATAAAAAATCTAGTAATTTCAATATTATATTATCAATTGGCGCCGATAAAGTAAGTAGAGAAGATGAATTGTCAGAAGAATATGAAGCATATTTTGATGATGAAGATGACGATGATAGTGATGCTCCAACTGAAAATGAAGATGACCCTATTAGTTCTGATGAGGATACTGAAGATGAAGATGATGAAGATGACAAAGAAGATATAAAGAAATGTAAGACTAATAAATATAATAAAACTACTAAGTCTGATAAAAAATTAAATAATGGTATTACACTAGTTACAACTGAAAAAGATACAAATTCTGCTTCAAAGAAAGAGGAAGTTGATTTATTGGCTGTTTTGAAAACATTACAAGAAAAGGGAGAAAATACTGGTCTTGTAACTGAATGTATAAAGTTATGTAATCAAAAAATGCTTGTAAATAAGAAAAAAGAGGAAAAGAAGTTAAAAAAGGAAAAAGAACGTAATGACCGCATTTTCAGACGTATATTGCGCGATAAGAACACAATGAACGATTTTGAGTTCTTTGAGAAGATGGAAATATCCAGTCAAAAGAAAATTATTAAAGAGCTTCGTGAAATTAATAAGGTAACCCGAATTGAGAAGCCATATCGTCTAACATTATTGGAAGCAGATATTCCAGTTAAGTTCAAGGGAGCAGCAATGAAGAAGATTGGCTCACTACGACATATGGAGCCCGGTAGTGGAGAGTATTATAAAATTAAGAACTGGGTTGATACTTTTATGAGGATACCATTTGGCAAGACTCAAGACCTACCAATTCGCATTGAAGATGGTGTTGATAATTGTCACGAATTTATGGCAAATGCGCAGAAGACATTAGATGCCGCTGTTTATGGACTTAATGATGCTAAGATGCAAATAATGCAAATGCTTGGGCAGCTAATTACAAATCCTAAATCAGTTGGCACGGCAATTGCGATTCACGGTCCTCCTGGTACTGGTAAAACTAGTTTAGTTAAGGAAGGTATTAGCAAGATTCTAAATAGACCATTTGCGTTCATTGCGCTAGGTGGTGCGACTGATAGCAGCTTCTTAGAAGGCCATGGTTACACATATGAAGGTTCAATGTGGGGCAAAATAGTTCAGATTTTGATTGACAGTAAGTGTATGAATCCTGTTATATATTTTGACGAGTTAGATAAGATTAGTGACACGCCAAAAGGTGAGGAAATTGCTGGTATCTTAACGCACTTGACGGATACTACTCAGAATTCGCAATTTCATGACAAGTATTTTGCCGAGATAGATTTTGATTTAAGCAAATGTCTATTTATATTCAGTTATAATGATGAGAGCAAAGTGAATCCAATTTTAAAAGACAGAATGTATAGAATTCAGACTAAGGGCTACAATCAGAAACAAAAGACTGTTATTTCAAATAACTATTTATTGCCAAGAATTAGAGAACAAGTAAAGTTCTCAGTAGAAGATATTACTATTCCTGAATCTACAATTCACTATATTATTGACAATTATTGTATGAAAGAGGATGGAGTGCGTAATTTAAAGAGATGTTTAGAGATAATTTATACAAAGTTGAATTTGTATCGTCTTATGAAACCAGGTTCTAATTTATTTGAAGAAGATATGTCACTGAAGGTAGAGTTTCCATTTAATGTTACAAAGGATATTGTAGATAAGCTTGTTAAGACCAATAAAGACGCAATGAGCAGTGCGTTGTATTCTCTATATTTGTAAAAATATTATAATTTTAATTTAATTTAAGTTTAATTTAAAAATAAAATAAAAATATTACGTTTTTTATTTTATTATTTTTTATTCCGTTATATATGTATAATGCCTGTTAGAACAAGTAAAGCTTTTTATTGTAGAGGAGTTCCTAAGAGTTTCACTGATTTTGCCAAAGTAGCAGCTGGAAACTATACAGTATTTCAACCAACTACACAAATAATTAATTCATCTTTTTTTAGTAAAGGAATGAATTACATTATTTATGATAAAAAATAAAAATGTATAATTATTTTTATTAGATTATAATATTAGATTATAATATAAAATGACAAAATTCAACAATGGTAAAATAACAACAACATCAATGTTGTATAATCGTGGTGTTCCACCATCACAGCAAAATTTTGTGCTACTTGCTAGTATAAATTATGGTATGCTTCGCCAAGTTGTCAGATATTATAAGAAAACTGGGCGTCAAGATTTTTCTTTATTTTAATTTTAATTTTTATTTTAATTTTAATTAACTGAAACTGAAACTGAAACTAGTAGAAAAACTAAAAAAATTGATTTAAAATTTTATTATAAATATAATTATAAAAAACTTATATTTATAAACAATGTCAATGTCTGCCGAACACGTAATCTTGAATAAAATGAAGGAAGCCACCAATATTTTTATAAAAACATTAAATACTATAAAAACAACTGCGGTAGAAATAGAACAAATTGCGAAAAATGAAATAGATAATGATAATTATTATATTGAAAATTGTCTAGTATATAAAAAATTCAATGAAATATTTGACATTGATACAATTAACCATTTAATAGATAGTGTAGAACCACTATTAAATGAAATAGATAATGAGAAACAAAAAGTCTGTGAAAATCATGAATACATTGAAGACCGTGTTGAGACAGGATTAGAATGTGATATGATAACAATTTACTGCTGTAAGTTTTGCCGCATTATAAAAAAATAAAAAAAAATTAATATTCGGAAAAGGGAACATTATTGCCACCGCGGGTAATCAAAGTGTTGTATTGTTGAGTAGACATACAAGCACATCCTAAACTGCTAGAATAAGTATTAGGGCAGCATTCGGGCTTGAAATCGGTATGCTTGAAAAATTCTAATTCACCAGGGGCTAAAGGAGCCTGATTTTTCCCTCTGTCTAAAACAGATTGGACACCAGCACTGGGGGCAGTTCCGGCAGTATAAACAAGGGAAGGTTGAGACCATTTATTGGGGTCCATGTAAGAATAATTGCCATTATTGTCAGCAAATTGAGGACCAGCGGCAGTATTATAGTTAGAGAAACCTTCTTTTTTGTCAGATTTGGTTCCAGCTTTCACAGGATGAGGTTTAGCAGAATCAAAACCTTCTAATAACTCACTTGTTCTAGCAGCAAACATTGTGTGTCCAAAAAGAACAATCATAAGAAATACAATAAGTATAACAATTTCCAATCTACATTTGTATGAACCAATAGAAATATCCATATTATACATAATTGTTAGATAATTTTTATTTTTATTTGTAGTTTGTTATTTGTTATTTATTAAATAACCGAATCAATAATATGATTGTAATCATTTATTATATGTCCATTTGAACTAAACTGTTGATTTGTGCTTAATAAATGGTATAATTTTTCTTTATAGTCAGAATTATTTCCTAAATGTTTGTATAAATCAGAACCATCAATTTCAACCAATCCGTAAACCATACCGCCATTTTTAAGAATATCACCAATTTTTATATCTCTAATATATTTGTTAGTATCTTTTAATTCTATAACAAAATCTGATTTAAATCCATTATCTAGTTGTCTATGTATATTTATGCTATTGGTATTTAGATTTTTATTTATATTTGTATTAGACATCTTAGAAGCACATAGATTTAATGCGCGAAATAAACAATCATCATGTAACTCATCCCAGTCTAAAAATTCTAATCCATTCAAAACAATTTCCTTAGAACTAGTGTTTAAACAGTAAATAAATGGTTCTTTATATCCGTGAATTTCAATAGCCTCTGGATGGTCCTTTACAAAAATCCAAGAACCATAATGTTTCACCTGATGACTTTCACTAACAATTACACCACGTAAAGAAAACATTCTTTTATCAAATAATCCTAGCTTCATTTTTGCTGTTATTTTAGTGCCATCTGCTAAAATATCTCCAACTTCAATATCACTAATCTTCTTTACGGTGTCATTATACATTGAAAATAACGTGTTTTTGTCAAAGCATGATGTAGGCACTTTTACTTTAGTTTTAATTAATGGAATATGAAACATTTTAGATAAAACGGCTACTACAACAGCAAAAAATGACGCAAAAGTTGCTACTGGGATAGATAATGATAGTGCTGTTGGCCATGTAAGAGGTATTGCCCATAGTACAGCAAGAATGCCTACAAATATTAGTAATAATGTTAACATTAATTCAAAAAATGCGCCTATAAAGGATTGGATTGTATAATATGTCCCTAAAAATGTATACATACCAGCAACTAATGCGCCTTGTATTTTGTTTAAAATGTCTTTAGATGCTAAGAATATTTTTAAAAATGGTGCTAATAAATTAGCAATACGCATCATTATATTTAATACAAAGGTGCTAATATTTGTTCTTAATGTAGACAACCCTCCTCGTAAATTATTCATAGCATCACCTGTTGCTGAAAATGCGGCATTTACAGTATTTAATAAATAAACGTGTGGTTTTGTTAGTTCGGATGTTATATTTGTTACATTACTCTGTATACAGTATTGAACATTTTCATAGGTATATTGTGATGGAGTTTTGCCTTCTTGTTCAATAATATAACCAGCAAATGGCATATATTTTGGTTTACAACGTTGATTTTCCCAGTCAGCAGCAATTTCCTGTTTATTTTGAATTAAAAAAGAAAATGATATTGCCAATAGTACTATAATTGTTGCTAATACAACAATAAAAATAGATGACCCATACATATCCATATATGTTAGTTTATCATAAATACTAAGAAGATAATCAGATGCTTTATTGAGTCGTGTATTTGTATTTGTATTTATATTTGTATTTATATTTGTATTACCTTCAATTATATCAGGTATATTAGGTATAGATGATGGTTTATATGTGCTTGATAGTGGTGGAAAATCACCTGAACCTGGATTTGAACTTGAACCTGGATTTGAACTTGAACCTGAACCTGGACTTGTGGCTTTTAATAAATCTTCTAAACGATATCTTGAACTTATACTTGAACTACTCATATTATCTATTTATACTAATATATAAATGGATAATAATACTAACATATATATTTAAATTATTTTGTTAGTTCATCATCTTCCCAATCCCAAAAAATATGTGTTCCAATAGGTATTTTCTGATTTGATGTAATTAAACACGAAACCCAATCAGCCACATAATCTGGTTGTATTGTAGCATTCGCATAGTCCTTTACTTTAATAAATTTATTAGTATCTTTATCATAAATAAAGTGGTCACCAGTAACAAAAATATCATCGCCATTTACACCACCACTAATCTTATAAAATGGCAACTTGTTAGGATTATCTAATTTCATAACAGAAAATACTTTGGAACCATCTTCTAATTCTACGCCTAAAGGTAGATCTTTCATTGAATATATAGCTCCATCTTTTGTTTTAACTTTGGTGTCCGGATGGAAACAAGATGACATAAATTTAATAGTAGATGAAAATGTTCCCGCACCGGCACCAAGTAATTTAGTGAATCCATCTAACATAAAAATAAATGTTGTGATTACACCAATCATCTTAGCAACCATATCTTTTATAGCAATAATCATCTTTTGGACTTCTACCAATATAGCAGTAAAAATGCCAAAAATATTTGGTATAATATCTGATACAAATCCTCTAATATTACTAATTGCGCCACGAGCATTGTTAGTACTTTCAGATGATGATTGAGCAAATGAAGCCAATGATGAAACCATATATGTCATTGGTTGTAAAATTGTACCCATCATATTAACCTGTGTGTTTTGAACACAATAATTAAAATCAGCTCCTACATCATCAGAATATATCCAATAAGATGGATTACATCTATATTTATTCCAATTTTGTTTTATATCTGATGCTGAAGTATAATACATCATTAATGCGATTTGTGCTATAAACCCTAAATTAACTAACGCAAATATAAAATAATTATTTCCTGTAGGCATATAATATTATTATATATTTTTTATTCATTTCTTATTCATTTCTTACCTTTTATATCTTCTACTACGTTTAGTGCGTTTATTGCGTTTATTACGTTTATTATGTTTATTGCGTTTATTACGTTTAGTGCGTCTGCCTCCATTTTGCTTTGTTACTGAAGCAGGATTTTTCCAACCACCATCATACTCACTATCAGCAACATTTTTACCACCTACTGCTGTCATCTTAGTATTTATATCTTGTAACTGTGAACCTCCTGAATATGGAATATGTAATGGCTGGACAACTAGAGCTGCTGCTCCGCCATATAAAGACTTATATCTTCTTTTATTGGCACTTGAACCACCACTAGTTACACCAATTAATCTACTCATTTTAGCATTATTAGCAGCTATATTGGCATTTGCTACATCCATTGGCGAGCCACTTTTTGCTCCTGTTGGCGTCTGATTAACTATATTTAAAGGCATTCCTGTATTAGGATTCATTTATATATAAAATATATATAAAATAAATAATAATACAAATAAAAGAGTTAAAAATAGTATTTTACTATAATACAAATACAATGGATGAAAATCAGAGACTTCATTTACAGAAAATGATTGCGGCAAATAATGTTGAAGACCAGACTGGATTAATACGTGAGCTTAAACATAGCCATATTCTCAGAGAGAATGTCAATAATCTTGTTATGTTAAAAGCAAAGTATTTAGATGACCAAGATGCGCTTAATTTAGAAGCCATGTCAGAATGTAACTTCTTGTTTACATATTATACTGACCTTTACAACAAGATTAGAAAGGATGAAATTGATTTAAAGATTTTATTTCAGTTCTTAGATGTGTTAAATAAGATTGAGGATGGACATATTGACCAACACGAGGGGTCATATGAAGTTGGTATGCTTCTTAAGAAAATATATGTAGATAGTGCACTACGAAAGGCGGAGAAATTAAACGCAGAACATGCTCCTGCTGAGCCCGAGTATAAGGGTCCTCAAGTAGAAATATCTTGGAAGCAATTTAAGTCGCTCAAGAAATAAAAAATATTTGGGGATAAATTTTGTTTCATTTGTTTCATTTTATTTTTTAGATGTTATTAATATATTTTTTGTATAAATTTTTATTATGTATTTTGTATTCATTTTTTTACAAAATATATTTTGGGTTTTGGGGCTAAATTTTGTTTCATTTTGTTTCATTTATCCCATTTGTTTCATTTTGTTTTTAAAATTTTATTAAATATGATGTAATGCGTACTTATCAATCACTACTGCTTTTGTTACATTTTTAACAATTTTTTCAATATTATTTTTCTGTTCTTCTTCACTAACACCAGACATTGAGTTCATAACTATTTTATTATATTGGTCAAACTTTTTGGTTGTAGTATCTTTACAAGTTGGATTTTCTTTAACCCATTCATTTATTTGTCTTATATTCTTAAATGCTACACGTTTTATTGCGTCTTTAACCAATGGTTTATTATCTGTTTCTTTTATCCACTCATTATTATTTTTAATATATAATACCTCTCGCTTTGCGTCACTACAATGTATAGGTCTCTTATGAATATCTAAAGCATTAATACCTTTAACAAATATATTAGATACACCATCGGCATATCCAATATGAGCAAATTCTTCTAAATCACTTAGATTCATTTTAATTGAATCAACAAATTCATTAATATTTAAAGCATCTTTACACTGTTCATTTAAGAAAAAATTTAGATTGAATGACTTATTATTGCAATTACTATTATTAATGTTGTTAATATTATTTATATTATTTATGTTATTAGTATTACTAATAGTCTCTTTCTTAAGAAGTTCAATTATTAATTCTTTAAAATCCTGATGTTGTTCCATCATAAATTCTTTAAATGTTTTATGTTGGTCTTTTTCTATACTTGAATTGGTTTGATTATTTTTGCTTGAGTTATTATTTATACATTTTTGTTTATGTTTCCATATTCCACTATGTGTTATAAATTTTTTTCCACATTCACATTCAAAATAGTTTTTTTCGGGGTTTTTGGGGTTTTTGGGGTTTTCCAATACTTCCAAAATACTTCCATTTTCATTTTTTTGATGTTTTGCTGTGGTTAAATGTTTTGAAAAATCTTTTTTGTTATTGGTTTTGAATTGACAACATTCACAATAAAATTTGGGGTTTTTTGGGGTAAAAAATACTTCCATTTTTCTAAAGTAGTTGGATATAAAAAATTTTGCTTTTAAAATTATAAAAAAATATCATCACAAATTTTTCATACAAAAAAAATAATTGTGACGTTTATGGTCAAAACTGAAAAAAAACGCTGTTTTTCAAAACTTTTTTTGGGTTTTCAATTTTGGACATTTTTAAAAATGTCCATTTTTCATTTTCCTTTTTACTTTTTGGAAAAAATTTATAACTTTTTAAACTAATAAAATAAATAAATATAAATATAATTTACTAATATATATTTATATCAAAGTAAAAATGTCACGCAAAATAGTCACAAAAACATCACTAGTTATTGTAGAATCACCAGCAAAATGTAAGAAAATAGAAAGTATATTGGGTCCCGGTTATAAATGTATTGCCTCATATGGACATCTAAGAGGTATCCAAGGGTTAGATGCTATTGATATTGAAAACGGTTTCAATATAACATATTCAATTATAGAAGAGGAAATCAAATTAAAACAAATAGAGCGTATTCGTAAGGAAATAGACGCCGCAGATGACGTCATATTGGCAACAGACGGTGACCGAGAAGGTGAAGGAATTGCCTGGCATATATGCCAATTATTTAACTTACCAGTAGAAACAACAAAGCGTATTATATTTCATGAGATTACAGAATCGGCAATTTTATCTGCTATAAGAAACCCATCAAGTGTAGATTTAAATCTAGTATACTCTCAACAAGCCCGACAAGTATTAGATCTACTTGTTGGGTTTACAATTACGCCACTATTATGGAATAATATTTCAAAAAATCACAAAGGCAGTTTATCAGCAGGTCGTTGCCAAACACCGGCACTAAGGCTTGTCTATGAAAACTATTTGGACATCAAGAAATCACCTGGTAAATTAATATATAATGTTAGTGGCTACTTTACAAACCTAAATTTAGTCTTTGAACTTAGCAAGCAACTAACAAATATAGAAGAAGTTAAGAAATTACTGGAAATATGCGCATCAAATGATACAAAATTTATTTGTAACAAATCAACCGCAAAGAAAAGTATAAGAAAACCACCAGAGCCCTTAACCACATCTACTTTACAACAATTGGCTTCTAATGAGCTTCATTTATCACCAAAAGAGACGATGAAATTAGCGCAACAATTATATGAAGCAGGACACATAACATATATGAGAACAGATTCAAAAAAATACAGTAAGGAATTTATAGAAAAAATAAAAAAATATATAGTTGGGACATATAATGAGCAGTTTATAAGTCAAACAATAGATACATTAGCATCAAAAATAGAGGGTTCTACTACAGCTACTTCTACTGTTACTACTACTGCTGCTACTGCTGCTACTGCTGAAGCACACGAAGCAATCCGTCCGGTGTCAATACTAACAAAAAGTGAACTAAGTTCTGACTTACCGCAAAAGGCTATTAAATTATATGAATTAATTAGAAATACTACAATTGAATCTTGTATGCCATCAGCACAATATAGCACTATTACGGCAACAATTACAATAAGCAAAGAAAATATAAAAGAAGACAAAGAATTTCTTCATAAAGCAGAACAAGTAGTCTTTAAAGGCTGGCAAATTGTAAATGATAAAACTAATGAAGAATCCAGTAAAGCATATAATTATTTTGTAAATTTAAAAGCAAATACTGAGATGGTTTATAAAAAAATAGAAGCAAAGAATGTACTTAAGGATTTAAAACAGCACTATACAGAAGCACGTTTGGTACAATTATTAGAAGAAAAAGGAATTGGACGACCATCTACATTTGCGTCACTTATAGATAAAATTGAGGAACGAAAATATGTAGAAAAACAAAATATAGAAGGTAGACAAGTAGAATGTATTGATTTTTTGTTAGATGATACTAAGCAAATAACAGAAAATCCTTGTACTAAGGAGTTTGGAAATGAAAAGAATAAATTAGTCATACAGCCACTAGGTATTATTGTTATTGAGTTTCTTACAAAATATTTCAATACATTTTTTGATTATTCTTATACAAAAGAAATGGAATCAGATTTAGACCTAATTGCTACTAATAAAAAACAATGGACAACACTTTGTGAAAATTGTAATAATAACCTAACTAAAATAATAGGTGGACTAACAAATTTGAAAAAATTTGAGATACAAATAGATGAATATCATACAATAATTATTGGTAAACATGGTCCAGTTATTAAGAAAACACTATTAGTAGATAATAAGTTGCATAATAATTTGAATAAGAATAGGAATAAGAAAACAGATACTGTATCATTTATACCATTAAAGAAAGGTATAGATTTAAAATCAATTAATGAATTTGAAGAGAAATACGGTAGAAAAATAGAGTTAGATGATATTATAGAACAAACAACATCAACTAAAAGCGCACTTGGCAAATATAAAGGACACGATTTATTTGTTAAAAGTGGCAAATATGGACCTTATGCGCAGTGGGGGTCAGAAATGAAATCTTTAAAAGAGCTGGATAAGCCTGCCGAAAAAATGGAATATATGGAGGTGATAAAATTTTTAGATAAAGACATATTAGACCCTACAAAGCCTGTAGGACTAGTTAGAGAGATTTCACCAAATTTAAGTATACGAACAGGTAAATTTGGAGATTATATATTTTATAAGAGACCACGAGCAAAGAAGCCTGAGTTTCTCAAGCTAAATGATTTCAAATCAGATTATAAGAATTGTGATAAGGATTTGTTAGTTAATTGGATAAAACAGACATATAAAATAGACATATAATTAAAGAACAATTGTATATTTACGCTCATTTTGTGGTCTAAGTAATGTGAACTCAAGTAAAAAGGAATACTCAAAAAGTCCAAAATCAACTTTCTGACCATTATGATAACGCAAACGTATCTTAAGTTTTCTAATTCGTTCAGCAGGTGGATTAAAATGCTTATAAGGATTCTGGTCGGAATCAAACCACTGTGATATAGGTGTTGTTGTAATAGGTATTTTAGCAAATGCCGAATTTACGCGCCCATTAGTTTCATTAGTATGTAATGTAAATTGCGACATATTATAAGGGCTAGTTTCATCAATACAGTTGAGTCCATCAATCTCCATATAAATATAGGCCGGTCCCATAAAATTAATCTTAGCAGGAGCTTGTAAAAAATATACAGTAGCACCAGGTAATGTAGGAAGTAACCAGAAACCATTATCACCAGGATTAACGTCCCCATAAAAAAAACGTGGCACATTACCATCTATATTAACTGCTTCAATATTGTAACCAAATAATAAGTCATTAGGATTGTTTGAGAATGCTTCATATTCAGCAACAGATAAAGCAGTAGCCGGACAACGAGTAAATCCTAAATAAGCCGGTAGTCCCCAATCAGCTAAACTAGGTAACTGTTGTCTGCGAATACATTGAGTCCCAACAACTTCTTGATTATATTGATTAATATAGTTATTTGTTAGTTCAAACTGATCAGCATTATTACCAAACCATAGTTTTTGTCCAACACTATTATAAACAATACTAAAACGATCATATCCTGTAAATAATGCCAAAGCATAGTTATAAGCAGGTGTATTTGTAAAAAAGACAATAAGCGCATCTGAAACAGCCTGATTAAATTTGTTAGTTAGTTCAGTTGCTAACTGCTCTGGATTGTAAAATCCGGTTTCTATTCTAACAACATATTCATTAGCAAGAAGACTATATAGTCCAGCAAAAATTGCTTCGGTAAGTGGATCAGCAAATCCGTGATCACCTGGATTATATAATTTAATAAACTTGAAAGTCATTGCCACATTAAAATTTACCGGTGAAAATACATTATAATTAGCAGGGAAAGACCAAGTAGATAATTTGGCAGAGTAAACATTTAAATAGTCTTGGGGTAATTCAATCTCAAACTCACTAGAACCTGGATATTTCAATATATCTCTGTCTTCTGAATGAATAGATACATATTTTCTTTCAATATAATATTGGTTGGCATTTGGAATCAATGGATGTGTTGATGATGTATTAAAGCTGCTCATATAATAAAATAGTAGAATATATTTTTATATATTAGTTATTAAAATATATAAAACAAAATAAGTAATAAGTATCTATTATTTTATATTTTATATAATATAATTATAAAATGTCAAATGCGAATTATAATGGAAGAGTTGGAAATAATACATCAAATACTAGATACTTTACTCCAGGTCAACAGCCTGTTTTATGGACAACAACAACATATAGTGGCAAAACAGTCTTAACACCTATTTCAAGTAATTATGAAAATGTATATATTCCTGGAAATTTATATGTTGATGGTAGTATTATTAATCCATCTGACTTGATATTAAAGGATAATATAACAGAAATATCTAGCGATCTATCAGATGCTATTATGCGATTAAAACCATCTCAGTTTACATTTAAATCAGATAGTTCAAATCAGGTTCATTACGGTTTTATTGCTCAAGAATTTGAGGAACATTTTCCTGAATTAGTTACTCTTAAACCAAATCCACAAATAAAACAATATATAAATCCTATGAATTCTCAAAATATAAAGGCCATAAATTATTTAGAAATCTTACCTTTGTTAGTTCATAAGATTCAAAGTATGCAGCAAGAAATAGATGAATTGAAAGGTCTAATGAAAGACAAATGAAAGACCAATGAAAGATAATAAAAATCTTATAAAAATCCTTATAAAATATTATATAATCAATATATAAATTATATAATGTCAAATCCTATGACCTCAAATCTAACAAACTTATTAATGGCTATATTGATAGCTGTTGTATTTTGTATATTATGTACAATTGGTATAACAACTGAGTCCGGATTAGAAGCATTAATTGGTGAATACTCTGTTATGGGGGCAGTAATATTACTTATATTACTTTTAAAAACTAAAAATATGCTAAACTCGGGTATTATAGATAAAATGAGTGTATTAATTACAGCAGCACCATTTTTATTTTTATTGTTTCTTATAATTTACTATATTGTGCTTGTTAGTATATATTTCAAAAATATTGTTAGCAAGAAGATATCTGATTACTATTACATGTTTTCAAAATTATCAACAGGTCTTATTTTGGGACAAGTATTATTGTTAGTTTATACAATGGCAAAAACTGTTGAGTTACCTAAAAAGACATTTTCAATTCTCATGTTATTAGGAACAATAAATGCTATTGTGCTAATTACTTTAGGAGTTATTTTAAAATTTTATACAACAGATTGTTAGACGACTGATATTACAATCTACAATCTAACAAATTTATAAGTTAATCCATAATGATAATCAGTTTCCCAAACACCGGCAATTTTTAGTAAGAAAGTGTTAGATATATTGTCAATATTATCCGAAAATAGTTTAATATTGCCACTGCTTATTTGCTCATATATTTTATATTGAGCAATTTTTCCACTAATATTTATTTTTTGCAATATATGTTCTTCAATACTTTTTAATCTTTGAATTATGGAATTATGTGATGATGTATCAAAAGAACATTTATATTTCACTTGTTAGTTGGTTGATTAAAATAGACAAATAAATCCCATTTAAAATGAATGTAGGTGTTGAATAAAGAATTCTTATAAAGCTTCCGTTGTTCATAATATTATTTTTTATGGGTTCACAAAAATAAACAAAATCGTCATTATATTGCTCTATAGTTTTAACAATGTTCATTAATAAACTTACTTATAACATTATGTAGTGATGTTTTTATTCTATTTAAAAATAGATATAATAAAAACAATAACTAACAATAAATAATAATAACTAATAATTTGTTAGTTCATTCAATAAAACAAATAGTAAAATAAAGAAATAAAGAATGTTATACAGTAATATAATAATAACTACTATGAAATTCTTAGAAACTCATTTTGAAGAATATATTAATGAGACAGAACAAAATAATTTACACAGCAAACTAACAAAAATATATTCAAAGTTTCCAAAGTCACTAGATAAATTAGGAAATATTATATTTTATGGTCCCAGTGGTGTAGGTAAATACAGTCAGGTTTTATACGCAATAAAAAAATATAGTCCATCTGACCTAAAATATGAAAAGAAACTTAGTCTAATATTCAATAAGCAAACATATTTTTTTAAAATTAGTGACATACATTATGAAATAGATATGTCTTTGTTAGGCTGTAATAGTAAATTATTATGGCACGATATTTATCAGCAAATTGTAGATATTATATCGGCAAAATCAGATAAATCAGGTATTATTGTTTGTAAAGAATTTCATAATATTCATAGCGAATTATTAGAGAATTTCTACAGTTATATGCAAGAGAATAATTCATCGGCAATCAATATTAAGTTTATTTTGCTGAGTGAAGAAATTAGTTTTATTCCAGATAGTATACTAAATTGCTGCGAAATAATAAACATTGCGCGACCTACAAAGGCCGGGTATACTAAGTGTATTAAAGAAAAAATGCCTACAGATATGAAGGTAGAAAATATTACTAATATTAAGACATTACATGTAAATGTAAATGAACTTATGTATCCATACAAAATAATGTGCGATAAAATCTTATTTGAGATGATACGCATAGATGAACTAAAATTTCTGAAGTTTAGAGACCTATTATATGATATTTTTATTTATAATTTGGATATAACAGATTGTATATGGTATATACTAACAACACTTATACAAGAAAAGAACATAACAAAACACCATATGTCAAATTTATTATTAAAAACATATAATTTTTTGAAATATTACAATAATAACTATAGACCAATTTATCATTTAGAGAGTTATTTGTTTTATTTAACAAGTATAATACATGGATACAAATTGTAAAAATGAAAATAATGAATATAATGAATATAATGAAAAACAATCATATAAAATGGACTTATATATCGCATTAGATTTGTTAGATATAGACCCTAAAATTCCATATTCAAATTTAACAAAGGAATATGTAAAACGTAAGTATCATAAAATGGCATTACGTTTTCATCCAGATAAAAATGGTAATACAATTGAAGCTACTCAGAAATTTCAAAGAATAAATGAAGCCTATACATACTTACTAACAGAATTTGTTAGTTCATCTTGTTCAGAAGAGGATAAAAATGATATTAAAAATGCTGATAAAATGTATACATCATTATTATCAATGTTTCTAACAAGTATATTACAAGTTAATTCAAAAATAGTACCAGATTTGTTAGTTAAGATTATAAAGGACATTGTAATAAATGGCTACAAAATGATATCTATGAAACTGATTAATGAACTAGATAAAGATATGTCATTAGATTTATACAATTTTCTGAATAAATACAAGCATGTTTTAAATATTGACCCAGAAACATTAGAATTTGTTAGTTCATTAGTAAAAGAGAAGTATAAAAATGATAGTGTATATATATTGAATCCTAGTATTGATGATTTATTAGATAGTAATATTTACAAATTATATGTAGATGAAGAACTATATTTAGTTCCATTATGGCACAATGAGATGTATTTTGAAGATAAAAATAAGAATGATATTATTGTATTATGTAATGCCGAGTTGCCTGAAAATATTACAATTGATGAAAATAATAATATACATTGTAATTTGTTAGTTCGTTTTGAAAAAGAGATGATAATAAATGAACAAAGATTTGTAAATGAACTAGATGTTGTTATAGGCAAACATATTTTTAAAATACCATTTGAACATTTATATATGAAAAAAGAGCAAAAATATATTATAAAAGGTAAAGGTATTTCATACATTTTTGAGAATGATATTTATAATCAGAGCAACAGAACTAGAGGAGATATTATTGTACATATTGTGTTTGTATAAATTTTATTTTTGGATTAAAAATATAAATAAATTAAGCATTTAAATTATTTATAACAGATAAAAAAGGTAAGCATAAAAAGCAAGAAAAAATATAATAAACTAAACGTCTATTATATTTTAATTTTTATTTAATTAATTCAAATCATATACATTTTATATTTTATACAGTTTATGCGTCAGTCTTCTTTCTGACAATCTTCTTCTTTACAGGCTCCTCAACCTTAACTTCCTCAACCTTAGGAGCAGGAGGAGCAACAACAACAGGAGCAGGAACCTCATCATCCGAATCATCAACAACAGTCGCAACAGCTCCCTCAGGGTCAATATCATCATGTTCAACAGGAGGCAATGCCTTCAACTTCTCCTTATCAGCAGTCTTCAACTTAATAAAACACTGTCCTTCCATAGAGGCCTTAGGCTTCTGAACAATAGCCTGCTTCAAATTCCAAGTAATAGAGAACTTACCATTAACAAACCAGATTCCACCACACTGTAACAAGCAAATCACATGAGTCTTAGGCTTCAAGAAATCCAAAGGAGTAACTAATCCAGAAGTCTTTCCTCCAACATAAAGAGGCTCACCCTCCTCATCATAAATCTCAGACTTCCAAACACCCTTCCAGCAAGGAACCTTAACAGTAAGAGTAGGCGCCTTACTAGTATCAGCTTCCTCAGTTCCCTTAAACTTAGGGTGTCTGAGCATCACATTAAACTTCTCATCAATAATCTCAGGATTAGTAATAACCTTTCCAAACCACTCCTTAGAATTAACAAGCGCATCAGACTTAATCTTTGCCTCCAAAGCACGCATATTCTTTAAGAATGCCTCACAATCCGCATTAGGAAAATCAGCATTAGGAAATTGTAAACTCATAGTATACTTACCAGTAGGCTTCTTAGCCTGGTCCATACCTTCTTGGGCACCCCAAGTCAATATAAGAGGAGTAGAAATCGTAAGCGACTCCTTGAAATATTTATTATACACATTAACAACCTTTCCACCAGACTCGTGGGCCTTAGGCGCCGAGTAAGAGAATGCGTTAGTATCAATATTAGTTCCGTCAATGATTGCGTCAGCCATTTTGTTTGTATTTATACTATATCTACACAGGTTGTCTTTAAATCAATTTTTTTTCAATGTATTATTTTGACATTCAAAAACTTATTTTGCTCTAAAAATGGCAGCAAAAATGCTCACAAACCTTAAAAAAATCAAAAACTTTAGCAGCAAATTCCTTAAAAATAACGCAAAAAATACACTTTTAAAGAAAAGGATACAAAAAGAATATTATATAACATATTATTAATAATAAATGTTACATCCTGAATATTTTAATACCATATGTGATAAGTGTTTTTTAAATGCGACAACTAACAATAATATAATTAAAACTGTTAAAGATAAAGATAAAGATAAAGATATAAAACAAAATGAGACCCAATATGTGCCTAAAATTAGCGAATATAATTTAATTCTTAGCAGCAACTATTGTGTTGCGGAATTAAAGTATTTGACAAAACAATATAAATTAAAAATAACAGGCACAAAACAGCAATTAATTTCACGAATTTATTCATTTTTATTCACATCTTTTAATTCTGTAAAAATTCAAAAAGTATTCCGAGGATTTATTCAAAGAAAATATAATGCGTGTCGCGGACCAGCACTATACAATCGCAGATTATGTACAAATGACACAGATTTTTTTACAATGGATGAATTACGTGAATTATCTGATGCGCAATTTTTTAGTTTTAAAGATATTGACGGCTTTATTTACGGTTTTGATTTAGTTTCATTTTATAATTTATTGTATAAAACAGATGGACAAATAAAAAATCCTTATAATCGCCATCCAATTTCAGACAAAATAATAAATGATTTTAACACGCAACTTCGTCTTAGTAAGCTTTTGAAAATACCAATTTGTGTAGAAATAAAAGATGTAACTCAAGAATTATCCAAAGCAAAAAATGTTGAACTAAAAGCAGTAGCATTATTTCAAAATATTGACGCACTTGGTAATTACTCAAACTCAAAATGGTTTATGGAGCTAAATAGAATTCAGTTACTCAAGATGTTTAGAGAAATTATTGACATATGGAGTTACAGAGCACATCTAACAAATGAAGCAAAGCGCAACATTTGTCCACCAATTGGCCGACCATTTCCCCAAATTATAAATTTCCATTATTTACAAACAACTGAAGAATTAGATGATGTAAGAAAATACATATTAAATGTTTTAGAGAAACTGGTATTATCGGGTGTTGATAAAGATAGCAAATGTTTAGGCGCTTATTATGTTTTAGGGGCACTAACATTAGTTAGCGTTAGTGCAGCAAATGCGTTACCATGGTTGTATCAGGCATTTATTCATGTCTAGGATTATTGAATTAAATATTGAATAAAATATAGAATTAAATATAGAATTAAATATAAAAACATAGTTCGTAAAAAACAAAATACCAATAAATTTAGGAAAAACAATTTATTATGACCAATTACAATCATAATAAATACAATAAAATGAAATAATATATATTATACCCTAAAACTACTTAAAAAGAAGTTACTGTAGTATAGTATAATAAGATGCCCAAACAGGTTAAGAAGAACTCTACTGAAGTCGCTGAGACTACCCCCGCTCCTATTGTTGCCGCCGCCCCTGAGGTCAAGGCACCCAAGGCTCCCAAGACCAAGAAGGTTGCCGAGCCCAAGGTTGAGGTTAAGACCGAGACCGTTGCTGCTCCCGTTGAGGCTGCTGCTGAGGCCAAGCCCGAGGTTGCCGTTGTTGAGGCTGCTATTGCCGCCAAGACTGCCGAGTTTTCTACTAAGCTCAACCAGCTCAGTACTATGATTGCTGCTCTCAAGTCTGATTTCAAGACTATGGAGAAGCAGTGGTCTAAGGACCTCAAGGCTGCTGAGAAGCTCTCTTCCAAGAAGAAGAGAAAGTCTGGCAACCGTGCTCCCTCTGGATTTGTCAAGCCCACCAGAATCTCCGATGAGCTTGCCAAGTTCTTGGATAAGCCCGCTGGTACCGAGATGGCTAGAACTGATGTTACCAAGCAGCTCAACACTTATATCCGCGCCAACAGTCTCCAGGACAAGGAGAACGGTCGCAAGATTAACCCCGATTCTAAGCTCCAGACTCTCTTGAAGCTCAAGAAGGGTGATGAGCTCACTTACTTCAACCTCCAGAAGTTTATGAGCCCTCACTTCCCCAAGGCTGTTGTTGCTTAAAGCGTTAGCGACTGAATAAAGCATTAACAATTAAATAAAGTGATAGTGATTAAATAAAAATTAAAAAATAATAATAATTATGCTATGATGGCCGAGCGGTCCAAGGCGGCAGGCTTAAGATCTGCTAGTGATATCACTGCGTGGGTTCAAACCCCACTCATAGTAAAATATTAATTTTTATTAATAATGTCTATTTTTAAAATAGATATTATTATTCTTTTTTTTCTATATTTCAAAAATAAAATACTTATTTTATTTATTGTTTCTTGACTATGTTTTTTACCACCTTCTCCTCCTGGAGTTAAATTATATCCATTTGGAACCATTGTATTATATTTTTCTGCTATATTTATTTTTACGGTCGCTGCGTCTTCTAGGGCGTCTTCTAGTGCGCTTACCATTGCTACGCTTACCAAAAGCCACCGGTTTCACCGAATAATGTTGTTCTTTTTCAAAAAGTTTCTGAGCATACTCTTCAGTTAAATTAGTAAAAGCACGACACGAGTGATCTATTATATTTACGTATTTAATTCCAACCAATTTAAAAAACCTGTATAATTGGTCCAAACTCAATTCTGGTCTCTTGGTTTCACCTTCTTTAAATCTAAAAATTTCTAGAGCAGGAGCAATTAATTCTTCTTTGTGTAAAACATCTTTCAGAATAAATTCAATTCCGTGCCTATAAATAAGGTTAAATTTTGTAATATTAGTAGGTGAATCATGTTCCAGGTCACCATTATCAATAGAACGATAATAATTTTCCATATCTTCATATGGATTAAATATATTTCTGTATGTAACAGACCCATCTGATGCCGTTACTTTTAACCGAATATCGGACACATTTATCCCCCTTGATGCCAAAAATTGCTCCCAATTATAATCTGTTTCAAAAATTGGTTTTGAACTAATTGGTTCTGTAAAATCAAATTCTTTTTGAGACAAATAAGTAATAAGTCCTCCGCATCTTTCTTTATTTTTAATCGCAGACCGACTAGGATCACAATTAGTAAGACTGTCTAAAAAATTTCTATAATGGTCTCTATCTACACCTGTATATTCTGCCATAATTTCTTGAGTAGATCTTTCAGGGTTATTTTTAAATATTGTAAATGTTTCGTCTATTGATTGTCGAACATGACGTCGGTTTCTTAATGAAAGTACTCCTGGAACACAAGCACGACTATAAACCCTGACATTGTCTCTATAAAATTTAGCAATTGGCATATATGGAGGCCATTCGTAACTTTCAATGCCATGTGCGCTTATCAATAATGACATAATTAGTTCTTCTTTGGTTTGTCCTTCTCCTGCCTTGCTCTCTGCTTTGCTTTCAGTTTTTTTTAGGCTTGCTTCTTTTTGCTTTGCTGTTTTTGCGGCTGTTATACTTGCTGCTGTTATACTTGCTGCTGTTATACTTGCTGCTGATTTATATTTTTCTCTATTATGTAATCCATTTGAAATATAAAGGCCAACATAGTCAGCCTTCTTTTTTGCGCCTGAAATATCAATATTTTCATTTTTAAAAATTTCTTTTAATTTATCTATAGTCATTGACTTACTAATTGACGCAGCCAAGTCTTCTTCTTCTTTTTCTACGTCACTTAAAGACATTTTATAATTAACTATATATTATAACTATAAAATATTTCTATACAGAATCTACTATTTGTAAATAAAACCCATTTTTTATATTATATTTTATAAAACAAAAATATAATATAAACACATTTTATTTATTATAAATACAAAATGTCAGGATTTGTAGAACCATCAACACCAAATACTCCTCCGGAAATAGAAAAAGTTGAAGAAGTAAAAACAACATTCATTTGTGAATCTTGTAAAATAATCCATCCTTTAGAAAAAGCAATCCGTTGTAAATTGTGCAACATAAATGATGATACAAGTGAAGCAGACACAAGTGAAGCAGACACAAGTGAAACAGAGACAAGCGAAACAGAAATAAGTGAAACAGAAACAAGTGAAGTAGACGAATTGTCAGTAGATAGTTGGGATGGAAAAATAAAACATCTATTCTGTAAAAAATGTACTCTTAAATGTAATGCTTGTGAAGAGAGAGGATGTAGAGATTGTGTTGAGTTTGTATGTTGCGATTGCAGTTATAATATGTGTTATGAATGTATAAACAATGAGGTTGATTGTGGTTGTTATGGTCATTGTTATAGTTGTAGAGTAGATATAAATCGTGGTTCCGAAGGTTGGCCTTGTGGGGAATGTGAAAAATGGTATTGTTATGATTGTAGACGTTGTGACAATCCTTGTAAGGAATGTAGACCTGAATCTGAATCCGAATCCGAATCTGAATCCGAATCTGAATCCGAATCTGAATCTGAATCCGAATCTGAATCTGAAGAAAAAGACAAACAATCAGCCTAATTATTGTGTCTCAAAGCAAAGCTCTCAAAATCTTCAATACTATCATCATCACGTGTATAGTTCGCTAGTCCAATAAGTAATTGGGTTCTAGAAATATGCGGCTGATATTTTAATACATCTTCAATTGTAATATTATCATCTTCTGATAAAAAATGATAATTATCATTCAAAATATATCTAACACAGAAGCTACAATCTAAATCCTGAGTTTTTAGTATATCAATCATTGCCACAGCATAAATATATTCTTTTAATATTTTACGGCTGTATTTATTTTTATATAGATCAATCATAATATTCTATTTTATAATTATACAAAACAGAATATTTTTATATTTGTATTCACGTAATAAATATAAATCCATCTTTGCGCATTATTTCATGTAATACATTATTATTAACTGGACCATTAATAATTTTTATATATTTAAAATTTTCTATACTAGAATGGTCTACTGATAAATCAAACATCTTGTTTATTTTTACTAGTAATTCTAAATCAGAAATACAATCAGTATTATTTTGTAACCAGTTATAAAATGTTATGTCAGTGTTACTATTATTGTTATTATTGTTAGTATTGCGAGTTTCATCCTTATATTTTTGAAATAATTTCAATGTATCATATAATAACATATCACTATTTCTGTTACTATTTTTTGACCTAGATTTTTTTGTATTTGCGTGTATATTATAATCAGTTCCAGAAAGTATACAAATATCTTTAAAATTAGACTGCGTCATATCTAATTCCTCTAAAATGCCCTTCATTGAATAAAGCACGGCACTATGATTAATAAGACTAAAATATCGTAATACTCTTGAGCAACCATATACAAACATATCCATATCCTCAGAAAGACACGCCCAAACAATCTTCTTCAAAACCAACATAGCACATAATTCATCGGCTTCTCCTGGCGCATCATAATATGTCGCACCGTATGCTCTAATTAACTCCTTTACTTTCTCTATTTTCTCCTTATTTACATTCACAAACTGCTTTTTTAACTGGTCCATCGCATTAATAATATCTTGCTTTTCAGTTTCATCACAGTCAGTATTAGTTTCCAATGTTTTCTTTAGAGCATTATATTCTTGTTGCGCTTCTTTTTTGTCCTCCTTTCGTTTAATTAGTATCTCCTTTTTTTCAGGAGGCGGTTTGCCATCAAATATGAAAATAGGCACCACATTATAATATCTAAATATAGATAACATTAAATACATATTTTCTAGCAAAGTATCATCAGCTTCGTATTTATATAAATAGATACTTATATCAACTGCGATTTTTTTGCCACTAAGGTCTGCCATATTTATTGCTTTGATTGAATTATGACAGTTGGTTCTTAAATAATTATTCAAATATCTGATGCCCATTTAATAAATACAATATGTTATATAATACATAATATATATTTATTTATAAATCAATTTTTATAATTATATAATATAATCTATTCTAATCAAATCTAATCTAATCTAATATAATCTAATGATTTTATTATATACTAAAAATAATATATAACAAAATAAAATATAAAAATATCTATAAAACTATATACAAACTAACAAAATGAAGACCCGTAGTCAGACTAATAATATAGATATAGACTTTGATGAAGCTAGTAAAGCATGGAGACAAAATAAAAAAGATATAGGACAAGGCCATTTTAAATATGTATGTATAAAGCAAACAGATGGTGTAAATTGTGGTAAAGCTTGCTATAAAAATATTCAATATTGTTGGTCACATAGAGGTATAGTATATAATAACAATAATAACAAAGATAACTAACAAATATTAACGTCCTTTCCTCTTTCTTGACTTATTACGTCTATTTTTTCTTCTTTTTGTTTTATAATTTTTCTTACTACGTCTTGAACCACCGATTCCTATTCTTCTTCTTTTTTCTGGTATAGCCTGAGCAGCTTGTTCTGTTTCAGCATTTGCTTCTTTAATAGCATTCCATACTATTTGAGCTGTATCACCATAATCAAGACCTGTTTTTTTAATAACCTGTTCGTTAAAAGCTTCAAATGAGTCAGTATCTGTAGCAATTTTTCGTATTAATGTAGCTGATTGTTCTTGTTCTTGTACCGCACCTCCACCGCCTGGAGCTTCTAATATTACTGCGGACATTGGTATAATCTCAGAAGTAAATTTTAAATTAGGGTATGTTTCTTCAAAATATTTATTTAATGCTATATTCATAAATCCTAACTTAGCAGCATCATCATCCTTATCACCTACCGCTAACTGAGTTGTAGTACTAGCCATGTTAGATTGATTTGGATAAGAACTAACAAAACTTGTTAGTTGAGTAACTGGTGTAATATTTTCACCACTTTCATCTTTATAGTCCTTTTCACGTATTTCAACAATATCATCAATATTAACATTAGGCATTTCTTTTTGTAGTAAGTATTTTATAACTTCTTTTTTTGTTTGAAAATTTAGTGGATTCTTTGATTTAGGCTCTGATTTAGCACCATTTCCAGCAAATATTATAACCTTAGTTTGTAAAGTAGAGTTTGCCTTAGCCATTTCTCTTATATTTCTCATAAATAATTCTATATGTCCCTTGTGCGGAGGATTAAAACGACCTATTTTATAGCGTACTAATAAATCAAAGTCATCTGCTTTTACTTCTAATACATCATTATCAGAAGCAAAATTAATTTCAGATAAATATTTTTCAAGATTTTCATTAAATGTTCTAAGTTTTTCTTGAATAATTTGTGGGGTTGTAGAACCAGTTGTAATAGCTCTTGTCGGAATATCAATATTAACTGAATTTGTATTTTCATTTGTAACTGGATTTGGTTCTGAACTAGATCTTTTAGACATTATATATTATAGTTATAAAATATTATATAAAATATACTAACAAAATCTTATCCAAGTTCACACAATGTCATTCGCAAATTATTCAATAAAAATACCGAATACATATTTACCTCTGAAGATTGGCTTTTACCTTTATTCTTTTTATTTATTTTTTTTATTTTGTTCAATAATTTCTCACTACATTCAATATTATTTAAGAATTCAGGTCTTTTATATCTGGCAGCAATAAAATCACAAAAGCGATTCTGAGCATCTACTGTCTTTTTAAATTGGAGCATAGTTGAATTATTTGCTTTACACCAAATAAAAAAATCTTGATACCCATTCAATAAGATTAATGTTAAAATATAATAAGATAATACATTTGTATTCTCTTTATAAAAAGTCTTACGTAGTGATTCTGAATAAGACGTCTTTTCAATTAGATGTCTATATTCAATATCCATAAAATCCAGAACCTTAGTCATTTGGTAAAATGCGTAAATACGTTCAAAATTCACAAAGAACTCGGTATTTGTAAGCATCTCATCAATATCTGTTTTTACAGCCGCATTTGCGTAACTACAAAAGACAATATTCATTATTCTAGCCCAGAATTCAGTATATGCTTCATATAAATTTACATCAGATTTGATTGGAAACAATGAAAGTATTTTATTATGACATCCACTATTATCCATATCTGAAAAATCTAAACCAAAGTTATGTATTGACTCATGTATTAGAACCTTGAACCACTCTTCTAGACGATAAATTACAATTTCTCCTGTTGGTTGACACGTTCGCGTAAATCCAGTATTTATATTATCTTCATCAAGAATTTCAATATTAGTTGAAGGTAACATTTTTGTTAGATGTGTGTGATAAATATATACAGATAATTTGTTAGTACAAGATTTTGAAGCATGCTTACTAACAATATAAAACCAATACAAAATGTAATCAATATAATTATTATATCTATCTATTTTAACATCATTAATAGGTTGCTCTAAAACAAAATAAATATTAAAATCTCTATCATATAATTTGAATGAATAATGTAATGAAGTCATTGAATATTCATTGATAGTTTTTCGTGCTCTATCTGGAAACCCATCAACGCTAAATGTTTTAGGTTTGGGGATTTGTTTAATATTGTCTATTCTTGTAATCTTAAGATTGTAGAAAGGCTTTTTATTTTGTTTATAAATACGTTTTTGCTCATTAACATACTCAACTGCTGAAATTAATTCTGTAAAAAAATGCTTGAAGAACATATCAGTAGTTTTTGTTTGTTTTATTGGAGTCAAACAATTATTTTCAACAAAGAATGACATTAATTTATGACTTTCATATGTTATTTTCATTATTTATATTTTATATTATATTACGATAATATTATTATGATATAAAATACAACGAATTTTTGGTTATATTATACCTTTGGTCAATTTATCACGCAAAATCATTAAATCATCTAACACCTCTGGTTCTTTACCGCGTCTATATTGGACTAATTTGGCTGTTTTAGTCTCAATAAGCGCCTTAGTCAATTCAGGATTCTGCTTGAACTTTGATGTATTTGCCGCATCCATTTCTTTTGTTGCGCGTTTTAAAAAGAACTCGGGGTCTACTACTACTGTCTTTGGTCTAATAAGGTCATCCTTATATTTTCCTGTAGAACCTCCCGCCCCTCTTGCCATATGAGGGTCCTTAGATAAATCTGTTCCAGAATCCAATGAAAATGACAAATAGAAGTCAGGGTTCTTATTCTTAAACTTAGATGCTTGATAATAGTGTTCTACTGAAGCCCATCTATGATTATCTAGAGAAAATGGCTGAACCCAAAATGCGTCTAATTTTCTGCGCCAATCAGGAATATTAGCTAGTTGCGCAAACCTTTGCTCTAGGTCAGTCGGTATTCTTTCACCAACACCTTTACCAGGTCCCTTTTTATCAGATGCCAAAGGGTGAATAACAAACACAATATTATCATCATATAAGTTCATTATTTTTGCTTCACCTAGTTCATCAAATGTTGGCTTCTCAACAGGTGTCCCTTTTAGTTGTATTTTGAAGTCCTTGAATTGAGGAATATATGTAAAAATTCCAGCAGCACGTTCCATACATTTGTCAACAATCATACGCTTTATATCATAAGGTATTTCATTAAAACTAAATACCATTTTGTTTTTGTAAGTAATTAATTTATAATGACTGCCAGTATGGTCAACAATAATATACATTTCAGGCTCAAATATTTTTCTATCTTCAATAATAGGATCCACTTCGCCTCCACATTGTAGCACATTATTTACATCACCTTTGCCTCTATCATAAATAAAACTGGATAATACAATAAATTTAATATTTAATATTCGTTCCAATGTATTAATCGTCCAATCGTCGCCCCAAAAAGTACATGTCTTCATTATTTTTCTCAGGTCTTCTAAATTATGAATATCTTTCATAAATAAAACATCACTAATATTTTGCTTAGCATATTCGTGTTCATTTTTGAGCTGTAAATATGATTTATATATATTATTTGCGGCAGCTGTTAATAATTGTCTCTGATTATTATCTATAGTTGTTACAATTCGTGCTTTATGTTCTTCATATTCCTTTTTTAATTTAATAGACTGTGCTTTAGTATCAGCAAGCTCTTTCGCATACATATTATAGCGTTCTTTATACATATCAAAATTAGCTTGTTTTGCTTCCTTTGATACTTTATCTCTTAATTTTCCTACAGTTGTATCTTGTCCAATGCTTTGAAATGCATCGCGAATAGTCGCAAACAAACAATCTCCAGAACCTTCATTATCTATAATACCATAGTTCTTATTTGACATAAATTTTTGAACCCATAAGTCTTTATCACTTTCGTGATATTTTTGACGTATTTCAGTAGCTTCCTTGGCATTTTCAGGTTTTAATGGTGGCGGAATATTGGCACTTGTTCGTGCTACAAAAACATCGCGACGTATTTGGGGAATAAGAATTTCAACAATAGTTTCTGTTTTACTAGTTTCTCCAGTCTTTTTTATAATATCTGTTGTCTTCTCTTTTTCCTTCTCTTTCTCTTTTTCTTTTGACTTCTGTTTCTGCTCTAATTCTTCACTCTCAGGAACAAGTCGGGTTTTGTGAATAAATTCTTTAGTGGCAAATGTATATAGCAATGGCTCTGAAAAACGTTCAACATCTATTTCGCCTTCTTCATCAGTGTAGTCCATAATATTTGTGGATGAAATTTCATAAACTCCAATTTGGATAACTTTATTATTGTGTTTTACTAAATAAATTGGAAAATATGTTACATTCTTAGTGGCAAATGTATTTTTTGCTGAACCAATCGCAATTATAACATCTATATCCATATCAACTATTGTAATTTGAAATAAATTGCTTTCTTTACTTAGATCGGCAGAATCTACACTTTTTAATTCTGGATAGTTTATGCTTTTATCTATTTTAGATACAACCATTATTGTATATAAGTAATTTAGATTTAATATTTATTTAAATGTAAATATTTTATTAAGTTTTATTTTATTAAGTTTTATTTTATTAAGTTTTATTTTTTTCCAATTTTAATAATTGAAAAATAAAATTGAAATATTTTTTCATAAAAAAATGAAATGTATTAGTATTATAAATTGTAGACTTTTAAAAACTTATTTGAAAAATGAATAGCAACCTTAACGAGACCGAACACGATGAATGGGATGATATTGTTATCCCTACTATTATTCCTGAAAAAGTAATATTAGAAAAAGAAAAAATCAAAAATGAAAAAGAAATTCTAGAAGAGCAAAAAAAAGCACTTGCTGCTGAAAAACGTGAAAAAATTTTAGCGGCAAACGCAGAAACCGCAAGACTAAATCAGTTATACAAAGATGAGCAAAAGGCTTTAAAAGCAGCAGAACGAAAAGCAAAAGAAGAAAAAGAAGCTGAGGAAATTAGAGAAAAAGAGTTAGCGCGTAAGAAGCTTGAAGCTGAATTAGGAACACCTGAAAAAATATTTAAACACGATTTTAAACTCGCAAATAAACACAAATATGTAATCCAAAAAGTAAATCGCAATGGTGGTGCTCCTATATATACTGGTATGAAGGAATTAGATGATGCTGCTGATAAGGCTTGGAAGCGTGTTTCACTACAAGCTAGATAAAATATAATAAAAAATATAAAAAAAAAATATATAGTGTATATTGTATTATTTAAATTAATTTAATTATTTATTGTTTTTTTTATTTTCTTTTTTTCATTTTATTTTTTATTTATAACATACTTACATCTCAACTAAGTCCATATACTTAAAAATTGCCTTATTTGATAAGCTCTTATAATCCTTAGTCTTACTCTTAGCTAGCAACATAATTGTCTCAATAATTGTCTTACCGCTAATCTCAAGTTCATCTTCCTCATAATCACTATCATCTTCTGCTTTATCAATAATTTCCTTATTAAATAAGATTGCTACATTTTCAGTCATCTCATCCACTTCATTTTTCTTATCAGAACGAGTAATTGTATTCATAATAGTATCTAATAATTGTCTCAAAATACGCGCCACAGATAAGTTACTAATAAAGCCATTTAGTGCCAAATTTACAATAAACTGCGAATTAGCTCTGCGCTTTTCATTAATTTTATTATTATCACAAAACCCATCATAATTAACATCTGGGTCAACGTATTGAATTTCCTCAAATTTATCAGAGAATTTACTAAAATTAGTATTAAATACATCCTTCATCCAGACATATTTCTTCACTAACTCAGAATACATATCAGCATATATTTTTGAGAAGAACTTATTAGTAGATGAAATATCATAAATTAATGTACTGATTGTATTAGATGTAGTCTCATTAAAGTCATCAGAGCCAACAAGAGTATCAATTATATCATTAATCTTTTTATAAATGTCCTGGTATGTTTTATCAGTTAGTTTATTTAGATTTGAACGTAAATTATCAATATGTTCATCAAGACCAGATGATTGAGCAATCTTAGTAGATTGAAATGTTCGTAATTGTTCCCAATCTTCGCCACTAGAATCCATAAATTTATTATTCTTTTTATATTTACCTTTGCCTCTATTTGCTGTAAATACTGTATCTCCTTGGCTTAAATCCTTCTTCTGAAAAACTGGATTAGTAATACATGCCGATGAACCAATTTCACTAGTCAAATAATTTATAATTGTAACAGTATCCTCTGGAATTTCAAAATCAAAACTATAAAATATGGTTTCTTTAAATTTTTGAAGATTATATTTCATTGTGTTATTTGCAACAGTTGTAGTCATTTGTTTCTTACTTTAATTATATTGGCAACTATTTATATCAATTTTTTTTGATATTAATATTTATAATATTATTTATAAAATACACTTAAAACCAAGGTAACATATATATTATAAATATGTCTTTTAATAAAGGAAACGAAACAATGAATGAACAGGGGGTAGGGGGTGAGAATCAAGGGGTGGGAGAGAATCAAAACGGTGATACAAATATTGAGGAACAAAATACTAAACAAGAAGTTGATTATAGCTTTACTTCTTGGGATTCATTAGAAATTCATAATGATCTATTGAGAGGCATATATGCTTACGGATTTGAGCAGCCTAGTCCAATTCAAATGAAGGCTATTAAGCCTATTATGATGAAGAAGGATGTATTGGCACAGGCACAATCCGGCACTGGTAAGACTGCTACATTTTCAATTGGTGTTTTACACAGAATATCATTGAAGGATAATTATACTCAGGCACTTATTATGAGTCCAACTCACGAGTTAACATCTCAGATTAGTGGAGTTGTTGCCAGTTTAGGTTCAATGATGACTGGACTACGAATTAAAACTATTGTTGGCGGTTCTTCTATTGATGAAGATGTGGCTGATATGAAGAAGAATGTGCCACATATTATTGTTGGAACTCCAGGTAGAGTATTTGATATGATGCGCCGTCGCCATATTAATGCTAAGCGCCTTAGAATTATGGTGCTTGATGAGGCTGATGAGATGTTATCATCTGGATTTAAAGAGCAAGTCTACAATATTTTCCAATATCTAAGCGCTGATATTCAGATTGCGCTTTTTAGTGCCACAATGCCTAATGAAATGTATCCATTAACTGATAAGTTTATGCGCAATCCGGTAAGAATTTCAGTAAAGGCTGAGCAATTGACATTGGAAGGTATTAAACAATACTATGTTGCGTTAGATGATGACCATCACAAGTATGACACATTGAAGGATATTTTTAATAGAATGACATATAGTCAGTGTATTATTTATTGTAATAGTGTCCTCCGTGTTCAGGATTTATATAATGGAATGTTGCGTGATAATTTTCCTGTTTGCTGTATTCATAGTAATATGGATAAAAATGAGAGAAATGCGGCGCTTAAGGATTTTAGAACAGGGTCATCGCGTGTATTAATTTCATCAAATGTTACTGCGCGCGGCATTGATATTCAGCAAGTGAATTTAGTAATTAACTTTGATATTCCTCGTAGTGTTCATACTTATTTACATAGAATTGGACGCAGTGGTAGATGGGGGCGTAAGGGAACTGGAATTAACTTTGTTACTAGACGAGATATGTATAATTTGCGAGCAATTGAGGACTTTTATCATTGCCAGATTAGTGAGATGCCGGCAAGCATTCTTGTATAAATAATAAATAATAACATTAATAAAATAATATATATTTATATTTATATTAAGATATATATTATGGATACATCAGATAGTAGAGCAACAAGAATAGATAGTGAAACTATACCTTGGTTATTTACACCAGAACAAAGTCAAAGTGAGGTTATAAGTCGCCAATCTAGTTCCTCACAAATAATTCTAGAAAATTTTAATGCTGAAACTAAAAAAGAAGATAATAAACCTGTAACACGAGAAATACTAGGAATAGTTGTTGCTCATGGAGCAAAATATGTAGATAAAGTAATAACATCTGTATATGATTTAAAAAAATATATTGAAGAGCTAGAAAACACAAAACCTTGGTATCCATTTGTAGTAAAAAATTATTTTTTTACTACTGCTGTATTTGGAAATCCATGTTTATATAATCAATTTCCTGAACATCCTTTAAGTGCTATAAATCAGACACTTAATATAAATCGTGCAATTAATGAAGAAGTAAAAGAAGGTTCTTTTGAAGGTGATGATAGAATTACTTGTGTTAAGGGTATTTGTAAAAGTCAAAACAGATATATAAGTTATCCAACAAGAGAATTTTTAACTAACCAAAAATCCACTATAGGTGAAGAAACTATTAAAATACACGAAAGAACAAATAAAGCTTATCCAGACTGGTTTGCTACAAAAGAAATAGCAAAAATAGATATTCCACGTATTTCATATTTGCCAAGTATATGGTATTTATCTGGTGAAAATACTATACCACAGTTTATTAGTTATGGAAAAACCCAAGAAAAAAATGAAAGAAATTTAGATATAGATGATGATAAACTCTCAGGAATATTTCTCAATATTTTAAAAGGAGTTAATTCAAAAGGAGAAAAAAAGACCTTTCATTTTCCGTATTTTTTTAATTTGGCTGTAGAAGAATATTTAATTAATATATTTAAATGTTTTGATCCTCCAATGGAATTATATGATAACAAAAGTAAACTAGTTGATGGCAGTGAATTAGTAGAAGTATTTAATAAATATTTTCATTATTGGAATATTATTGGATATAATCCTGACTATTCTTTACGTATAGAGTTTAAACAAAATGAAAAAATGGATAATGTTGTCCCATTTATACTAACACAATTAAATAGCATAAATGCTTATATTTTATCAAATCTTGTGTTAGAATTTCTTCTTGTAAAAACAGATGATCCAAATACAAATTTTGTAGAACACATTGGAGAAGTTTCTGACTGGTTAATAAAATTAAACTCAATTAATTCAAAGGTATTTTGGATTTCAACCGCATGTGAAGTTGTAAGCTCTAGATATATTAATGAAAAGTTGTTGCCATCTATTGCTGAATATTTGACTATTAAAGGTGTTGAACGAACAAACACACAAATAGAGTTGGCACTTTCAGGAGATGGTGGTAGAAGTCTAGATAATCCAAGTACAGATCGAATTCCAGTAGAATTAAAACTAGATTTAAAAGAAGTATTAAGTCAACCTCCTAGTCGTGAACCTAGTAAAAATCAATCACCTAATAGTAGTCAAACGCCCGAATTAACAGAGACAGAATTACAAGTTCCTCCAGATATTCTAACAGAGGATGATTTAAGAAACCCTAGTGCATCATCTAGTCCTAAATATGTTCCAAACTCACCAGAATATGATCCCAACTCACCAAAATATGTCCCCAACTCACCAGAATACAATCCATCTAGCCAACCAAGTTCTCCTAAGCCATCTACTCCATCTAGCCAACCAAGTTCTCCTAAGCCATCAACTCCTACTAGTGATAGTGGTATAAAACGCTTATTAACTGATACTAACACTGATACTGATACTAGAAATGTTAGAGTTTCTAGAGGAGGCAAAAGAAAAACAAGAAAAATAAAAAGACGTAATACTAAAAGACGTAATACTAAAAGACGTAATACTAAAAAACGAAATACTAAAAATAAAAAGTATAGAACTAAGAAAAGTTATAAATAAAAATTATATATACTTATATTAATAAATATAAGTATATTATGGAACAAAATGAAGAAAGTGATAAAAAATTAATAAGTAGTATAATTAATGAAGAAATTTTAAATAAGTTAGAAAAAAGCGTTGAAATAATGGAACCAGTCGCATTAGCATCAGAAGACTATAAAATAAATATATTAGTTACAACAATTTGCCACGGAGAAAAAATAATATTGCGACCATTAGTTTCTTTTGATGATTTTGTTAATAATTATATGAGAGAGCTAGCAAGACAATCGTGGTATCCATTTGTTAGAAAAACATATAAATATGGTTATGCTCCATTTGGTAATGCTTGTATATTTCGTGCAACCCCGACAGATCCTTGGAGTAATATAGATAAAAAAAAGAATATAGAAGAAAGTGTAAGGTCTAACCCTAGACCAAACTTTGGTTCAAGAATAGATGCTGCCTCAATATCTGGTCAATTTTATTCTAAATATATTAATGAACCGGCAAATGGTAAGCTTACAGAAGCAGAAATAGAAGGAAAAAAAAGAGGCGCTATTATGGGAAAAATGGTAAAAACCTTCTCAAATATGGACCCACACGAATTTCCTGTAAAAGCCTTAATGAATCCATTAAAAATGCGTTTAGAAGTAATCCCCAGTGTATACAGTTTATCAGGTAAAAATACTGATAGACAAGAAGAAGAATTTCAAAAAGTGCCTAATTTTTTTGGAATTTCACGCGATTTTTATTCAGGAATTTTTACTTCTATACTTTCAGATAATAGAGATAATGTATTTACATTTTCATCATTACTTAATTTAGCAGATGGAAAACAAGTAATAGAGATTTTTCAAAAATTATCAGATGAATCAAGAGACGCAATCTTTGGCTCTGGTAATCCTATTACTATTGATGGTTCTGAATTATATAAAGTATATCTTGAATATATTGACTATTGGAATACATTAATTAGTCCAAGGGCTGATTTAGCAATTCAAAAAGAAAATGAGAAAATTAAAAATGATAAAAGTTATATTCCAAATATTCGGTCTCTATTATTAGAAATTGGATGGAACATGAATAATTATTTTATAAAAGATAAAGATGGTAAATCAAGACCTAAATCATATTTGATTTTAACACAAATGAATACAATGAATGTATATGTTTTAGCCAATTTGGTATTTGATTTTTTATTATTTAAAAAAAACAATCTACAAAAGCCATATATAAAACTTAGTAATGATTTTCCATCCTGGATAGAAGAATTAAAAAATAAAAAATCTAAAATTATTAATATTACAGAAGCTTGTGAAGGTGTTATTCCAAACACAATGTCTGAACAACTTATTAATGATGCTTCTAGGTATATAAATGAAATTAGTATACGACAGACGCCAACACAACAAGCAATGGAAGAACAAACAGGAGAATCAGATATAATACCTTTTGATGAGTTAGATAAATATATTTCACAATTTGAATCGGAACAAGATGATAAAAAAGGTGGTAAAGGAAAGAGATACAGAAATAGACATAGACAAAAAGGTGGTAATATTGTATATTCATATAATCCTCAAGACCAAAACACAACTACATTATTATCAATAATAGAATCACAAAAAAGCGCAGAAGAAGTAAAAACTGGAGGAAATAGAACTACTAAGAAACGAAGAAATAATAAAAAGCAAAGAAGCAGTAAGAAGAAAAGAAGTACTAACAAATATAGATAAAAAATCTAACATAATATACAGTTCGTAAAATAGAATATACAGTTCGTAAAATAGAATATACAGTTCGTAAAATAGAATATAAATTAATCTATTTTACAAATAATAAGATAATGAATTTTGTTGAAACCGTTTTAAAAGAAACAATAAATAAATCACAAACACAAACAAATAAAATTACTGATGGAATGAGTGATATAACTAACATATTTAAATTACCTATTCAATACAATGACTCCACAAAAAAACTGAATACTAACATTATTGAAGATCTAGAATTAGTTAAAACAGTAGACTCTGAAGAAACGCCAATTTACAACTATGTATTCAAATCATCCAATGTTTTAGGAAAAACAGTGTTAGATTCTATTCCAAAATATTACACAACAGATACAGGATATTTAAAAGATAGTCAGCAACTAATTAAGCAAATTAAAAATGAAGAACTAACAGCTATTTCCGAGAAACACAATTTTACAGATTCTAATATAGAAGAAACTATTTCTAACTGGAAAGAAATTAAAGGCGAAACAGGTTTCCATTCAAAATACTTATATATTGACTGGAGTTTTGGTAAATTTATTAATAATAATCCCAAATTGCTACAACTTATGAGTATGTATAATATATCATCTCCATTATTATCACTTTGCTTGCCAATTTTTGTATTAATAGTGCCTTTTTTTATTATTAAAATCAAGGGTATTGAGCTAAATCTAAATGAATACATTGAGGTTCTTAAAAAACTTATATCGCAGCACTCCATTGTAAAGGTCTTTACCAATTTTAATCAGGTAGACTTTGGACAAAAAGCATATCTGCTCGCATCAGCAGCATTTTATTTATTTTCAGTTTATCAAAATATTCTAATATGTATTCGTTTTTATTCCAATATGAAGAAGATCCATGATTATATTAAGAACTTTAGGAATTATTTAGACTACTCAATAGAAATGATGAAATACCACTTGTCTTTTTCAAATGAACTAACAAGTTATACAAAATTTAACACAGAAATTATTAATAGACTTGCTACTCTTGAACATTTTAAAGCAGATATGGATTCTATTATCCCTTTTAATTTTTCTATTGCTAAAGCAGTTCAAATAGGTCACGTAATGTATACATTTTATCAATTATATGAAAATGCCGAATATCATGATGCGATGTTATATTCCTTTGGTTTTAATGGCTATATGAATAATATTTATGGTTTAAAACAAAACATAGATAATGGTAAAATAAATACAGTTGTTTTTGTAGATAAAAATGATACTAATAAGAATAAGAATACTAAAAAGAAGCCAGTATTCAGAAAAATGTATTATCCTAAATTTATTGACAACGATATTGTAACTAAGAATGATTGCGATTTAAATAAGAATATGATAATTACTGGGCCAAACGCATCAGGAAAAACAACCACACTTAAAACTGTATTGATTAATGTAATATTGTCGCAGCAAGTTGGATTTGGTTGCTTTGATAAATTAAAAATGGTGCCATTTGAGCATATTCATAGTTATTTAAATATACCCGATACATCTGGGCGAGATAGTTTGTTCCAAGCAGAGGCACGCCGGTGTAAAGAAATTCTAGATTGTATTGAAGACAATGGAGATGAGACACACATTGCTATTTTTGATGAACTATATTCTGGAACAAATCCAGATGAAGCGGTATCAAGCGCAACCGCATTTATGGAGTTTATTGTTAAGAATAATAATGTAACGTGCTTACTAACAACTCATTATACAAAATTGTGTAAAAAACTGGCAAAAAATAAGAAGATTGAAAATTACAATATGAAAACAGTAAATAATTCGGGAAGCTTTGAATACACATATTTGATTGAGAAGGGTATATCAACCATAAAAGGAGGAATTAAAGTATTAAGTGATATGAATTATCCAAAGGAAATATTAGATTATACTAACAAATAAGTCTAAAAATATAAATCTAAAAATATAAATCTAAACCATAAAACTAAAATAAAAGACATAAATATATAATTTATATTCGTTCACCCATAAAATAAATTATATATTAGTTTTGTAATAATGATATCCGAAATATTTAGTACATCTTTTTTATTTAGTATCGCAATTTGTATCATCTTAGTAGGTGGTCTCTTTGCGTATTTTAATTATAGATTTTCAGAGCAGAACCATAAAATGCAATCAATGCTTGGTTTAGTTTCAACTATGGCAGAAGAAATGCAATACTTTAGAAGCAAATTAAGTAGCAAACAAGTTGATAGCAGTGACACAATGGATAATATTCAAGTAATCCCTAATTTTTTAGGCGGTAATGGAAATATTCAAAATATGTTAGATAATGAGTTAATTGAAGTGTCAGACTCAGAAGTAGATGATGAAGAGGATGAAGATTCAGAAGTAGATGATGAAGAGGATGAAGAGGATGAAGAGGATGATGAAGAGGATGATGATATAGACTCAGAAGTAGAAGATGATGAAATAGAACAGTTAGATGATGAAATTAACAAAAAAATTATTAATATTGATTTAGGAACAACTAATAACGATTTTGTTATTGAATCAGAGGACATTGATTTTAGCAATAATGATACTAATGATACTAATAACAATACTGTAAAAAATATTAGTATAGATTTAGATTTATCTGCCGATGAATTAACTTCTACCGATGAATTAATTTCTACCGACGAATTAAATTTAGAAAATATGGAATCAACATTAAAAAGTATTTCTATTGATGACAATGTTAGTTCAAAGGGTAAAGAGGATTACAAAAAAATGTCATTAAATAAATTACGCGATATTGTATGTGCCAAAGGATTGGTTGTAGATGCTTCCAAATTAAAGAAGAATGAGCTACTTAAATTGTTAGATGCTGAATAAATTTTTTATAGTAGTATTATAATATAAATAATATGAACTTCAATAACAACCAATATTATACTATGAATCTAACAACCCCTGTAAGTCCTGTGTGGCAACCTCAAGCATCTGTAAATAATAAAATAATTCAAGATTCAAATATTACATCCAATTGGAAATATAGACAATATATTCAAAAAAATGCCAATCAAATTATGAAATATAACTCAATGGAGGCTGTTAGTGCTTCAGGTAATAACCCATATTATGGTATGGATACAACACAGTCAACTTCAAATATGCCAAAATTATATAACTCTTTACATACACAGTCTGTGACTAATGATAGTGATTTGAAGCGTGATTTTCTTAATAAGCAGAGATTAAGTGCGCGAATGGTGTCACCATCTATTCCAACTGATAAATTTTTTTAAAAACAAAATATAAAATATAAAAGACAAAATACAATATAAATCAAAATATAGTTAATCAAAAAATAGATATAATAACAAATTTAAGTAATTTAGTATTATATGCCCAAACAAATCTTAAGTATTGATGTTGGTATAAAGAATTTATCATTTTGTTTATTTGAAATAGATGAGGTAAAAGACATAAAGGTTCTAAAATGGGATAATATTGATCTAACAAAACAAGACGCAATAGAAAGCAAATGTGTTTATATTGAATCATATGATAATAAGCAAAGTAATAAAAAAGTAAAAGGTAAAACTAAGGCAAATACAATTACAGATTTTTTTGCGAACCCTTCTAATAAGAATGTGGAGCCTTGTGGTAAGCCAGCTAAGTTTATGAAGGATAATAAATGTTACTGTTTGAAACACTCTAAACTAACAAATTATATACATCCAGCAGCTGATTTGAAACCATCTTATTTAAATAAGCAAACACTTCAAAAACTTATTGATATTGCTATAAAATATAAAATTATAAATACTTTAGAAAACTCACAATCTTATAAAAAAGCGCAACTTGTTAGTCTAATCAAAGAATTTTCAGAGAAAAACTGTTTCTCAGAAGTTAAAAAGAGTAATGCTGCTAAGATAGATTTAGTAACAATTGGGCGCAATATTCAGCATCGTTTTGATGATATATTATGCGACTACTTACTAACAATTGATACCATAATTATTGAAAATCAAATTGGACCTATTGCTAATAAAATGAAAACTATACAAGGAATGTTGTCTCAGTATTTTATCATGAAAAATAATAATATTTCTATTGATTTTATTAGCGCAACTAACAAACTTAAGGATTTTATAACTTTAGACAAAGATAAAGATAAAGATAAAGAAAAAATGGAATATAAAGATCGTAAGAAACTTGGTATCCAAATTTGTTCTAATTTTGTTAGTGAGACTGGTCAATTTAAAGAATGGAATATATTTTTCTCAAAGCACCAGAAGAAGGATGATTTATCTGATTGCTTCTTACAAGGTATGTGGTATATAAAACATAATAAAAATATTTAGAATATGTACGTAGGATATTCATTCAATTATAATATTTAATTAATTTTAATTAATTATAATTGAATTTCAAATAATATATATTTTAATTCGTATTACTTAAAATTAATTGTTCTATATACATCATAATAATGGATAACGATATAATTGATATTTCAACGGATTTTGACAGTTTAGACAATATAGGTGGTTCCGAGTGGGGCTCATCAAAGACTAATTTTGGTGGCGGATTAGAACTATTAATGAATGATAAGCAGAAAGCCAGTTCTGGACCCACTAGTGATATTGATATTGATGATTTGAATAATTTAGAAAATGAATTAAATGATTTAGCAAATACTACAGCTCCGTCATCAAACAATTTTGAATCTGGACTATTTGGTTCAAAACTAAGCTTTGATGATAAGCCATCAGTTCGCTTTGATGATAAGCCATCAATCGGCAAGTCCACATCAAATACTGACTCGGACGCAAAATCATGGGATGGTTATGGTAAATTTAATAATATTCCTATTAATCCGGATATTCATATGTCTTCTGAACCCAAACTAACAAAGGAAGAAATGATGCGAGAGAAATTCAAGTTTTTGCGAAAGTTAGAGGCGCTTGAGAGAAAGGGTGTTGAGCTAACTAAGAAATACAATATGGAATCTAGTTTAGCGGAAATGCAAGGTGAATATGAAATGATTATGGAGGAAAAGGCCAAGCAAAATTCAGTAAAGTTTCAAGGTAATATGATGATGGCTATTATTAATGGTATAGAGTTTTTAAATAATCGTTTTGACCCATTTGATGTTAAATTGGATGGCTGGGGTGAACAAATTAATGAGAACATTACTGATTATGATGAGATTTTTGGCGAGTTACATGATAAATATAAGTCAAAGGCTTCTATGTCACCTGAACTCAAGTTGTTATTCCAGCTCGGTGGTAGTGCTATGATGGTTCATATGACTAATACTATGTTTAAGAGCGCAATGCCAGGTATGGATGATATTATGAGACAAAATCCTGATTTAATGAGACAATTCCAGTCAGCCGCCGTTAATTCTATGGGGCAAACAAATCCCGGATTTTCAGGATTTATGAGTGGACTAATGGACCCCCAACCACCTTCTGGAAGAGGCCCTCCCCCTCCTTTATCAACACAAGGACCTAATGTTGTGCCACCTCAAGCAAGACCTGGTAATAATAATGAATCAATGAGTAGAAGCAGTTATTTTAACAACGGCAATACAAGTAGAAATATGAATGATGGCATTAGTATTAAGGAGACCAGTTTTGGAGTGCCTGGGTTTGAACCGCCGCAACCAGCAAATAAGAGTAGCAGACGTCCTGATATGAAGGGTCCTGGTGACATTACAGATATATTATCAGGTCTCAAAACAAAGACAATCAATATTTCCGAAGCACCATCACCTGTAAATAACAATAACAATGATAATTTTACAGAGGACAACAATAGCAGTACTATTAGTATTAATGATTTGAAAGATATTCAGACAAATGCTAATGTTCCAAAGCGCAGTAAGAGAAAGCCCCGCTCGGATAAAAATACGGTTAGTTTAGATATTTAATAAAGCAAAAATATTATATTATTGCCATATATTAGAAATAATATATGACAAAAACTAGAAGCGTAATTGGAGAAGGAGCGTATGGGTGCGTTCATAAACCAAGCTTACATTGTAAACGTCCACCCAAACGCAATTTTAATTATAGTAATTACGTATCAAAATTAATGAAAAAACACAGGTCAGAAGAAGAATTAAATGAATTTGTTAAATTTCATCAATATGATCCTCAAAATGAATATCATTTAGGGATGCCAATTAGTTGCGAGTTAGATATTAAAGGCAAAATGGATGAAGATATTGCTGAATGCGGTAAAATGGCACCCAAAGTATTTTTACATCCTGAGAATTATGGATTGTTAGTTATGAAATATGGTGGGCCTGATTTAAAGATATTTTGTAAGAACGAAATAAAAAAGTTTTTAAAGACAAAAAAAAATGAGAAATCAGATAAGTTCTGGTTAGAAGCCCATCATTTACTAAAAGGACTACAGTTCTTTAGAGATAATAATATTGTTCATAATGATTTAAAACCGCAAAATATATTATTTGATCCAAATACTGGTAAATTGGTATTTATTGATTTTGGTCTAATGAGAACCAAACAAGATATAATTAAGTCATCAAAAAATAATACAAATAATCTAGGTGTATTTCATTGGTCTTATCCTTTGGATTGCGGATTTATGAATCAAGATGATTATACTAAGTATAATAAAGGAACTTCTAATGGATATTGTAAATCAGTTCAGAATGAGCTTACTGGTATGATTGTATCAGGAGACAAAAAAAATACAACCAGTTTAGATATTGAAACACCAGAAGCATTTGATTTATTTTTCTCTTATATTAATCTAAGCGGTAAAGACCAGCAAGCATCAGCAAAATATGCCTTTATGGATGAGTTTTTTGATGGACTGAATCAAAATATAAAAAAAAATTATGACAGTTTTTTGGATACAGTTATAAATTCAATTGATATATATGGTCTTGGATTCTCGTTACAATACATATTGAATTGCTTTATGAGACATAATGCTGTTTCATCACAATTTTATACTAGTGCTTCGGCGTTATTTGCCAAGATGTATGAGCCTAATCTTGAAAAAAGAGAGTTAGATATTAATGTTTTGTTAGATGAATATGAGAATATTTTATTGGAAGACGGTATATTATCTAGATTAAATAATAAATTTGAAGACCATAAATTAGTAAATAGCTCGCCAATGCCATCATCAATTATGCGCCTTGCTGAAAAAGAAGAAAAGAGTAGTAATACAGGTAAGTCTTTATCTGAAAAGTTAGAAAGTATTGCTTACCTAGACCCAGTAAAATCACAAGGGAAAGGGAAAGGGAAAGGGAAAACTAGAAAAAATATAAATAAAACCAAGTCTAGAACTAAAAGTAGAAGTAGAAAATAATATTATTGTTTCTAATGAAAAAAGTAATAAGTAATAAAACAAATACAATAATATTATTATATATAAAATGGCAAATTCAAAGGTAAAAGCAGAAACAGAAGAAATAGAAGAAAAAGGAGAAGAAGTAAAAGATAAGAAAACAAAAGTTGAAAATGGTCTATTTATTTTTAGACGAGACCTAAGAATAGTTGATAATAATGGTCTATTATTAGCAAATAGCAAATGTAAAAATTTATATACAATCTTTATTTTTACTCCTGAACAAGTAACTGGTACTAACAAATTTAAGTCTGATAATGCTGTCCAATTTATGATTGAATCATTACAAGATTTAGCATCAGCTATTTCTAAAAAAGGCGGACACTTGTATACATTTTACGGTAAAAATGATACTATTATAAAACAACTTATAAAATCCTTAGATATTGAATTAGTATGTTTTAATAAAGATTACAGTCCATATGCCGTAAAAAGAGACGAAAGTATTATTGAACTTTGCCAAAAGAAAGACATTAGTTGTCAAGTAGAAGTAGCACAAGATTATTATTTATTAGACCCAGGAACTGTATTAAACGGCTCCAAAAAAATGTATCAGAAATTTACACCTTTCTATAATTCGGCCCATAAGAAGCACATTGATTTACCATCCTCAAAACAAGTTACCAATTTGGCTAAGACTAGTAAGCAACTCGCAAACACAATAAGTCTTGAAACAGCGCTACACCGTTTTACAAAAGTAAATCCAGATATATCTGTTAATGGTGGACGAGAGCACGCAATTTCGCAAATTAAAAGTGCTGCTAGAACCCAGTCTCACTATTCTAGAACACATAATGAGTTGTCTAAAGAGACAACAATGCTTTCGGCATATATTAAATTTGGCTGTTTAAGTATCCGAGAAGTTTACAAGGTTTTCAGACATAATACAGACCTTATTAGACAGCTTTGGTGGCGCGATTTCTACGCAAATATTTTATATGCTTATCCGCATGTACTTGGTCACGCAATGAAACCAAATTATAATCGCGTTCAATGGCATCATAATTCTAATTGGTTTAAAGCTTGGACAAAGGGTATGACTGGTTATCCAATTGTGGACGCCGGTATGCGCCAATTGAATGCCACTGGTTATATGCACAATAGAGCACGTCTAATTACAGCTTCTTTCTTAGTAAAAACACTACTAATTTCATGGGAATATGGTGAGCAATACTTTGCTAAAATGCTCACTGATTATGATCCCGCATCAAATAATGGCAATTGGCAATGGATTGCTGGTTCTGGTGCTGATTCACAACCATATTTTCGCATATTTAGTCCCAAGGAGCAGAATAAAAATTTTGACCCTGATTGTACATACATTAAAGAGTGGATTCCTGAATTACAAAATGTAGAACCAAAGGATATTATTAATTGGGATACTGAGCACGTAAATTATACTAGCAAAACAGAAGGTGGAAGATATCCTGGACCTATTTGCGACTTTGCAAAGCAAAAAGAGTTGGCACTCAAAATGTACGGTGCGGTCTTTAAGTAGATTTGAAATATATATTCTAAAACAACTTAAAGGCGCCCTCGGAAAATAAAAATTGAATTAATATAATATTAAACACAAATTGGCATAATATTATATAATTAAAAATGTCAACTCCAGTTAATACCAATACCAAGAAAACATTTATATTTGTTGATGGCAGTTATTTCTGCTTCTATCGCTATCATTCACTACTTACTTGGTGGAAGAATGCTTATCCTGAAATTATTCTTGATGACCCATACCAAAATGAACAATTTGTAGAAAAGTTTAAAAAGACATTTGTAGAGCATATTACTAAGTTACAAAAAAATCTTAAAATTCATAAAACTGTTAAGCCAATAATAATAGTTGGTAAGGATTGTAAACGTGAAGACATTTGGCGTAATGAGTTATTTTCAAAATACAAAGCAAATCGCGCAAATGGCGCTGAGGATGGGTTTATGGGTGGTCCATTTTTTAAGATGGCTTATCAAGAAAATTTATTTATAGAAGGTGGAGCAAAAATAGTTTTAAAACATCCTAAGTTAGAAGCGGATGATTGTATCGCATTAACTGTAAAGCATGTATTACAGAAATATGAAGATTGTGATATCTATATTATTACATCTGATAAAGATTATTTACAGTTGGCAGAACCACGGGTTCATATTTATAATCTTGGCTTCAAGAAAATTACAGACCAAAAAAGTTCAACTGGTTCAGCTGAGTGCGACTTATTTTGTAAAATAGTAATGGGTGATATTAGTGATAATATTCCTTCTGTATTTCCAAAATGCGGACCTAAAACGGCACTTAAATATTATGAAAACAGAGATGATTTTGAGAAAAGACTAAATTCTTGTAATGAATTTATTTCACAATATAATATTAATAAAAAAATTGTTGATTTTAATGAGATACCAATAGTATATGCTGCTGAATTCTTTGAAACAAATACTTCTGTTATAAACGAAATATTATAAAATTTTAATATTTATAATTTGTAATAATGGAACTTCCTGACAATAAAACATTAAACTTACAATTATATATTTTAGACCCACTTTCTGTAATTATTAAACTGGCAATCCTTAGCAATAAACCAGTAGGAACTAAAATCTGTATATCAAATAATATAATTTTTTTACAGGAGCCAGGTCCATTTCAAGCACTTTGTCGTTATATATTTAGCACTAACAAAACTGATATTCAATACATATATAATCCTATCCAAATAGCATGTCAGACATATTTATCCAAAGAAGCAATAAAACAGAATCCAAAACTTAAGGAATTATTTAAATGTGCGCAAAATGGTCTCCAAAGACTATGTGAAACTTATAAAAGTTGCTCAATTATTCGCCTATGTATTAACTATTATATAACTTTAATTGACAATCATTTACAAGAAATTTATAATGAAGCATTATTTAAAAATGATACTATGACCCCTTTATATACAACTGAACTAACAAAAATATTTACAAAGCTATGGACTCAAGAGCGCATTAAGATTATATTGAATCTAACAACATTTCTGATTGCTGATGAAAATGCTGCGGCAAATGTGAAATCGGTGGAAACAATTATGGCTGATATAGATTCTCAGGTTCAGAAACTTTTATAAAATAAAAAATATTTTTATATCATTTCATATAGCACTTTATAATAACTTTATTTAATTAATTATTTATTTATTTAATTAATTATTTAATTATTTATAAAATTAATATTGTTATGCTCTTTTTCATAATTTAAATAATATATATCTAACTTATTATCAGTACTATCTAGGTCTTCTATTCTTAATCCTCTAATAAAACTATTTAAATTTGTTGGAATCATAGTATTTCCAAATTCACACAAAATATATTCACTAATTATTATTTCACCATATTTACGATATAACATTTTTTTAATAAATATTAAATCCTTATCAACACAATTCATCTGATTTATAATAAGAAATCGTAAAATCTCAGATAATTCAACATCTTTTTTATTACATTGGTCAAGTAAATTTAATAGTTCATCAATATTATTATCTTGAAGAGTAAATATTACTGTCTTTTTACCTCTAACATTTGTTATAATTTTATTAAATATTGTTTCAATATTAGGTTTATCAAACATATTAATTCTTATTAATATATGTAGCTGTTGGATAATAGAATTTATTGTTGAAATATTATTTAATTCACGATTAATTAATACAAAAACTTGATTTGTTAAAAATTTTGGATACTCCGAGACGTTATAATAGTCTCTGAAATATGGATTTAAAATTTTGGTTACAAAATTATTGTAATTATCAATTAATATATTAATTGAACCAAACCACGCACTAACCTTTTCTTTTAATATAGTGTCAATCTCACTTACAAAACTAGTCATAATAGAATTATATTCTGCTGTGTCAATTAATTTAATATTATCATAAATTTTTTTATATTGTAAAATTAAATTTTCAAAAGTTTCTAGTTCAAACCATCCGATTCCTCTAGTAATATCGCGCAACTTTGGTAATTGTTTTAAATTATATAATAAATTATCAATGCGCATTTTACTACCTTTATCATTATCTTTTAAGAATTGGTGTAAAATACTTTCAAGACGACTGAATCCTGATAATTTTATCATTGTATTAATAAATTCTTGGTCTTTTAAAATATCATATACACGTGCTTCTTGGGTTGCTGGTTTTAAAGTGCTAAATTTCTTACCATTTTCATTAATGCCAATTTTTAAAATTTGCTCTGGTGTCAACTTAAAATTTTGGCCATGTTTTTTTACCATTCTATACAAATAAGCATCAATCGCACATAATGGTATAATACCAATCAAATTATCTTTTAGACCTTTACTAGTAAATTCTCTTATAACTGTAGTTTCAACTTGTTCAAACATTTCTCTAAGTTCACCAGTAATTTCTAATTTATCACTATCTTCATCAGTTTGCATATCATCTGCTTTATTTACAATTACTAATGTGTAAATATTACGGCTATTTGTTTTAAATTGGTCTCTAGTATTGTTAGTTATAAATCGCAACATATCCATTTCATCTGATGTATTAAGACCAGAATGAATATCAACTAGAAATACAACCAAATTAAATTTGTGAAAATTCGTCTCTAAATAATCGTAATAAATATCTTTTGTTCTAGCATCATTTAGACCTGGAATATCATATACATTAACATAAGAGTTTTCTAAAATATTTATATCTAACTTACCTACATTAAATACTAGTTCTTTATAATCCTTTTTAGTAAATTTCTGTCCTGACTCGGTCTTTTCTATAATTTCCTTATTTTTCTCTGATATTATTCTGTAAATTTCTTCAGTTGGAAGATCATGGTTACTTTCATTTTCAATATAAACAGTTGGCCACATAGTAGTTCGTTTTATTTTACATTGGGTTAATTCTTCACAAAAGACACCATTTAATACAGTTGATTTTCCAGTTGAAACACCACCAACAAAACATAAATTAATATTATCTTGTGGAATTGTTACTTGGTCTTTTTCTTCAGAATGTTCCAAAGAATGTTCCAAAGAATGATCGTCAATCTCCTGAATTTTTAAATTCATATTATTGAATAATTCAAGTGGTTTATCATTTTCTGAATCATAATCATCTGAATCATAGCAACCATTTTCAAAATTATCTATTATTTTAGATATTTCTTTTCTTACACAAGATACTATTTCAGTCTTTTCTAATTTATCTAACTTATTTGCCAAATATTTTTGCGACAAATGTGTAGCAAAGTTTTGTCTTACTTCAGGTTTAACATTTTTACCATTTCTTGTTTCCCATTCTTGAATTTCATTATCAAGTTCATTTCTAGCTATAGATAATTCTTTAGGTATAGTTTCTATAAAATGAGGTTTTAAATATTTTTGTAAAGTAAAATAAGATAGTTCATCTGATGGAGTAAGATTAAGAAGAGAAGTTAACTTGAAATCAGGTTTAATTATTATGTATCTATTAGTAAAATCCTGAAGATTATTTTTTTTTATATAATTATTAATTTCATTACTAACTTCAGTACGAGACATACAAGTATCTTTGGGTTTTCCCAAAAATTCAGCAAGACTATTTGAAATTCTAACAGGAGTAGTAAATCCGGCCATTTTATTGTATAGAGTGTTTATATTGTTGTTTAATGCCTTCAAAATAAAAAACAATATTTAATTCAATTTTTATTTGAGTTTATTATTTATTTAAACTAATAAATTTAAGAAATAGCAAGAAATATGTTATTAACTTGACAATATGTTTGTAGTTCAACTACATTTACTCCAGTACAGCCTTGAAACTTAAGTGTCTTTATTTTATGTTTTTTTTCACTTAGAATCTTAACAACATCTTTAAGACCAGGCGCACTTGTAATTGTTAAAATTTCTAAATTTGGAAAGTATTGAATACCTTCTAGTGATATAAATGTGTTATGAGAAGCATTATGGTTTAATACTAATTCTTTTAGATTTGTATTTATAATTTTTGCTAAATTAGTTATATTATTACTGGCATTAAAATTATTAATTGTTAATTTCTCTAATTTGTAAAAGATACTAATATTTTTCCAAATAGTTTGTCCTTGATCTTGAAATGTTATTTCTTTTGCTGAGATATTATTTATTACTGTTGCTGAATTTTGTAAGTCACACCAATGACCTTGGGGAGTATAAATATTAGACATAAATATCTGGCAACAATCTATTATTTGATGTAACTGATTTACACTTGCCTCTAGATTAGCACATTTATCTGTCAAAGTCTTAATAGCAAGAGCTTGTTGTTGCTCCAACTTATTAAAATTTAGTGTTAATTGACCATCATTTGACATTAACTTTTCTCGTAATAAAACTTCAAAATTTATTTTTAAAAATCCTCCAATTGTTGCGTTAAATGCTAATTTTATAACCTCACTATTAACACTAATATCTAATAAATAGTCTTTATTCTCTCTAGTAAAACAATTTGTCATAATCTTATATACATCTTCTAGAGAAATAGATACACGTAATTCCTTCAAATCAATATTTCCTTCATAAGATAAGAAATTAATAGTGTCAGTTATTTTTAAATAAATACTTCGCTCATTTAATGATGAAATAATAGAATAATTTTTGTAGGTAAATGCGTCAGTCATCTTTTTTTGTAATAATTAGTATACATAATTTATATATTTTTTAGAAAATTTCAATTTTATTTACATTACTAACAAAATTATATTGTATTATAATACAATATAATAATGATGGAAGAAGAATCATCTATTAAACCAGTATCTGAACCTGTGTCTGAACCTGTGTCTGAACCTGTTGTTAATTCTGATGTAGAAAATAATACTATTTCTGAAATGACAGTTGTTAAACCAAATAATGTAATTAGTGTTAAAATTGGCACTATTTTAGCCGAAACTGTTGACAAAATCAATAACAAGTTAAATGACCAGGACTTTAATCAAAAGGTCAGCGTCTCAATTAGTGTTGTTTTGGAATTATATCGTGTCCTTGTGTCATCATTTTTAGTCCTATTTGTTCCTCAAAAGTGCGGTGACCATGTCTGCTCTCTCAGCGAAAATATGGTCTTTGAAAATCACCTTTATAATGCTGGTCTTGTATTTAACTTTATTACAATGGCTGCTTTTTTAGCAATGTATACATTTGAACTTAAACGTGAGAACCGATTAATTACATATTTAGAAGTTAATAAATCCGTTGCGTCTGATAATAATTCCGTTGGCCAAGCATTAGAAAAGTTGTCCGTTGATAAACGCAATAGTATTTGGCAGCTAGATAAGTATTATATTTATTCAGGTCAGACAGCAATTGTTATGTTTATTATAAACACAATTTTATCTGGTTTTGTTGTTTATGAGTATTATCTTGATAGCCAAACAACATCAACATATATTACAAATATATTGTTTATGATTACTAAATTGGCAGATGTATATTCTAATGTAAATACTGAGAAGAATGTGTTTTATTCAGCTTACATGAAGGGTAAAATACAATACAATGATGTGGATCCCAATAAGATGATTGTTTCTGAAACTGTTTTATTGGAAAAAGGAGAATATAATACAGTTCCTGGAGTAATCCCACCTGTAAAGACTGATTTAAAAGTTATCACTAATAGTGATAGTGACAGCAGTGATAGTAATAATGAAACCCAAGAAAATGAAAAAATTATTGTAACTATACATGATATTAATAGCCCTAAATCATCTAGTAATGATTTACAAAGCCTTAATGAAAATCAATAAATGATTTATAACTATAAAATATTTTATAAATAATTTATCTTCTATAACTTCTGCTTTTTCTATATTTCTTTGATTTCTTAGATTTTCTAGATTTCTTAGATTTTCTAGTATTGCGTTTTTTTCTTCCTTGCGCTACATATTGATTCTGTTCTTGACCTCCGTGATTTTCAATCAATCCTTCAATAGTATTAATTATATCTTGCATTTCATCTATTTGTTCTGGTGTTCCATCGCCATCTTGTGCCATATCCATCATAAATTGTAAATGAATTGCCATATTTTCCAAAATATTATTTAGTTCATTTATTTTATATTGATTGGTGTCATTATCTCTAAATCTTTCAAATACTCGTTTTGCTCTACGATATGCTCTATCTTCATCTTCCATAACTGTCCAGCCACGAATAAATGTTTCTAGACGATTTAATACACCGATATCTAAATCATCATTATTACGTACATGATTAATATATGTTCTTGGGTCTTGATTCATATAATATATTATTAAAATAAAAAATATATTTTTATAGGCTTTAAAAATTGTTTAACAAAATGGTGTTATAGGTAAATCATCTCTTACAAAATACGCGTCACCTTCTTTAGTCCAATTAACAACCAGTGTAATTATTTCAACACCTGTCTCAATAGCTATCTTTACGGCTTCTCTATATTCAGGATCTATAATAGACGGCTGAAAACAGTTAACATCTGTTCGCTGTATAACATAGCACATTATACAACGAATTTCTGTCTTACTTTTGATAAGTGTCATTTCGCGTATATGTTTTAACGCACGTGGACTCACTGGGTCGCTACTTTTCTTTCGGTAACCATCTGGAAAATATGCGACTTTTGAGTCTATTGCTCTATCATCATAGCATTTCCCCTTTCTATCCTTTGCTGTAATATCTTCATAATCAGCAAGAGGTACATTTTTTACTTCCATTATAAATGGAATACCATTACAATCTACACCTGTAAAATCAAAACGTGAATCTATTTTATCTTCTACAAAAAGCACAGTTTCGCGCTTATATCTTTTTATATTTTGTAATTTTGACAGCAAATTTTTATTTAATGCGGCTTCTACTAGTTCTTCTGCTAACTTTGGATGGATTCCAACAATAATTTCGGTTTCCCTTTCTAAAAGAATAGATAAATAGACGCGATATGTACAACTAAGCTGTTCTTTATTTTGAACCTTGGATTTTGACTTACTCTTAGGCTCAATTGCTTTCATCAGTATTTTTGCTCCTGCGTCACATAGTCCACAGCATCCGAGAGCGGCACTATGACCTAGAATAGTATTTGCTTCTTTTTCTGTATCTTTTTCTTTATCTAATTCTGATTCTAATAAAGGAATAATATCGGCAACATATGGGCTTTTTACAAATTTTGAAGGTCGTTTTACAACATTACCTTCAATCAGGTTGTCTATTTTTAACAAAAGTGACATTTATTACTTGATTTATTTTAATTTAATTTATTTTAATAAAAAGAAAAAATAAATCAAATACTATTTCAATTTTTTACAATTTTATTTTTTCATATCATACTCATCCATACTTTCCAATAATTCATAAGCATCTATTTCTAACAGTTGTTGTTTTTGTTCTTCTGTTAATAAATCTTCACAAGCAGTCGCAGTCGCAGTCGCAGTCGCAGTAGAAGCATCAGTCACAGTATCAGTCGCAGCATCACTAATAGACCCTTTATATTCCTCTCTTAGATTTTCTTGTAACTCTGGCATATTTTTAAATATAGCTTTATAAAACTCCAATATCTTTCTATACCGTTCTAATTCTAATTTGGGTATTTTTATTTCTAGACCTTCTTGCTTATATTTTTTATTTTCAAGTATTTCTAATAAAATCAGTAAAGACCATGTTTGACAAAATACATCATTTTTTGTTGATTGTGCTGGTCTTTTCAGATGAATAAAACTAACATTATAACCTTTCATTTCAAAATATGGCTTTATAGATTCATGAGTAACTTCAGCATAATAAATACCAATATAGTTTTCTTGCTTTTTATCAAAAGCCGGGTCTATTACATATACTTTTTTATTATCATTATCTACAATAAATGATTGATAATGTGTCTCATTATCATTCTCATGTTGCTGAACATTAGTAGCCGTAAATACTATAATATCATCTAATGTTATTACATAATCTAAATATTTTTCAATAATCTTATATTTATCTTGTCTTGTCTTGTTTTTTTTAACAAAAGGATCAAATGTGCGAATATCTTTTTTTAATGTATGTTTTAAATTATATATAGTATTTAAAATAATATAGCGTCTTATGCTTTCATCACCAAGTAATATTTTGATTGAATGAAGCAGCCAACTAATAGCTAAATCATTAATTTTCATTTATTAATATTAATAATATTTTATTTTCTCATCTTTCTACTTTTATTTTTTTTCAATTTTAAATTTCTTATAGAACCAGAACCACCGCGTTTCTCCTTATTAGTTGTTTTTGGACTTGGTTCTGAGTAGTCTATTGAATCTGAATTAGAAAGAGAATTTTCGGAAAAATATTTATTTATCTTATTTGGATTATTACCTTGATAAATATAAGCATCGTCAATTGGTGCTTGATAATATTGTAGTCCAAATATATCAGCCAATGACCTTCTGATTTCATTAAAATTTGCGCTACATAGTGCTGATGTTTTTTGTAAAGCTGACACTGATTTACCAGGATACAATGTTAGTTCTACATTTGCGTAAAATGCCAATTTAGATTCCCGTTCTAAAGCTCTATTTAAATAACTCATTTGTTTGGCATATGAATATTGCTGTAATGGATTTATTGGTTGTTGTCCGTAAATAAATGGATTTATTCCTTGTAGTTGTGTAGCATTTGCTGTCTTTTGAGCGCCAAGTAAAGGATTTACTGGAGGTTTTATTACAGGATATACTGGCTGCTGAGCATATTGATATGGTAGCATTGGAGCATATGGATAAAGAAGTTGCTGCTGTTGCTGTCTTAGATTATAATTTAAATTAGTATCTTTGAGTCCTTGTTGTAATCCTTGTAACCCTTGTAACCCTTGTAACCCTTGTAACCCTTGTAACCCTTGTAACCCTTGTAACCCTTGTAATCCTTGTAATCCTTGTAATCCTTGTGCTGCGTAGTAACGATCTCTTGGATTCCCATTACCATCTCCACCTTTCATTGAACCAAATTGTATCTCACTTTGTAAACCACTCTCTTCTTGTTCTATCTCTTTTATTCTTGTCTCAATTTCTTTTTTCTTTGCTTCATAATTTGCTAATCTTATTATAGACGGATGTTCTGGACCTGGATTATTTAAACTCTTTATAATATTTTTACTTTTAGTTACTTCTCTTTTAATACCTGACAGTGTTTTTTTTAGTTCACTTATAGGCATATTACTAATATCTCTATCTAATAATGATACTGTTCTTAGAATACTAGGTCTATCAATTTCCTCTTCTATTTCTTTTTCTCTTTTACTTTCTTCATTTAGACTATCTTGTCTTATTTGTGGAACTATATTGTTATCATTACTTTCCATTTGTATTATTTTTTCTTCTGATTCATTATTACAAATATACTGAATATAAATATCAATATATGACATTTTTTCTTGTATTGTTTCATAAGAATACAAATAATTATTATCAGGTTTAACTCCTAAGTTATATACCATTTTATAACTTATTTTCTGCTGAGTTTCATCATTATTAACAAGTTTTAGTAAAAACAAAAAATTATTACCAGGGTTGTAATCTAATTTATCACAAATTAGAGTAAATGATTTGCGAATTTCTATTAGATTAGAAAATATAGAACCTCCTTTCATTATACTAGTAGTTTTATTAGATGTTATATTGTATTGATTTTCTTCGTAATTTAATTCACCATTATTCTCATTACTCATCTGGAAAATAATAAGTTCACACTTTAATAGTGCTCTAATTCTGTCTAATTTAGCTTCGTCGTCAGAAGAACCATTTAATTCTTTTAATAATGTATTTATTGCTGTATTATCTGGTCCTATACCAAGATAATTATCTGTTATAATCCAATCTTGATTAAAAATATCTTGTTCACCATCATTATTAATATCAATACGAAGTCCATTTATATTACTCCATCCATAAATACGACTCATTTGAGTATTAAATGCTTCAGATAAACCAACTTCTATTTCATTATTTTTAATATTTGCCCATTTCCAAATTTTTGTTTCATATGCCGGAAAATTTAATAAATCAATTGTTAAAGATGAACCTAAACCAGATGGAGATTGAAATAAACGACAAATCTGTGTTATACCATTAGCATCTATTACAGGCTCTATTAATTCATGAATCTTTTCACAGTATTTTTTCAAATCATTTCTTAGTTTTTCAACTAAAACAAATTTTTGTCTATATAGTCGTTCTGTTAATTCATTTGAATTTATTTTTATTTGAATATAATCAATATCTTTCTGATTTTCCGGTTCACTCAGTTCTTCTGTTGACCACATTAAAGATCTTGGTAAAATAAAAACAGAACCTGCACTAATACTATTTTTTATACTTTTATAATAATAATCAAATGTAACAGCAATTTCTTCCTGAACTTTAAAAATATTTGACTCAGATACATATACATAATTTTGTCTTAAGCAGCGTAATTCTAGTAAATATGTAAATAATACAATAGACTCATAAACATCTATTTCTCTTTCTTTTAAATCTATGAAACGCTTTTCTTGTTCAGTAACAGGATTCTTTTTAGATAAGAAACTATCTTTCCTGGAAAGATTATATAAATCATAGTCTGAACCAAAATCCTTAGTTTCTGTCATTATTTTATTAAAATTTGATAACATAACAGTATCTTCTAAAACAGGTTTACTATCTATTTTTAATTTGTCTACATAATTATTATAATTTGTTAGTTCATTTTGTAAATTGGATACTTTATCCTTGGTTTCATTTGAAATTGATTGAATAAAATCTGGTAGCATTTCAAAATACATTTTCCATATATCTGCTTGATTTGTAAAACAATAAAACATAATAATTAATAAATATATTTCATATTGCTTCTTTTCAATAAATAAAATTCGCATATTATTTTTATATTTTTCCATTTCATTTGCCGTATTTATATTTGGTTCTTTTTGCTCAAATTCTGTTTCAAAACTAGTATCAAACCATTTTAAATGTTTAGAATTATAACTTGTAATATTGCCTTCATACATTTTTTGATATTTTTCTAAGTTTGTATTTGTAGTAACACCATTAGCTAATGCTCTAAAAACTTCTAAGTCATAATCTATACATTTATCAGCTAACGGCGCCTTTGAACTCTTTTTATAACCAATCATTTTTACATAGTTTATTTTAATGTATTCTAATAATTCAACAATACTTTGAAAATATGGTTTTTGTAATTTAAAAATTTCAAGAAGTGTTTGTGATAATAATTTAATATTTTTCATATATGATTTTTTTTGTTCTACTAATCTTAGTATTCTATCTTTTGTCTGAAATGGACTTCTGTCAATATTCATTTTTATTTTATCTGATAATTCATTATACATATCCAGTATTGGATTAAAATTTTCAGAAATTATTTCAAAAAATTCTTGAGTTTTTTTAATTAATTTATCTTTATTATCAATATAATTATTATATTTATTTACTCCAGCATCAGTCTCGTCAATTCCTGTTATATAATTAACAAATGCGTCGTCATTTAGTCCAATAACAAGTAGAAATGTAATTGGCTCACACGGGTTCATTCGTCCTTTAACTGCTTCAAAATTTATAGGGTCATTTTTGACTAGTCCAGTTCCAAGTAAATAATCTAAAAAAGCCGGCATTTTATTTAATTTTATATTACTTTGAATAAATGCGCGACTAGGTTTTAATGTTTGTTGTTGCTCTAATTGTTTTTGTTGCTCTTGAATTTTTTGTTTTAATTCATTTTTAGCCTTTTTACCTCTTGCCGACGCATTACCATATAACATTGATTCATCAATTTGTTTTAATTCTTCTCGTGCTTCTTTTTCGGCTTTTTCTGTGTCAGCTGTTATTCCAACTAATTGTTCAACTGGCTTTATATCAGTCTCCCAATTACCTTTGCGATATTTATATTTAATAATAGTATATGGTTTATTACTAATATATATTATATTATTTTCCTTGAACAATGTTTTTACGGTTAGTTCTATATTATTATCAATTACACCATCTTGTTTAGCCTCAGTATATGTTAGTTTCTTTTGCATATCAAATATATCACTTAAAATACGTTTTTTCATTAGTTCAAATTGATTTGCTAGAAAGAACTGCGTTAAAACTGTTTCTTTTGGGGCTTCTTCTGGTATTTCCATTATACCTTTTCTTGTGTATTCAAAAGAGGTATCCGCAAATACAGTATCACTACTTACATTTGGAACTAACATTTGAGGTGTAAAAGTTAAATTATAGACATTGGTATCTAGATAAAAAATAATAGAATTTGGATGTTTACTCTTTTCTTTTCCTTCTTTCATATTTTTTATATCTTTAAAACTAGTTGGAGGAATTACTGCTTTACTTATAGAACTAGGTCCAGGTGTAGGTCCAGGTGTAGGTCCAGGTGTAGGTCCAGGTGTAGGTCCAGATTTAGAACCAGATATAGGTCCAGGTTTAGATTCAGGTTCTTTAAATGTAACACTAGAAGATATATTAGATTCTTTAGAAGACGCACTTGGAATTGAACTAGAAGAACTAGCGGTAGAAGTAGAAGCACTACTAGAAGATTCAGTAGATTTTGAAGCACTGGATTTTGAAGCAGTGGATTTTGAAACATCAGAAGAAACTATTGAAGAAGCTTGAGTAGTCATAGAACTAATACTAGATGGTTCATCAGACTCAGTAGTCATAGAACTAGCTCTACTTGGTGGTCTGGATATAGGTTTATTTATTTTTTTTATACTTGACTGTGTAAGAGATGATATTTGTTCTTCAGTAGGTTTTGGTATATTATAAATATCTGATTTTATTTTAGTTTTAGTTGGTTTAGGTTTTTGCTCCATATTTATAATACTTGTATATTTTTAAATTATATTTTAATGTAAATTTGAATAACTATCTATAATACTAGTGTTAAATGTTAAGAATGAATTTTGCTGTTCTTTCTTAGTCTTTTCCTTCTTTGCTTTTTCTAAAACAGCAATTGCTGAACTAATTTCTTGTTCTGAAACAACACCATCACTATTTGTATCTACTAATTTATTTAAAACTTTATATTTCTCAGGAACAATACAATAAGGACTCTCTTCATTGAATAAATGGTCTGATAATACTGTAAATACAGCTGTTAAAACAAGTGATATATAAATATCGCGAGTTCCCATCCATGCCATTGAGAAAACAAGAATTTGTTTAGTTACATTCATTTTTAAATATTCCTCAGTAGATTTACTAAATTGTATTGAAATAAATTTTGAACCAATGTTTAACAAAATCATAATAACACCAGCAAAAAATTTACTATTATTTAGAAATAATATATGATTATGAACATATTCAAACATATTTGAAAAAACATTTGTCATTTATATTAAATTAATATAAAAAATAAATTAAGAAATAATAGAATGTTTATACTTGGTGTCTGATATATAAATATTTAATAGGGCGCACCCATACTGCTAAATGACTCTTGAGTTGTAGTTGATGGTGATGATGATGGAGCAATCTCATCATATTTGGATTTAAACATTCCCTTATTTACAGGAATAGTATTAGATGATTTAGATTTTAATGCTTGTTGAATAGATTGTCTATCAACACCTCCTGTGTTTTGTGTACTTGTTGTGATTGTAGTGGGTGTGGTGGCAGGAGCAGTAGATGTAGTAGTAGTAGGCGCAGTAGATGTAGTAGTAGCAGTAGATGTAGTAGTAGATGTAGTAGGAGCAGTAGATGTAGGAGTAGTAGTAGATGTAGCAGGAGCAGTAGTAGATGTAGTAGTAGATGTAGCAGGAGCAGGAGTAGATGTAGTAGCAGTAGAATCAGTGGCAGCAGGTGTAGAAGTACTAGCCTGTGCCTGCTGTAATTCTTGTTTTAAATTTATAAGATTCTGACCAGTGCCAACCAAACTAGGGTCTATATTAGCACCAGTGCCAATAGACGCATTATCAAACCCTTCAAACATATACATATTTGACGCAACAATGATACATAAGGCTACTAACAAGCCTAAAGTAACATTATGCATTGAAAAAAATATAATCAAAGCAATAAGTCCTACTCTTCCTAAAATATTATTATACATATTATTTATTGACCTAGGACTAACAATTAAAACAACAACTAACATAGTAAATAAAAATCCAAGACCGTGCATTTTGTTAAGAGCCATTCTATATAAAATACTTAATATATTATATTTTATAGTTTTGTTACAATAAATAATTATCTTAATTTTTATTAAGAGAATAATGTCTTTAGCAATGACCGCCCAAACAATAGAAAATTCAGATTATAATAGTAATAATCATATAATAAATAGAAAAAGGACAAATAACAAAACACAAAAAAGAATACCTACATCTTTTGATGATATTGACCATTCAAAAGTTCAAAATGTGCTAAATTCTATTTATAAAAATTTGGGGGATGATATTGATAATAATCTAGGAGATTATAAACCAAGAACAAATTCAGCCCCTGTAAATGCCAGTTATACTCCTATTAATCCTTTGGCGCCACCGGCATCTATGAGACAAAAACAAGAGCAAACACAGTCACAAGGAGGTTCTAAAGAAGGTATGACAAATTATGATTATAACGCAGATGATGTAAATAACTATAGTAATAAATTTGTGCCACAACCTGTTCAAAATGACAGTATGGACTTACAGGATTTACAAGATGTATATATGAATAATGAACAAGTAAATCGCTACTTTAAGAATTTAGTACCAAATTTTCAACAAACACAAATTCAAACTTCAAATCAAAGTCAAAGTCAAAACCAGAAATCACAACAAACAGGCTATAGACAACAATCAAATTATAATTCTTCAGATACAAATCAAGTTCTTATTGAAAAGTTGAACTATATGATTAACTTATTAGAGGAACAACAAGATGAACGAACTAACAATGTTACAGAAGAAGTTATATTATATTCCTTTTTAGGCGTTTTTATTATTTTTGTTGTTGATGGATTTGCGCGAGTCACTCGCTACACAAGATAAATATAATATAATTATTTAAACATATAATTTATATTATATATGTTTAATCTTATTGAAATTGTTGTAGCCCGCTATAACGAAGACTTATCTTGGATAAAAGAATATCCATTTAGTCAATTCAAATATACTATATATAATAAAGGTTCAAATCAGGACTTTATTAAGCCATCTGTATATAGAGTTTTTGAATTGCCAAATGTAGGTAGATGTGACCATACTTATTTATATCATATTGTAAATAATTATAGCCAATTAGCACCAATAACCATATTTTTACCCGGCTCTATTCAACTACATCATAAAAAGATGTTGGCTATTCAACTCATTAATCATATATTAACTAATAAAAATGCCGTTTTTCTAGGTTATAAAACTGCTAATATTAAACAAACATTTGCTAAATTTACTCTAGATAATTGGTGCGCGTCTGACCCAAATAATCTTATCAATAATAACAATAGTCAATTAGAACCAGCATTATTAAGACCATATGGTAAATGGTATAAACATTTTTTTGGAAATATAATTGTCCAAAAATACTGCTATATGAGTATATTTTCAATAAATAAATTAGATATTATTAAGCATGATATAACAAGGTTCCAACAGCTTTTAAACGCAGTCAGTAGACATTCTAATCCAGAAGTTGGTCACTATATTGAGCGTAGTTGGGGCGCTATATTTCATCCAATGATAGCGACAAAATTTATAGCACATAAATAAAAACTAAAATAATATTAATTAATAATTAATACTTTATCTGACCTAAATGGAGTACGAGCATAATTATAAAAAAAATATGCTGTTGGTGATTCAAATACAGGATAGGTTTTCTCTTTGATATTATTTATAATATATTTGTTATCACTAATATCTTCTATTGCCAAATAATGATAATTTGGGTAACTTAATAATATTTCCCAGAGCGCATTTTTGAATCCTTGAATAAATTTTGTTAGTTTAACAGTATTTATAGAAGCAATTAGTGACAATAATTCTTTTCCTTTTTCTATATTTGTACATGTTTTTTTAAATATATATACTGCTTCAATTTCCATATCAGTTAGTAACATATAAATATAGATATTTTTACTTTTAACTAGACTTACCAAGTTGGTCATTTCAGGAATAATTGTAATATCATATTTACTATATTTTTTATCATTTGTTAGTTTATTAATAAAATTATATAAATAATACATGTTCTGGCTATCACCAACTAACAAAGTTGTCTTAGCATGTAATGGTTTTGGTGGAATTCTCCAGTTCTTCATATCAAATACAAATGTTTTATAAGCAGTAAGCGGAACAATCCCTGTCAGTTCACCTTCTCTTTTAAACAAACTAACACAAATATTTTGATTCTTATGGCACTGATTATATTCATGTGTTTGAATTAATTGCGGTGCAATATTCTTCTTTCTGAATCCTTTTTTAACGCATAAATAATCCACATAATATGTTTCAAATTTTACTAATTCCGGATTATTTGTTTTCCAAATTGTTACGACTAATGGTCTGCTAGTTATTGCTCCTACAAGCATTTTTTTATCAATAGTAGTGCCAGTTTTAACATCCATTAGAACATCCGGCTGCCAAAAAAACGAGAAAAATGATGGCACATTATGTCCTTCAAAATATGGTATTATATTGTCCTTTTCCGGAAAAAAAGTGTTGTCTTGATTTCTCAAATAGTTAAGTTGTATTAGGTCCATAAAATCTGTTAACTTAACCTTCATTAATGGGTCATCTTCCAATAATTTAGTTACTGGAATTGTCTCAATATCTATAAAATTTGTGTAGCGGTTTTTCTCGGGCAATTCATGACGTATAATACCTACATTAAAAAACATATAATAAATGTCATAAAAATGATATACAGGTTGAACGGCCCAAAATCTATATTTAATACGAATAAATATAAAAAATAATATTACTAATGAAATAATTACTCCAAGAAAATATAACAACATTTATTTTGAAATTAATATGTATTTATAAAACAAAAAATGTAACCCAAAACAACTTAAAAATGATTTAATATATTTATATATATTAACTATCTAAAATGTATTATTTACCGATTGACCAATTAATAAGTAAGTGTGGCAGACAATTTATTATTGATATGCTGCCAAGTTTGTTTATAGAAATAAATACGTATTCTGCCAAAGATAAGACTGCTCTATTTGATTATACATATGTTGGTAAGTCTTTAAATAAAATTCCTGATTTAGAGACATATATTAAACAAGGCGTTACTTCTAAACAAGAACATGTAAAGGAGCACTTGGAAGATATCCAAACTATTATTGATATTTTTTCTGAATGTAAAGATAAATCAAATATTGATATTTATGACTATGTTGTATTTAGTTATCTTGGTGATTTTACTGTAAAATATGAGAACCAAGTATCTGATTATAAGAATCCTGATAAGTCATTATATTTTGGTAAGTCATTATATTTAGATATACAAGCAGTTCGCATAGCATTAATTGATGAAATTATAAGACGCCAATGGACCGGTTACTATAATATATTTAATACTGGAATAAAGTATATTGGAGGTCTAATTTTATTTAAATTTAGTTATAGTTATTTGGGCAGTTATTTTTATGCTATGAAGAAAATGATTGGGATGTAAAATATTGTATGTAAAATATTAGATATAATATATTATTTTTTATATGAATAATAAATAATATTATTATTATTATTATGGAACTTGAAATAAATATGAATAAAATGTCTAAAACTGAGTTACAGCATTTACTTGTAACTATTCAAAAAGAAATTCAAGAAATTGATGCGCAATCATGTTATTCATTCACTTATTACTATTATTATTATAAAGATGGAAACAGGCGAAATAAATTAGCAAAACAAGTAGATGAAATCAAGCTTCAAATTATGTATAGAGAAGATGATGAACATTTTGCCAAATATAAACCTATGAAAGATAAGGACCCACTTAAAATGTTTCCTAAGTTTTATCTAAAACATAAATAATAGTCTATTCTATTTTGTCAGTATATTTATCAATTGTTACTGCTTTGGTAACATTCTTTACAATTTTTTCTATATTATCTTCTTGTTCTTGAACTGTACCACCTGACATTGAGTTCATTACAATTTTATTGTATTTTATATTTTGTTTTGTTGTCGGGTCGCGACATCCTGGATTATCCTTTACCCATTCATTAATATGTTTAATATTTTTAAAAGCAATTTGCTTAATAGCTTTTTTTAAATTTGGTTTATCTTCGGCTTCCTTTGTCCAACAATTATTCTCTTTAATATATACTGTCTCACGTTTTAAATCAGTACAGTGTATTGGTCTTTGACTTGTATCTAGATTATTAAGATTCTTTAATAGAATCTTTGAAACACCATTAGCATAATCCATATGCGCAAAATTCTCTAGGTCGCACATTTGTATTGCAATCGTATCAACAAATTCACTCATATTCATGGCTCCTTTACAAGTATCATTCAGAAATACATTTAAACAAAATGAATTATTATTATGTGAGATAACATTGTTAGTTGTGTTATTATTATTATTATTAATCGTATTATTTATATATTCTTTCTTAACAAGCTCCATAATTAAATTCTTAAAATCTGAATTTTCTTTTAATAAATACTGAATTAAATTTTCATTTGTGGACATTTCTGAAACTGACGATACTGTTGGATTATCAATGTGATTAGTATCAGAAGTTGGTTTACATTTTTTTTTATGTAACCATATTCCGTTATGAGAATAATATTGTTTAGAACAATTATCACATGTATATGTTTTTTGTTTGCTACTTTTTGGATCACTTTGGCTATCACTTTCATCACCAAATGCCAGTTTTTTGTGTTTTGCTGTTAAAATATGTTTTTCAAAATTATATTGTTTGCTAGTAGAATAGTCACATTTTTTACAACAGAAACTGTTTGCTACTTTTGCTACTTTTTCATCACCTACTTTCACTGACATATCACTAAAGTAGCAAAATATTTTTATTTTGTCAAAAATCCGAAAAAAATTATCATCACATTTTTTCCAAACACTAAAAAATATTTGTGATGATTATGGTCAAAAAGTGAAAAAAACACTGTTTTTCAAAACTTTTTTTGGGTTTTCAATTTTGGACATTTATAAATGTCCATTTTTTGATTCCCTTTTTACTTTTTGGAATTGAAAAACTTATATTTTCAAAATAATAAAATAAAAATAAAAATTGATTTACTTCATATAAATAAAATATTTATTATAAATATAGAAAATGGACACCATAACCGAAACAAATAATAATGATATATTATCTTCTGTTGTAAAGATGAATAAAGTAAAAAAACCAGTTAAATTAGATATAGTTGAAAACTATGAAGACGAAATAATTACAGAAGAAAAAACTAATGTAATAATTAATAAAGGTACTGGTGCCGGTGGTGCAAATACTAATTACTATGGCAAAAAATTTGAAGAAAAAACAGATAACACACCAAGACTATTAAAAAATGGATATAAAAAAGTTGTTGTTAATAAAAAAAGTAAAAATGGATATTATTTATATAAAAATTTTGATAATAAAAAGGTAGTTTTTGTGTCTCAATCAGGATTAAAAGATTACATAAAATACAAATATAATATAGAAATATTTAGATGCCCAGATGAAGCTTATATTTTAGAATATACAAATGGTAAAAATAAAATATTAATTCTAGAGAAGAAAGAGCAAAATGTAGATGGTTCAGTTGATACTAAATTACTAGCAGGTCCAACATTTAAAGAGGAATATGAAGAAGCGCTTGAACATAATTTTGAAGTAGAATACGCATTTTGTGTAAGCAAATTTTTACAAACCAAAATTATGTCAAATGAAAAAAAATATGTGATATTTAATAAATTAATGAAAAGGCATAATATACCTATATTATTTGGTGATGATGAGAATTATTTTGAGACATTTGATAACTGGTTTGACATATGGTAATATATTAATAATTCTTTATAATAACTTCCTTTGCTTTTGCTTCAGGATTTTTAGAATTAATTGACCTCTTACATAAAACAGATGATATATTATATTTTTCAGTATTAAAGTTTTCACGAACTAAAGACACATCGGCATTACTTAACATGATTTTTTTATTTGTATCAGTTAATTTATGTATAAGACTAAACAAGTTATTATGATTCTCAATGTTAAATCCATTTTCAGTATATCCAACAAATGATGTATTTGTTTCTGGAGCATATGGAGGGTCAAGATATACAAAATCATTTTCTTCAATACTATTTAATGATGAACTAAAATCACTACATTCAAATATAATATTTTGAATTAAACTATGTATTTCATCTAGATGTTCTTTGTTTATAATTTCTGGATTATTATAGTGACCATATGGAACATTGAATCCATTAGGTCCCACACGAAATACGCCTCTAAAACAGGTTTTATTTAAGAATATGAACATAGCAGACCCTATTATATTTTTTTTATCATTTGAACTTAATTTATTATATGTACTTCTTATCCAGTAATAATAATTTTCTTTTGAGATTTTGGCTTCTTGTATATTTGCTGGTGTTCTGTTAATTTCACCATTACCACATTCATTATAATCCTTGATAATTTGTTGTAAACTGGTATATAACTCATTATGCTTAGTTTGTATATTTTTATAAATATAAATTAACGGTTCATTTAAATCATACGCATATATATTTCCGTGTATTTTTATAATCCCATTTTTTACATAAGATAATAAAGTTAGTAGAACACTTCCTCCACCTAAAAATATTTCGCGATAATTATTTATTTCAGTAGGAAATTCAACTATAAGTTTATCTATTATTTGTGTTTTACCTCCGACCCATTTTAAAAATGGTTTTGGATAGTGTATTTTTTTAGTAGGCAAGCTTGTTACAACACTATTTATACATGGATTCTTTTTATTATTATGTGCTATATATTGTGCTTTTCTATTGAACTCTTGTCCACACTTTTCGCAATTATATTTACTCATTATTATTTATATATTTAGTTATAATTAATAGTGATTATAATAATTTTAAATCAATTTTTCTATAGTTTTTCTATAAATTTAATCATTAGACAAAATATATATACAAATGATTTAAAAATATATCAACAAATATAATCAGATAGTAAATAAACATTAAAATGAGTGGAAGAGATAGTAAAAATAATGAATCCAAATTTGGAAAGAAAAAATCAGGAAATAGATTCAGTAGAGAAAAAACATATGCTACAGAAGAAGCAGATATTTTATTAGCAGATAAGAAACAGAATCAATATAAAGAGGAGCGACAAGTAGAGAGACATCAACGCCGAGTTGTTGCTGGATTAGAAAAGGAGACTATAAAAGATATTAGTAATAACAATAAGAATGATTAATTAAACCTTGGTCTTATATACATACACAAATAACTCATATTTGTAAGAATATCTTGAACTTTTATATTACTTGATATTCTTATGGGTCTAGCTTGTTCATCGCCTTCAAGTCTAGTTTCTACAATGTCAAACTCTTCTAAAGCAAAATCTATACAAACATAAGGTCTAATAAATTCCTTTAATTGTCTTGTAGTCCAATCAGGACAAATCGTATAGAAGCGAATAGTTGTAGTATAGACTAATTTGAAGCGGATTGTTACTGGAGTAAATGACATATTATTATTGAACTCAGGGTCAAGAGCTCGTCTATCATTATTTAATTCAATGGTAATTTGTTGTGACATTTTTATAATTTAATTTTTAAAATGTAAGTATTAGATAATTCTTATACTAACATTTATTTATAAGTTTTTTATTTCAATTTTTTATTTTAAAATTATTCCGGTTTAATAAAAATATACAAATATTGGTATTCATACTGAATATTCAACAAATCTACTTTGCTATCCAATATGAAGCCCTGTTGTTGCGCATCAGCAACAATATTATCCAATTTGGGCATATACATAACATGCTCATTTTTACGCACCTTACCATCGGAATCATTTTTAAATTTTTCCTCAAAAATCGCAATATTTGTATCAGGGTTTAATTTAAATTCAGCACTATATCTGAAATCATCAAATTTCACCTTGGTAGATGTAATACGTTTCTCTGCGTAGCGTTGTGGAGACACATATAATAATGGATTACCAGGGGGCAAAATAGGGTCAAATTGGTCTCTATCTACTAAATGTAAAATCAAGTAGCCACCAGGTTTTAACCACTTCATCGCATTTCTAAAAAACTGTATCTTATCTTGAATATAATAAATTGTAAAATACATACACATTATATGTGTAAATGAGTTGGGACCAAATTCACCCGAATTAGTCGCATCACCTACTTCAAATTTATATTGAGGAAAATCCTTCTTAGCCTTTTTTACCATTGATGGTGAAATATCAATACCAAGCACATCAAAGCCACGAGATGCAAGACCGGCTACATGATGCCCAGTTCCAGAACCAACATCTAAAATTCTGCTTTGACTTGTTGGTGTAGTCTTATTTACAATTTCACCAACTTCATATTCATCTTTTTGATTACTAAATACCAAATAATCATAAATATCGGCATAAAAATCATCATAAACATCATTGCCTGTTTTAAATAAGAATTGGTCGGATTGTTCAAATCCTTCTTTCATTTTGTTAAAGCCAGACAATAAAAATAAACATATGATTAATAATGAAGCAAAAAATAGCACTTTACCCCAAGTAGAGAAATTGCTATATGTGTTTTTTAATAATTTTAGTTGAGTTCCAATAATGTTTGTCATATTTAATTTATATATTTTGTATATATAATTATTTTTATACATTTTCATCTAATACGGAGTTTAGTATTATTTTTAAATCATCTATAGTTCCATCATTATATAAAATTCTGTCAAACTCATAATTGGTCCAATCAATTTCACTAGAATGTAAAGTATTTGTTTCAATAATATTACTGCGTTTAATATTTAAAATATGTGAATTAGAAAAACTTTTAATCATATTAAATTCATTTATAAAGCGACAATCAGTAATTACAATATTTATTTTTGGGTCTAATAAGCGTAATTCATTAATTTTATTTTCAACAATATTTACCCAAATATCATTGTAAAATTGTTTTCTTAATAAATCAGTTCCAATAAACTGAAGTGCCTTTCTAGGTGTAAAATTTTTGATACCAGTTTTTTCAGACCAATGTTCATTTACAGTTTCTCTCCATACTCGCGATTCATCTGTAATACCTTCTAATAAATTTCTTGGCCAGGAAAATAAAATACTTATAACATCTTTTAGAGCTGTTGCAAATGTGAGTTTAGTAAATCCATATTCAGATACAAGAACATTGCCAACAGTATCTTTTCCAACTCCTTGAGCACCACAAAGACCAATAATCATAGTTTAGTTATATTATAATTATATAGCAAACCATCTTTATTATCTTTTTTGAAATGTAAAAAGGTGTTAAAAACAAAAGCAAGTAAACTTTACCTTATTTTTTTCCTAATGTATAACAAAATATGAATGATAATGAAATAAATGATATTAGAGAACAAAAGCATTTTAAAGGTGTCTCATTTTCTGAATTTAAAAAGAGTGATGTCAAAAAGGAATTAATTGTTAGTCTACAAAAAGCCAAAATAGAACCAGCGTGTTATTGGAGTGCCGAGCTAATATGTGCCGGACATTATTCTGACTTATGGGATACAATTATTGGCTTTTATACTAAGCATATACATATTGGAAATCCAAAACTAGTTACTTATCTAGACCTTCGCATTTCAAATTTCAAAGATATTGTAAATAATGGATTTACTGATCAGGAATTAAGATTAAGGAATAGTGACAAGATGCGGAGGCTATTTTGTGAAGTAATGTGCGTCTTATGTGAAGCCAAACGCCGACACTGTTATTCTGATGTAAAAGTAAAAAAAGAGGATTTTGACTTGACATATATGACAGAACGATTCAAAGCGCCCAATGTTAAATATGCCGAAAGTATATTTTTAAAGGGTGACCCCAAGGAGCTATTTATTGCTGTAAATGAGCTTGGTTATAACTTATCAGAAGAAGGTAAAAATAGCGTTAATGCGTGTTACTGGATGGAATGGATTATTGAATTTGAAACTATTTGTAAGCAAAAGAAAGAGAAATTTAATTGTGAGCGTAGAGAATTTGCGAATGTTGAATCTAAGTGTCAGATGGATATTATATGGATAGTTTGGGACATTTTTCTTGAAGAAGCAGCAAAACGCAATACATTAGTCCAGCGCATTGTAAATAGTGCGTTAAACATTTTTTGTTTACGATACAGAAGTGGGTGTCATAAGAAGAGACGTCTCTTGATGTATTTTATTATTGAAGTATTTACTGAGCCTTTTTCTCTAGAAGAAGAAATAGTAAAGGATAAGGCTAAAATAGGTGTAATTACTCAAAATATACATAAGATTTATAAACAGATTAAGAAAAATGAGCATTCACCAGGAACAGATTATTTATATCAAAATACCAAAGCATCTAATTTAGAAAAGACAATTGAGAAGTTGGATATTATGAATAGTTTAGGTGAAGAATATACACCACGTGTATAAAATTAATAAACTATAAAACTATAAAACTAAGAAAAATAATAATATTATATAGTATATTAAATGCGTAAAACAAGAGCTAATAAAAATAGTAAAAATAATAAGACTAAGCGCCAAACACAATACCGTTTCACAGCATATTCACATCAGCATATTGTTATAATGTTTTTACAAATGTTAAATACTGTAAAATTATATCATTGGAAAACTACTAGTCATTCTCAACACAAGGCAACAGATGATTTATATTCTGAATTAAATAGCTCCATTGATACATTTGTTGAAACAATGTTGGGTAAGAGTGGCTCACGAGTAAATCTAACTGGAACACATTCTATTCCTTTGTTAGATTATACAGACCTAAGTGGCTTTAAAAAAGAGGTTGAAATGTATAAACAATTTTTAATTAATATGGATAATGATTCCAATCTTAAATCTAATATAAATACTGATTTAATGAATATTAGAGATGAGATTTTAGGACATTTGAATCAGTTTTCTTATTTATTGACATTTAAATAAAGACAATCGTTATTATAGTAAAAAATTATTATATTTTTTTATTATAATGAGCACAATAACCGCCAGTAATAAAGACTTATCTAGTTCTTTAAGTGATATATTTTCAAGCAAACCTACAGCGCCTAGTTCAAATACATATGAACCTGGAGCGGCATTTACTAGTGGAACTAGTGATACTGTAAGTAGTGGTATGACGTGGCAAACCTGGTTAATTATTATATTAATATTGGCACTTTTAGGGTTCAACATATTTATTTATTTAGCAAAAGGAACCGGTGCTGTTGCTGAATTTATTAACAAATATTTTGGCCCATTATTGAAATTATTTGGATTTAGTGTTTTAGAAACAACTAAGCAAACTGTAAATGTTAGTGCGACTGGAACTAAAGCCGGTGTAGATGCTGTTGCTGACACAACTACTGGAGCAATTGATTTTGTAGAACAGGGAGTTCAAGCACCTACTAGTGGGCAAAAAGTTACTAGCGGGCAACAAGCAACCAGTAGCCAAAAGAACTCTATGCCTGTCCAGCAGCAAATCCAGCAAGCCGGTAGTGTAAATGAATGGAGACAAGATACACTTGATAGCACACTAAATGATGCTTCAAAAAATGTAGAACCCCAACCAGATGATTCATCCAGTAGTGTTCAGACAACTGGTAAGGCTGGTTGGTGCTATATTGGCACTGACCGCAATATCAGAACATGTGCTCAAGTGGGAGCCAATGATTCTTGTATGAGTGGCAATATTTTCCCGTCTCAGGATATTTGTATGAATCCAAATTTGAGACCATAAATGCTCTCATAAACAATATGCTATTTATTTTTATTGCGCTAGATAAAAATGAATATAGAAATACTATATAGCACTACGTATTTACAATATTTGACGCATTTGACTCAATATTGTTATTCAATGACGTCACATAAAATGTATTTGTTGTGCCAGTTATAAGAACTGTTAAAATAGTTTCAGTAGTGTTCGCAATTAATAAATTATTTTGATAAATATTATAACTTGTAATTGGCAAACAAGTATTTACTGTATACCATGATAAAGTATAATTAGTTGCTCCAGTTGTTACAGACAAAATAGGTGTAGCTGGTTTTACAGCACTGGCTAGTGGCGCATTTACAGGCCATTTATCTGTGCTATTATTCATAACATATCGCTGTCTAGGATACCAAGTTGGATTACCATCATTCCAGCATAGTAGCTCTATTGGCCCAGGAACATCTGAGTCAGTTGTAGGATGACAATTATCCAATATAATAGGTGTAATAATTTCACCGGTACACACATTTTCACTAGTTCCACATACCAAATTGCCAAAGTCTTGAATAACAATTGGCTCTATAATTGGAAGAGGAACAGTTGGAATAATTACAGCTAGACCAGCCGGTGTAGGTGGCACAGGTGGTGGCAATGTCTGGTCTTGACTAGACCCTGCTACTTGTGATGGTAATATATTATTTATTTGTCGTAAATTTGTAGGACATGTTACTGGTGCGGCAGTTGGAACACCCGTTAATGTTACATTTTGTCCGCCAACCCGTAATAAATTATGAATATTTGGATTTGTATATCCACGGTCATTTTGTGTTGCGTAAGTTTTTGTTCTATTTGTCCATTGTCCTTTTGCTATTTTTGAATAGCGCTGATTTTTTGTTAGATTACTACTATTAATTTTATATTGTAGCACATTACCTTTATTTATCAGAGCTAATTCATAACCGAGTTGGGATGAAGGTACTTCTTTATTACTGTATGGAACTCTTGATGAACTAGCAGGATTTGTATTTGTATTTGTATTTGTATCGTTTACTAGTGAACAGCTATTTTGAACTCTAAACCACGCCCGTGGCGGTTGAGGTAAATAACATTGACCATTAATACAAGACATCTTAATATATTATACACTATTATATTAAGATTTATAAATAATAATTTTATGTTTATCTTTAATTTTATTTTTTTAAGGATTGAATTGGTCTCCGGCTCCAAAGAAAAACCATCTTAATGATAAATAATTAGGATTAACTAAATTAATAGCGTCAGTTCCAGAACCAGGTCCAGAACTAATAAGCTTAGTGTTAGGTCCCTTGGTAACCAACTTACTTATTTCAGTAGCACCTAACGCATAATTATAATACCATAAATTAGAAATATATCCATCAAAACCACCATTCATAGCCACATAGACATTACCATAATTCTGTTTTGGCACACCATGTAGCTCATGACTCTTAGTAATTGTACCATTTACATATACATCTAAAGTAGTATTTTGACAACGAATAATCACATTAATCCATTTATTCAAGGGAATATTAGGAATAGTAATTTCTTCATTAATCACATTATATGTATTCATAAAAATTACTAAAGCATTTGTATTGGGAGCAATGTAGAGACCAGGAGCATTATTTGGGAAATTAAGACCCGCGGGACTATCACTACTACTGGCAAAATCATTACCCTTGTAAAATATACATCTATATTGTCCTGAATTATATGTTAAGTCGTCAATATAAATCCATGTAGACCAAGTAAATTCAATACCATCACTGGCATTCTCAGAACGTGCTATTGTTTTAGCACCAGACGTATTAGGGTCTTGTGGAATAACAACTAATTGTTTAGCATTAACCATACCATCAATTAATTTAGGGGTTCCAGATGGACCATAAATATATCCTAAAATAGCAATTCCAACACGTAATAATATAATAAATCCAACAAGAACAAGTAGCAAAAATGCTACCTTGGCTACTAAACTATTTGATTCAAGAAAGTCATTTGAAGCATTTACATAATTATTTGATGAAAATTTATTAAATGTATCAGGTCCCATACCTAAATTAGTAGGACCCGGGCTAGTTCCCATTCTATCACTTATTTCACTCATATTTATATACTATATATATTATATATTATATAACAATCTTGAAACTTAAATCTTAAATGTTAAATCTTAAACACTAAAACTACTATCTTCAGTATTTCCTTCCATCAAAGAAACTTTGATTGTGTATTTACCAAATAAATCTCCTAACATACTGGCACCATAACCAGCTTCATAAATATTCCAAGCAGTTTGAGGGTCACATGAATCAGCCCAATATTGGAACTTAGCAGTCCATCCAGAGAATCCACCATTAGGTGTGATATAAACAGGAGCAGTAGAATCTATTTTAGCAACACCAGGTAAAACACAAGTTCTAACAAGTTTACCATCAATATAGATATCCATTGAACGACCATAAGTGCTAACTAACAAATTAACCCATTTTTGGACAGGGATATTAGCAACCGCACAACGATGAGTAACAGTATTTGTGCTGGTAGTTGTAGGGGCGCTATCTAAACCTGGAAAAACTGTTTGTGAGACAACAATATTATTTTCAAGAGCTCCTAAAACAACAGATGGACAAGGTTGTAATGGTTTAGAGCCAGCAACCATTCTGCCGAAGACCACCTTCTCTTCTCCATAACGATAATTCCAGTCATCAATATAGAACCAAATAGAATAAGTGAAATTAGTTGTAGTACCTGAACTAGAAGAACCAGTTAAACTACTGGCATTAATAGTTTGCATTGTTTGAGCAGATGTTAAACCAGATAATGTTCCAATATCTTTTGAAATATAACTGTAAACAATATATAATAAAACAACTATAATGACAAATAACAATACATTTTTTGCTTCCATTTAATTATATTATATACCTAGAAATTTACTTTTTATTCTTTCTTTATGTCTATTCTTAAATAATATCTTTTATTTGTTGTATTACAGTTTTTCCAGCACCTGGAATAATTGGTACTTTGGAATTCTTTAATGAATTATATAATGTATGAACTTGTAAATAATTAATAGGTTGGTCAAAATAGACTAAATTTGCTACATTTCCACTAGCACCACCATCAGAACCAACTGTTAACATATCAAATTTCATATATGGCACAACTTCTATTGCTGATTTCACTAATTCACCATTATAAAATACATCTAAAGTTCCACCCTTGTAGTTAATTATTATATTATTCCATTTTTGTAATAAAACATTGGGTTGTTTATATATTATTCGGTTACCCATACTATCCAATTCAATCTCAGTTGGCATTGTCTTAATTTCCTCTATTTTATTTCTAATATCAGAAACTGTAAAACCTTCTTTTACTAAATTTTTATTGGGTCTTTGTAAAGCAATCTTGCTATCACCATCATTTTTAACAGTAATATAAATAGTATTAGTTGCTACATCATATTTTACACAAGGATTTCCGCCATAAGACAATATAGCAGGAATATTGTTATTTACACTAGTAATACTAGAACCAAATGAATCTAAATAAAACCAAAATGACATAGCATATTGATAATTGTATTTTTCTTCTGAGTTTTGTAAATCAGACTCATTTGCTTTTATATTAGCATCAACATTTACATTTGCGTTTAAATCCTGGTATGTTGCTACATTTGTCTGTTTATCAGTTGGTATAGGCTCATTAACCCACGACTTACCACCTTGTCCATAGTATTTTGTTGATACATATGGATACAATAAGAATTTGATTATAAAATATCCGCCAAATATACCTAATCCTAATAATAATAACATCATTTCAGTCTGTTTTGTTTTAGCATACTGTCCTGTTAAGTAATCAATTATGTTTACTATCAAACAAGGAATATATAGAATTGTATGTAGCACCAATCGGAATACAGGATTATCTTCTAAATATCCTCCGGCATTAACTAATTTCCATATGATTGCAAGCATTCCAATAAGCATAATAATATTTAACGCAGTTGAACCAATTGTATCACTTGTATATGAGTTCTGTTTAAATGCGCCAATCCAAGATAATATACTATATATTAGGAGTCCAGAAATGCCTATAGAACCTAATATGTATATTCCTCTTGTAAGCAGCTTAACTAATGTAGGAGACTCACCATATAATCCGGACTTAGATGGATTTGTAAAAAAGTAATGATAAACAAATATCATTAAAAATATGGATAATCCTATACATGCTATCAAGAATGTAGAAATACCTATATATTTTGTCATTATGTTCCAAGGGTCATAAAAGTATAGAACAGAGATTACTAAAATAAATAGTAAAAACATTGCCGTATATTTACTTCTTTCACTGTAGAACATCTGAAGGTCTCGCGGTAAATTTTTCTTAGCAATATCATCATCCTTAGTTACAACTATATATGAAAAGCATGTAAGAACTAATACAGCAAATAATATAAGATAGTTTAATGAAAGCGCTTTGTTTTGCTTGAATTCATTGCTAAATAAAGTAATTAGTATAATAATAAATGTGCTTACTGCGCCTATAGCATATACTATTTTGGTTATAGGACTTGAGTCCGGTGTAGCTATTCCATTTTTTACATTTAAAAACATTTTTATCAGCATTGTTGCGCATATAAAAAATATAATAGTTGATACAATAATGTAAATAATCTGGGTTGTTAGTTGAAATGGATTAAATACCTTAGTTAAAATAACAAATACTATGAATATTCCAATACCAATTAACCACATTTTGTATCCTTTTATTTTGTTTTCTAAATCTAAAATAGTTGGGTCTTCTGTTGGAAATAGATTAGTATTAGGAGAACAATTAGGATTAGTTATGTTAGTGCTTGGTGTTAAAAATGAACCCATACTGTCTTTTATTTTCTGAATAGTTTCTTGGAATTTATTTTCATTACTTGGTTTTTCATTAACACTCATTATTATAATAATGCTATAATATTATTGTTATAATAATATAATATTCTATTCTACTCTATTCTATTACATATTTTCAGAAGCTGTTTTCTGTCCGTGACATTCACGACAAAGTGCTACTAAATTAGATGGGTCATTACCACCACCATGTTCTAAACGAACTTTATGATCAACCTCAAATGTATGCGTTAATTTATTATTACAATGTCCACATTTCCAGTCCTGTATTGACGCTACATATTTCTTCTTTGTCTCACTAACAGAGCGTTTTGTTGCTTTTTGACCTGATAATTGGAGACGCTGTCTTATACTAAGGTCTTGGTTTTGATTTGGATTCTGAAACCCATTTAGTCCTGCCATAAAATTATTTTCTGTTTTACTAGTTAAATCAAAAATTGGAGAAATCATATCAACTGTATTTTTATCAATTGGCATATATTTTATTAAATTATTAGTATACAGTAACATTTTCTTTGACTGAGTTGGATTTCTTTTTAATAATAAATATAATGATATTCCTAGAATACCAATAATAGCCATTTTATAATATTTTTTATATGATGTTAGAAATTTGCTATATTTTCCATCATGATAGGCATTATATATTAGAAAGCCTGTTATTCCAAGTACTATTAACTCTAATTTCATTATTATATAATATTGTTATTATATAATTTTATTTTATTTTATAGATTTTATTTTTTACTACTATAGCGTCTAGATTTGTGTTTCTTATATTTTCTTGTATACATTTTATTATTCATCTTATTCATCTTATTTGCCTTATTTTTATTTCTTGTCTTCCATTTTTTATGATGTTTTGTTTTGCGCTGTGTTTTATTTTTTCTTATTTTAGAACCACCAGTTTTGTTAGTACTTGTCTTTCCAGAATAGGTTTGCTTATCAAATAACATTGACATCATTAATAATAATGACATCATTTGGTTTGCATTCATACTAATTATCCAATCCGCATTTTTCTCAATAGCTAATCTTTTTGCTGGATTAATACTCGGGTCTGTATTTGATGTAATATTATTATATGTATCTTTAAATAAATTAAATATTGGTGTTACTACTAATGGGTCGTAATTAGGTAATACTTTGTTAGTATCATCTCCTAAATTTGCTGTTATCATTGTGAATAAATATAAAATAAGAATTATGTTTTTTGTTAGTATTATTAATAACTTTTCAATATTTTCTTTGGACTCTGAGTTAATATCAATATCAATAGACTTAAATAGATTACTTGTTTCGGGTCTAAGTGACGCTAAAATTGGTAATATTATTTGCTGCGAATAATTTGTCAGACTATTTTCATTATTGTTAGTTTGGTTCAAATATATGTTTGATATTTTCTCATTAAAATTAATAAAACTATTATAATCAGAGTTTGTATTATTTGTTGTACTAGATATTATATTATCTATATTTTCTAATGCTGCCAACATTTTTACATCTGTTTCAACAGTTTTGTATTTTTTAAAAACTATATTAAACGCACTCAAATAAATAATTGCTTCAATATACACCTTTTCTAAAATTTTTTGTAGGCGTATCTTATCCGAAAATACAGCATTATCAATATTATGTGTCTTACCAATAGTTTCTAACATTTCCTTTGTAAAAAATCCTTTTACAGATGTTCTATCTAACATATCAAAACCTAAATCTATATTATATTTAGTCCATTGTAAAGGCAAATTTGCGGATGTTTTATAATTAGATAATGTTATTTGAGGTTTTAATACAAATTCATACCAGTTTTGTCTTTCTAGTTCATCAGAGCGTATATATGTTTTAGAGTTTCCATCTGATAATAATTGGTTTATAGTGCCATATTTTGATACATATAAAATATTACTATTACTATTGTCTATTTGAATAGGTCCTACATAAAAATATTGTCGTCCATTAGCATCAGGCTGAAACCAAATAGTGCCTTCTTTTAATGGTCTACTATTAGTAAATTTTGTATCAGTAAATTTTAAATAGTTTAATGTATTTATTTTCTTCATAATATCTCCTATCATTTGGCGTTCAGCTGTAACTGCTGTTAGTTTAGCTTGATATGTATTATATATATTAACAAGATTTGTTAGATATTCAATATCAATAGCATCTAAATCTATATCAGATGGAATCTTTATGTATCCAGGTTTAATATTTTTTAAACAACTAATAACACCATTACTTTTATCAAGACCATCTTTGTATGTTTTTGTATTAAAATCATCTTCGCTTGAATAGAATTCAATATCTACCATTGTTCCAACTTTTAAAATTCCCTTTGAAAATGTGCCAGACACCTTGGCAGTAGGATATTTTGCTGTTTCAGAATTATAGTCATCAATATAAAATATACCTTTACCATCGGCATCAAGTGTATTATTTTCTGTATCCATTTCGCCAATATATACACCATTTCTGTATAAATTAAATGATTGATAATATATAAGACTTAATGATGCGTCATTTTTATTTAAGTCTAGTGTCAATTTAATATTTATAATTCTAAAACCAAGACCAGAATTATCATAATTATTCATATTTAATAAATTTACTACATATTGATACATATCAAAAGTGATTGTATTATCTGTTATATTATAGTTTGTTGAGTTTTTTTTTGGACCATATAATAAAGAAAAAAAATTATATCTATCAGGTCTATTACGACTATATGGTCCATCGGATAATCCAAATCCAGAAGCTGGTTTGGAAAAATCAGCAAACCATGTAGCTTTAAACGTTTGCGCTACAATTGTAGTACATATATTAATCAAATCTAATTGATTAAATTGTGTTGTTTGTATATTTTTATTAATAATTTGAAAACAAATATATTTATAATAATCATCTACTAATAAGTCTTCTTTTCTTGGTTCTTTGTTAACTCTAGGGTTCCATGTAGATAATGCCATATTGTCATTATCAAATGTAATACCTTCATTTCTGTGAACATCCTTTGCTATTTGTTCTTTAAAGTCAAACCAATCAATACTCCAAGTATTAGTATTAGTATTTTTCTTATAGTAACAAGCTAAAAGTCTCTTTAATAACCATTTTAAGTCTTTTCCATAATTATTGTATGGAAATACATCCTCATGATACTCATAATTATTTACAGTTTTGATAAATGAATCTTCTGTTATCAGTGGAACTTTTTCTGAAGAAAGTTTTTCTACTTCTGTTTTTGGTTCAGTAGTTGTAAACTCGGCAATAAAACTTGTATACAGGTCACAAATTGGTATACCAACATCTAATTTTTTATAAGATAATTTTGTATAAGTTCCATTATAAGTATTAATTAAACCATCATAATTATTAATTAAAGTATCAAAATTAGCACGCTGAGATTTACTAAGTTCATCTATTTGTTTCTGTTGTTTTTCTTGTAATTGTTTTAATTGTTCTGAAGTTAATTCCATTACTTATTTATTTGACTAATATATACAAATATATTATTTCAACAAATAATATATTTTTACCTATCTCAAAACAAAACATACTAACAAATTAAACATTATTGTTAGTTTATCGCGTATATTTGCCATGTTTTCGTCTTAATTTTCTAGAACTAGGTTTATTACTATTTTTATTCTTATTATATTTTCTCTTTGTCAGCATTTTTCTTCGTTTTAATTTATTAGTTTTTCTTTTAGTACTACGCTTTTTACCACCAACCGCAGCTCCTATTGTAAGACCACTTAGTCCTAATGTTGTAGCTAATCCAAGTAATAATGAATTAGTAAATTCCGAATTATTTAGCACAATTGCTTCAGGATTATCCTCAATATTTACACCTTTTTCAGTTCTATTACTATCTATAGCTCTTAATAATTTTGTATAGCATTGTTTAAAACCATAATATAAATTTAAAGTCTGAAAATACGATACAATAATAGAAGGCGCACCAGGATTTTGGTCTTCACGATATATTTTACTTATCACAATTAAATATACATTTAGACATAGAATTATGTTCTTAATAAGAATTAATAATAAGTCATAAATATTCATATTTTCTATTTTAATATCCTTATTCATATTCTTGAAGAAATCTAGTCCAGTTTCATCCTTACTAACTGATGCTAAAATAGCCTTAATCGCAGTTTTTGATTCCTCCTTAACAATATTAGGATTAAATCCTTTATTTTGTTTTTGTGTAGCATACTCAGAATAAAATGTAGTAAATGCGGATTGCGGATTTTCCATAGAAAGCTGTTTATATAAATTCTCAATCATCTTAGTTAAATCATTTGTTGCTACAGATTGTCTCTTTATATATTCTTGCTTTTGTTCTTCTATTTTAGATGTAAATTGTGTATCATCAAGACCAAAATATACTACAGCATAACGATGCGCGCGTTCATATAGAATATTAGCAAGAGTCCATTTTGATGCTTTTTCGGCTTTATTAGCAGCAGCAATTGTATTATTTATTTCTGTTTCATATTTCTCTTTATCTTGAGCTGTTAGTTGTTTAATATATATAGTTCTATATTTCTCTTGTAAATCAGGTAAATTCATTACTTCAAAAATATTAGCAAGTGTATTTATTTGAAGAGTTTTAAATTTAGGTATAATAGAATCATCAGGATAATTACTTTTTTTTATTGAAGATTCTAATGATTTATTTAGAGTTCCAATATATAAATAATAAAATATATTACAAGCTAAATTTAATATATCTGAATCATTTATTCCAAGAGGTAATATATCTTCAACAATTTTCAATATTCTATTACCCTCTTCTTGACTTAAATTAGAGTTTTGTTCTAACTTACATAATTCTCTTAATAATGTAACTTTGCTAGATAATGTATTATTTTCTTTTTCTGGCAAAATCTTATCTAGTGATTCCAAGCAATCAGATAATTGTCCAGCTTCATATAATTTATAAGCCGCATTATATTGTTCATCTGTTGTTCCGGTGTCAGATATAAAAGAAGAAACAGATAGTATTGATTGAGGTTCTGATTCTGATTCTGTTCCTAATTCTGTTCCTGATTCACTAGACACCGAGCTAGCATTAATTCCACATTTTTGTTTACTACTATCACTAATTTTATAAGCAGTAATATTATTTTCATAAATATATTTTAAGGTCATTATAATTGCTTGACCAAATACAACTATTTCATGACCTAACAATGACTTCATCATTTGTAAATTATCAGTTTTGAATATTATATTATCCATATTAACTTTTTTAATTAATTCCTGTTCTAATAATTCAGAAAATTGTGTATTAGGGTCCGGCATTACAAGTCCGGGTATACTAAAATAATTAGCAAAATAGTCAATCCACTCCCAAATTCCAGTAAGTTTTTTAATGGAATCTGTAGCTGTTGTTATATTGCTATTATCATACACAATATCCGCCCAAGTAATTTGTTGAGTTATAGATGCGCTTGGTGTAGCTGATGTAGCTGTTTTTGATAATATTCCTGATATTAATGGTACATCAGTTGGTTTAATTATAACATCTCCATTGGTATTTTTAATTTGTCCATATTTGGAGGATATATGTAATAATGTAATTTCATAATGAGGCACTGTTCTATCAACACTAATGTCTCTCAAAGGTCCTTCATAAATATAATCATTTACAAAAATTACAATAGAATTTTCATCATTTTCTGTAAGAGATGCGTCATCTTTAACATATTGCTGCTTTATTAAATAATTGTTAGTCCATTTCCAGTCATTACTAGGTGTCATTATAGAATTTGCTGGGTCATATAATATATTAAACCACATAGTATTTTCGGTTTTACCATTTGGTCCAAGAATTTTGCCATATTGTTCAGATACTTTTAAAAGTTCATATGGTGGGTTGCTTGTTGTATCAATAGCAGGGTCCATAGGCCCATAATATGAGTAGCCATTATTAAGAACAATTGTGCCTACATTCTGATTTTTTTTCAATGTAGGATCATTTGTAAGATAATTTCCTCCAATACTAGCACTAGGAGTAAGAATAGAACTATCGCTAGGAATATCACTAGGAGTAATAGTAGAACTAGCACTTTTAGGTAAGGGTACAATTGTTTCTGTTAATATGGGTTTACTACTAGCACTAGGAATAGATGTAGAACTAGGTTCAGTAGCAATAGAACTAGAACTAGGAATAGATGTAGAAATAGAACTAAAACTAGGAATAGATGTAGAACTAGCACTAGAACTAGCACTAGAAGATGGGTCTTCTGATTTTTTTAATGTGAGTGTTATTTGTGGTTTTTTATTAGTTTCCGTAAAATAATCATTCATAGTAAGACCTGGTTTATTAAGGTCTTTACCATTAATAGCTAATATTTGGTCTCCAATATTTATTTTATTACCACCCTCAATATTTGCGCTTGCAGATGATTTAATAATTAATTTATTATCAACTAACTCAGGAATAACACCCAAAAGACCAGATTTTTCATTTCTTTTTACAGTTACTTGGTATATATTTTTATCTGTAGGCACACTAGTTTCTATAGTTGAGCTTGAAGTTGAGCTTGAACTGCTACTTGGATTTCTTTGAATTCTAAATGACATAGGACTATTAATTATATCTGCATTGCCAATAGCAATTTGTAATATATTAAAATCGGTATTATTATTGCCAGTATTTACTATTTGCCATTTATTATTTGCTAACGATCTATCTATTTTAACTGCTATAAGTTTATCATCGTCATTTATTGGTATCTTTTCACTTCCTTCTGTATATGATACAGGACCATTTTGTTCTGAACCAACATTAACAATAAAAATACCAGGAACTTTATTTGTATTATCATCATAAAATCCAAATCCAAATGAGTCTTTATTATTTTTTTTTAAGGTTACTTCATATATATTAGTATCAGACATATTTGTATATTTACTAATATATACAAATATATTATTTATTATATAAATACACTATTAATCCTGATGCTCCTAATAAAACTAATGTGTAAATAATTTTCTCCCGCCATTTATAATAATTTTTCATCTTAATATCCTTTGGCTTATATTCCTCATAATATTTAATGTAGAAATCATTCAAAGAAATTTTTGGCTTTTCAAGCTTCTCATTAATTTTATTATGAATAAAATGAGTCCATCGTATAAATGCGTCACGTGAATCTAAATATGCCGTAACTGGATATTCATCCAATAATTTGCTAAAATCGCTTCCCATTGCTTCTACTGGAATAAATATTGGCAAACTCATAATAAATTCATAATATTTCTTTCGTGTTACATCATTTGGTCTTAAAGGATATGTCATCGCAATTGTATGTAAGAAAAACCAGAAATGCGGCCCCCAAATAGTCGGGTCTAGTCCAGAAATAGTGGCATTATTAGTCTTTGTTATTTCAGGCATCTAAATTAAAACAACATAAAAACAACTTTATAATAACATATAGTCATTCTAAATATTATGAATATGAATATAAATATGAATAAAAATAATGTATGTAATAACTGTGGCAAACTTGGCCACTTATTTCATCAATGTAAGCTGCCTATAACAAGCTATGGCATCATATTATTTCGCACAACACCAAAAGGTCTCCAATTTCTAATGATACGGCGCAAAGATAGTTTTGGATATATTGATTTTATTCGAGGCAAATATATACATCATAATGTGGAGCATCTTAAAAGCATCTTTGATGAAATGTCTATTTTAGAAAAGGAAAATATAAGAACATGCGCATTTGAAACACTATGGGCTAAAATGTGGGGTATAACTAATATTGGTAATCAATTTAAGAGCGAAGAATTATCATCACAGAAGAAGTTTGATATGCTAAAAACAGGTTTACAAATAAATGATGAATTTATATCTATTGATACGCTTATAGCATCAAGTACTACAAATTGGAAAGAAACTGAATGGGAGTTTCCTAAAGGTCGGCGAAATTTCTTAGAGAAAGATTTGGATTGTGCTTTAAGAGAATTTGAAGAGGAAACAGGATACTCAAAGAACAAATTAAAAGTGATTGAGAATCTAATGCCATTTGAAGAAATATTTATAGGGTCAAATCATAAGTCATATAAGCACAAATATTTCTTAGCATTTATGGAAGATAGTGAAGATTTATTAGAGAATTATCAAGCAACTGAAGTTAGTAAACTAGAATGGAAATCACTAGAAGAGTGCTTAGAATCAATTCGTCCATATAATTTAGAGAAAAAACAATTAATTCTAAATATTAATAAAGTATTACAAGAATATAGATTATATTGATAATATATAGTAATAGTAATGGAGAAAAATGAAGAAGGTGAAAAAATTATAAAACCAAAGAAACAAAAATTAGAAGATAAAGATGATGACACTTGTGCTAATGTATATGACCCTAGTTGTAGCAAAAATCAGAAACTCTTAAAACTAGAGGAACAAAACATGGAAGAAGCTAAGGCTAATCCAAATAGTGACCCATTTTTGTATCCAGACCTTAATGACCCTAATTTTAATATTAAAATTGCGAACAAGAAGGAATTTAGTAACTCCAAATATGATGGCACTATTGACAATGTTAAAAAACGAGCTGAAGAGTTAAGTCAAGCCGAATATGAATTATTACCTCAGCAAGCATTTGTTAGAAATTTTATGTCATTTCAGACACCTTATAATAGTTTGCTTTTATTCCACGGTCTAGGTTCAGGTAAGACATGTAGTGCTATTGGTGTTTGTGAAGAAATGCGTGACTATTTGAAGCAAATGGGTATATCTAAACGTATTATTATTGTAGCTAGTCCAAATGTTCAGGACAACTTTAAATTACAGCTATTTGACGAACGTAAATTAAAAGAAGTTGATGGAATGTGGACAACAAAAGGTTGTTTAGGAAATAAATTATTAAAAGAAATTAATCCAACTGGTATGAGAGGATTAACAAGAGATAAAGTTATTCAACTTGTAAAGAACATAATTAGCTCATCTTATTATTTTGTTGGTTATACACAGTTTTCTAATGATATTGTTAGAAGTCAAGGCACTAATCCATCAGAAGATGTAAAACGTCGCAATCTAGAAAATGAATATAGTGACAGATTGATTGTAGTTGATGAGGTTCATAATATTCGTATTTCAGATGATAATGAGAACAAAAATGTAGCAAAGAATCTAATGTATTTAGTTAGTGTTGTTAGTAATATGCGTTTATTACTACTTTCCGCTACACCAATGTTTAATAGTTATAAAGAAATTGTATGGCTTTTAAATTTAATGAATATGAATGATAGACGTGGCATAGTTGGTATATCAGATATTTTTGATACAAATACTGGTGAATTAACACCTGAAGGAACTAAATTACTTATTAGAAAAGCAAATGGATATGTATCTTATATTCGTGGTGAAAATCCATATACATTTCCATTTCGCGTATATCCAAATAAATTTGCGCCAGAAAATACTATACAGACTATAAAGACTGTAGAAGGTAAAGATAAAAAAGATTATCCAATGTATAATCTTAATGGCAATCCTATTAAAGAAAATAACCAGATAGATAAATTAGAATTATTTATAGTACCAATAGGAAGTATTCAGCAAATGGGTTACCGATATATAATGAGTAACTTATTGTCACGTGAGGCACGTGTTATAACTACAAAAACGGGACAACAGCGTGTTCAGAAAGGTTTTAAGGAACTAAAAGCATTTGGATATACTGATTTAATGTTACCTATACAGGCATTAAATATAATTTATCCGAATGATGATTTAGTAGAAATAGAAGCTATTGAGTATGGTAATAGATTGGCTGAGGAAGAAGAAATTTTAGATGATGATATTGCGCCTAAAAAAACTGATACTGGTGATGTAATAGAAGAGATTGAAAGCTCTTTAGTAACTGGACCTTTAGTTACAGAAGAGAAAAATATGGAACTACAAGAAGTGGAAGGAGAGCAAGAACAAGAAGAGCAAGTTGGACAACAAGAACAAAAAGAAGAACAAGTTGAACAAGTATTAGTTGAACCAATAGTGCCAGCAAATAAAACTAGAAAAGCCAGAGTAATTCAAGAGCCCAAACCAAAAAAGAGTACCACAAGAAAGGTAAAACTATTAATTGAAGGTGACCATATTGTTGAGGGAGAAACACTGTCACAAGCATTAACATTAAAGAATCCTATTGCTACAGAATCATCATCGTTAGTTGGCGGAGTTGGCGGAGTTAGAGGTCGTCCAAAGAAGGTAGTAAATGCGGACCCTTTAGAGCAAGCACTAGATAGACCTAATCCTAATCCTAATCCTAATTTAGGTCTAATAAATCCAAAAATATTAACCGGAACTGAAGGTCTTAAAAGCATTATGAATTACGAAGATACTCGCACACCATCTGTAAAAGGCTCATTTGAATATAAGCCAGGCAAACCTCATATTTTTGAACCTGATGAAATTGGAAAATATAGTTCAAAAATTGCCAATATATGTAAATATATTTATGGCTCTACAAATAGTACTTCAGCTAATGAGCCTCCTCGTGTATCAGACGGTATTATATTAATTTATTCATCTTATATTGATGCTGGTCTAATACCAATGGCTCTAGCATTAGAAGAAATGGGTCTAACACGTTATAATGGAAAGTCATTATTTAAAACTTTACCAAAAGCCGCATTATCTAAAGACAATAAATTACGAAGTGCCAAATATATTATGATAACAGGTGACCCGCGTCTATCACCAAACAATGATGCTGATGTAAAAGCTGTAACAAATGACAATAATATTAATGGAGATAAGATAAAAGTTGTATTAATTTCACAAGCAGGTTCAGAAGGTCTAGATTTTAAAGCAATCCGTCAGATTCATATATTAGAACCTTGGTATAACGTAAACCGTTTAGAGCAAATTATAGGTCGCGGTGTACGTAATTTTTCACACAAGGATTTGCCTTTTGAAAAACGAAATGTTCAGATATTTTTATATGGTTCAAGATTACAAAATAGAGAAGAAGAAGCTGCTGATTTATATGTATATCGTATGTCAGAAATCAAAGCTATTAAAATAGGTAAGGTTACACGTCTATTAAAACAAGTTTCAGTTGATTGCGTTATTAATCATGACCAGTCATTACTAACAGCAGAAGAAATGAAAGATAAAAATCCTGATATTACACAATTATTATCAAATCATGAAGTGCTTTCAAATTTTGAAGTTGGTGACTTGCCTGATACAGCAACTTGTGACTATGGCTCTTGTGAATATCAATGTATTCCAGATTTGAAATTACCTGAAATACCTGAAGATTTAAAGGTAAAAGATTCTAAGTTTAACTTGAATACATATAATGAGAAATTTATGCTTATTAATTCAGATAAGATAATACAAAAAATAAAAAAATTATTTAGTGATAAAATAGATGGTAAATTTTTCTATAAAAAGAAGACATTATTATATTTAATAAAACGCAAAAAGAATTATCCAATAGACCAAATATATGCGGCGCTAACATTATTAATAAATGATAATTCTGAATATATTACAGACAAGTATGGTCGCACAGGTCATCTAGTAAATATTGGTGATTACTATTTATTTCAACCAAGTGAGTTAAATTATCCACATATTTCAGTATTTGACAGGTCAAAACCATTAGATTACAAACATGACCGAATTAAATTTGAGATGAAGACAGGATTAATAAATACAGATAGTGATACAGGCAAGGTAATTTTAGGAAATATGTTTAAAAAATTTAATACAGCAAGAGATACAATTAGCGTAGAAAAAGGCACTGATGATTGGTATCAACATTGTGGTGTTGTAATACGAAAAATGGCATATGAAGAGTCTAATACAATTATTGATAAAGATACACCTTTAGAAAGACTCGGTTTGTTATTAAATAAATTTGTTGTAGAACATATTGTGGATACTCTAACAATGCAAGAACGTATAGACCTAATGAATATGTTTTTAGAGACAAATAATCTAGAAGATGATAATGAGATAAAACAAAATAAACTGTTAAAACAGTTTATAATAAATGTAAATAAATACTTACAAACAAAAATAATAAAATCTAAAAATGGAAAAATAACAGCAATGGTTATTTTTGATGGTCCATCAAAAAGATATAAGGAACTTGCTCCAGAAAATGATAAAGACAATGGTAATCTTAATATATTTATATTAAGAAATGGAAAATGGATTCCTGGTGAGTCTGAAGATAAACGAGATTTAGAACAAACAATTATTAATATATATGATATATCAGATGAACCAAAAGAGAGTATAAATAATAATGTTGGATTTATTGGGTTTGAAAAAAATCTTCAAGATATGGTATTTAAAATAAAAGATACTAACAATAAGCGTTCAACTGGTTTCCGTTGTACTCAAGCTGGTCGCGAAAAGAAGCACCAAAAGGAAAAAGGTATTATTTATATATTGAATGAATTAGAAGGTCATAAATTAGATGAGCCTCGCTTTTCAGAATCATCAAAAGAAAGTGTATTTGAAATGTGTATTCGTATTGAACTAACAATGCGTGTTTATCAAGAAGAAGAACTAGATAATAAAATGTGGTTTGTTAGCACAGAAATGGCAATTTTTAATGAATTTGAAAAACGGGAGAAGTCTGGAAAGAATTAATATAAAATAATAATAATAAAATTGAAAAATAATTAAAAGATATTATACATACTAAATATATAATGGAAAACGCTACCACTATCAAGAAATCAAAATATAGACAAAAGGAGACTAAAAATGTCTACGGTATATCACAAATAACTAAAACAATAACATTGCCAATTAATGCTATAGGCAAAAATATTCATCAGACAATTGAACGCGTAATTGGGTCAATGGTAGAAAGTAAATGTATTGTTGAAGGATTTGTTAAATCAGGTTCAGTAAGAGTAATAACATATTCAAGTGGTTTAATAAAGGGAGATAATGTAATATTTGATGTTGTATTTGAATGTGAAGTTTGTTATCCAGTTGCGGGCATGTTACTAAATTGCGTTGCTAAAAATATTACAAAAGCAGGCATTCGCGCAGAAAGTTCAGAGGAAACACCATCACCATTTGTGTTATTTATTGCCAGAGACCATTATTACTCAAGTGATTATTTTAATTCTATTGAAGAAAACGAAAAGTTTGTTGCGCGTGTTATAGCACAGCGTTTTGAGTTGAATGATAAATATGTATCTGTAATCGCCGAACCGGTGCCTCCAAAAGAAGACAAATTTGGAAAGAAACCTAGAATACAGTTTGAAGAAGAATAAAATAAATAAATATAAATAGTTTAATAGAATTTAGGTTATCTATAAAACGATAACTTATTTTTTTTACTATGATTATTATGATTATTATGATTATTATGATTATTATGATTATTATGAATTAGGTATTAAAAAGAAGCTATTATAATTATTTAGAATAAATAATGGAACTATCTACTAGTCAAAGTATTGATACAAATGATGATATGAATAATGATACAAATAATATCTGTAAAAATATTACTCCAAACACTCTTGAACTGGCACAATTAAATAGTATACGCGAAACTATAGAAAATATGTCTAAGTTTAATCAAGTAGAAGTATTACGTATTTTAACAAGACACAAAGAAGTTATAATAAATGAAAATAAATATGGTATACATATTAATCTAAGTGAACTCAGTAATGAAATATTTAATGAGCTAATTGTATATATTAATTATGTAAATACACAAGAAATTGAATTAAATAATATTGAGAAACAAAAGCAAGATTATAAGAATAATTATTTTTTAAAAGATAATAAAGATAACACTAGTAATTCTATAAATAATAAATATGTCACAGAATTTAGTAAATCACAATAAATCAAGTAATGTATATAACGTTGTAGAAGAACTACAAGATTATATGTTTACTAATAATAATTTTACGCGTTATATAAAAGATGTATATACATTATCTTCTATTCCAAAACAAAAATATATAAGAGATAATATTATTATAAAATCTAATATAAAATCTAATATAAAACAAGATGAAAAAATAAATATCTATAAACCATTAAAAAAGGATTCACTATTCTGGTGTTTTTATGTTCTAAAATATGGGTTTGCCAAATATGAAATGGAAGTAGGCTCACAGCATTTTATTATTGAGAAAAATGAAAAATACGCAAATATTGATTTATTAAGAGCAAAGGAAAATAAGGACCTTTTAAAAATTAATAAAATTAAACCTCTTTCAGATTTAGAAAATGATTTGGCAAATAATGAAAAAATATCTATCAAAACATTTTTTGCTCTTTGTATTATTGAAAAAATGAATATTTTATTAGTAGACGGCCGAAAAATATATCAAAGCATAAATAATGATAGTCCTTTAATTAATGTTATTCATAGAAATAGTAAGACTTATGAACACTATATTGAATTAAATGTTAGTGAGCAATCCATTGCTAATTTCAGAGAAAACTATTATAATGTATCTAATTTTGATAGTGCGTTAAAATCAATATCTTCATATAAAGTAGATGAACTTCTTGATTTATGTAAGAAATTAAATATAACAAGCTCATTAGAAACTTTAACTAACAGTAAAGCTAAGAAGCTTACTAAAAAAGATATATATGAACTGATAGTTCAGAACTTTTAAAGAGAAAAAATATAAATATTAGAGTCTTTACTTTATTAGAAAAAATTGAATAAATAATATAAAAATAAGTATATATTATATATATAATGTCAAAATCTAACGAAAAGGAGGAATTAGAAAAAACTATGGAGAAAAGTACAAGTAACAAATATAACAAATATAATAAAGATGAAAATATAAAGAAGACTAATCCTCGCCAACAACTATTACTTATATCAAGAGAACTATTACAATCACAGTCTGGTAAATATTATAGCTATGAAATGGAGGTTAAATTTGGAACGCGAGGTATTAAACGTCTAATAAAACAAGATTATGATAATGTAGTTAAAAAACTAAAAGATATAGGATTTGTTTCAATTCAGTCTGATGGTTATTATACTTTAAAAATCCAACCTGAATACATTGACTCTAGAACTGGTGAGTTTAAGTCATTTGGTGATATAGACAGATTTCGTGTTGAAATTAATGGACTAACAAATATTCAGGAATATTGTAGGTCAAATAATCTTGAACATCTTTTAAATACAAAGACTAAAGAAGAAGTTTCTATTATAAAGAAATCAGATGTTAAGGCTAATGCTGGACCAGAAAATGTAGCAACAGAAAATATTTCTTATATTAGCAGTGCCGATTTTGATGATTTTAATTTTAGAGTAACATATAAGAGTGAAGAAACAATAAGTAAGACAAGTAATATTGGTTTAGAACTTATTTCTAATTGGAATAAATCTAGAAAGGTTTATCGTTATATTAATCGTGTTACATTTGAACATAAAGATTACCCATTTAAGGTTGATTTAAGTATTGTTAGATCATCAACAAAAGATACACGTGGGCGCATGACAAAAACATATAATGTTCAAGATTCTAGTGTATTCAACAATCCGGAGTCATATGAGATAGAAATAGAAGTAAAAAATAATGACGCAAAATTAATGTATAATACTCCTGAACAACTAACAACAGCTATTGAAAAGGTTGCTAAAATTGTATTATGCGGTCTACAACAAACAAACTATCCTATATCCTATGTAGAACAAAAGAAAACAAAGGATGATTATATGCGTCTTCTTCATGAGCCAGAATTTAAGAGAAAAAATTTAGATTATTTCCCCAAGGAAAGAGTATATCCCAGTGATTTTATTGGTCCTTCTTCAGTTACACTACAAATTAAGAATATTGCACCAATTGACCCAAATATAAGTGTGCCAAATATTACTGCTCCTTATTCATATGTAGTTACAGATAAAGCTGATGGAGAACGTCACTTATTGTATATTAATGGTATTGGTAAAATTTATCTAATTAGTTCTAATATGAATGTTATTTTCACAGGTGCCAGAACAGAGAATCAACAATGTTTTAATACACTAATTGATGGAGAATTAATTCTTCATGATAAAAATAGTCAATTTATTAATACATTTGCCGCTTTTGATATCTATGTTATAAATGGATTAAATATTAGAGAAAGACCATTTGTAGAAGTAAAAACAAAGGATCCTAAATATTTTGTAGACGGCTGCCGTTTACCTATTTTAAAAGATGTTATTAAAAATCTTAATCCTATATCTATTATTGGAAAAGCACCTGAGGCTAAAAAGGGTGTTGAGAAGATTTTGGAATCAATGAAAAAGGAAAATAAGAGTCCTATTACAATTATAGTTAAGCATTTCTATCCACGATTTATTAGGGATGAACTAGAAACAAAAGAAGCAAAAGCAGGTGAAGATATTGAAGCAAAGACTTCTGAAAGAAAGGGCGACGACTATAATATTTTTGAGGCTTGTAATTATATCTTACAAAGAATCAAGAATGGTCTTTACGAATATAATACAGATGGTCTAATATTTACACCAACATTATTAGGTGTAGGTAGCAGTAATTTTTTGGAAGCAGGTCCATTAAAGAAGACCAGATGGGATTACTCATTTAAATGGAAGCCGGCTGAGTTCAATACAATTGACTTCTTAATTACTACAAAGAAAGGTGCCGATGGAACCGATATTGTCACACCAATATTTGAGAAAGGACAAATATTCAGTGAAGCGACTCAGTTTAATCAATATAAGACACTTATATTGCGTGTTGGTTTTAATGAGAGACAACATGGATTTATTAATCCTTGTCAAGATGTGCTAGACGATAAATTACCATCGGCAGATGATAGTAATGAAGAAGGCTATAAACCAGTACAATTCTTTCCATCTGAGCCATATGATGTCCAAGCAGGTCTTTGTAATATAATGTTGGAACTAGATGGCAATGGAACACCTCAAATGTTTACTGAGGAGCGTCAAGTATTTGAAGATAATACTATAGTTGAATTTAAATATGATTTAACTAAGTCCGGATTATGGAAATGGGTGCCACTACGTGTTCGTTATGATAAGACTGCTGAGTTTAGACAAGGTCTTAATAGTTTTGGAAATGACTATAATACAGCTAATAATAATTGGTATTCAATTCATTATCCTATTACTGAAGAAATGATAGCAACTGGACGAAATATTCCATCTGAAATTGTATCTGAAGATGTTTACTATAATCGTGTTACATCTGATAATTTAACATCTGGACTTAGAGATTTTCATAATTTATTTGTTAAGAAACTACTTATACAAAGTGTATCAAAGAAGGGTAATACATTAATTGATTATGCGTGTGGTAAAGGCGGCGACTTTCCTAAGTGGATTACAGCAAATTTGTCATTTGTATTTGGTATAGATATATCAAAGGATAACATTGAAAATCGTATTAATGGCGCTTGTGCTCGTTTCTTAAATTATAGAAAAGAATATTCGCAAATGCCATATGCTTTGTTTGTAAATGGAAATAGTAGTCTAAATATTAGGTCAGGTCAGGCACTTTTATCTGATAAAGCAATTGCTATTACTAAATCAGTTTTTGGCTCTATTGCGTCTGACCCTAAATTGGGTCCAGCTGTTACAAGACAACATGGTAAAGCCTCAGATGGTTTTAATGTATCATCTTGTCAATTCGCAATACATTATATGTTTGAAAATAATACGACATTTTATAATTTCTTAAGAAATATTGCTGAATGTACAAAACTAAATGGTTACTTTATTGGCACTAGTTATGATGGTAAATCAGTATTTAATATTCTTAGAAATAAGAAGCAAGGTGAAGAAGTTGAAATATATATGGATGATAAGAAAGTATGGTCAATTACAAAAGATTATGATGGTGCGTCATTTAGAGATGATGATAGTTCACTAGGATATAAAATTTCAGTATATCAGGAATCAATTAATCAAACATTTTCAGAATATCTTGTTAATTATAAATTCTTTATTGACGCAATGGAAAAATATGGATTCATTATAGTTCCAAGAAATGAAGCCAAAACACTTGGTCTTCCAGAAGGTAGTGGTATGTTTATTGAACTCTATAATATGATGATGGATGAAATAGATAATAATCCAAAGAAAGCAGTTGATTATAAAGACGCGCCAACAATGAGAAAATATGAAAAAGACATATCATTTTTAAATAGATATTTTGTATTTAAGAAGGTAAGAACAATTAATGCTGAGAAACTAACAAATACTATTTTAGGCGCACTACCTAGTGAATATGAGTTTGAGCAAGTAAATACTGAAAAAGCCAAAGAAGCTATATCTTCTCAAGAAAAAGTGGACAATATTGTGAAAGAAAAAACAAAGCCTAAGGCACTTCGTCGTAAATTAGTATTAGTTGAGTCATCGGAAGCTAAGGAAGCCGATAGTAGTCCTAATCCTAATATTAATCCTATTCCTAATCCCAGCACTGCTCTAGAAAATGTATTAAAATCATCAGCTATTAAAAAATCACGCACTAAGAAAGCACTAGTTCTAGAAGAAGATGTTTCTGTAGAACAAATGCCAAATAAAGAGAAGACTACAACTCGTAAGAAAAAAGTAAATATTGACTTTGATATTCCGGAGTAAAATAACAGAGTAAAATAACAGAGTAAAATAACAGAATATACAGAAAAAGATATAAATAATTTACATTATTATATAGTAAATAATGAATTATTATATAATACCTAAAAATAATTTTAATATATCTATAAATATACAAATTAAAAATGAAAATATAATACCATTTATATCATATAGCCTTATTCATTATTTAAATGATATTTATTCACAATTGCTCGGTATAGAATTTGATGAAACAGAAACAACTATTGACTATATTAATAAAATAGTTAATCCTTTTGAATTTATACATACAAATGTTCCTGGTTATTTTTTATCTGTAAGCAAAGTAAAACCATCTTCTAATATATTTTTTGAATTAATGGAAATTTTTCAAGTATGTAATATTATTGAAACATTATCATGTAATAAACAGTTTCACATTGCTCATATTACAAAAAATAATCAATCCACTAATTATTTAATTGATATGTTACGTGAAAATAATGATGATTTTGTTATAAATGAAGATTTTGATTATTCTAAAATATGTGAAAATTTTGTTAGTAATTCTATTTATAAAACAAAATTAGATATGTTTATATTTGAATTTAATGAAACAGATTATGTAAATACGCATCAATATATAAATAATATGGTTCTTGTTTTGTATATTATATCAAAATATCAAGCAGAAAATGGTATGTGTATTATAAAAATTGACAACATATTTTATAAAACAATTGTAGATATTTTATTTATTTTTTCAGCTATTTATGAAAAGGTTATTATTATTAAACCATCTATTAGTAAAATAACAAAAGGAGAAAGATATTTAATATGTAAAAATTTAAATATTAATATTTTAAATAGTTCTAAATTATTACAACAGTTAGATACACATATTAAACCCAAAATACTTGATAATTCATTTGAAAAAACTACAGTTCATTCATTAATTAAAAATGAAATACCATATTATTTTTCAAATAAAATAGAGGAAATAAATGCTGTAATTGGTCAACAACAATTAGAAGCATATGACCAAATTTTAAATATTTTTAAAAATAAAAATAGAAATGAAAAAATAGAAATATTAAAACGAAACCATATTCAGAAATGTATTCAGTGGTGTGAAAAAAATCAATTACCTCATAATAAATTTAATGATAGATATAATATATTTTTAAATAATCAAAAAAAAATAGTTTATAATAATGATAATAATGATAGTAATATAGAAGAAATACATAGAAATGACAATATAACTCAAGATATAACTATAAATAATAAAGAACTTCTATTTAATTCTTTAATTAATGAAATAACAGATGTAAATGAAATAACAGATGTAAATGAAATAACAGATGTAAATGAAATAACGGATGTAAATGAAATAACGGATGTAAATGAAATAACAGATGTAAATGAAATAACGGATGTAAATATTTAAATTATATCTATATTTAAGGTAGTGTTGCTCCAATATAATTACCAGCTGAGTGCTGAGTTACACTAACATAATTTTCAGACTCATCAGCTGAGTTCTTTGAGCATATTTGGTGATTTTGATGTTGTCCCTGGAAAAAGAATGGATTGCCACTATAAGTAGCAGCAGAACAAGTAGGCGCTTTGAATTTGTATATAAAAGGTGTATTGGCTGAATAACCATCAGTAATTGTTTGAGTCGTATTTGCGCCTTTTAGTTTACGAATATTGGCAGCATTTGTGCTAATAGTGTCTACATTAAGTTTCAAAATACGTGTACTACTAGAAACACCACCTTGTTGAGCAAATTGAGGATTGTTTGGTTTATAATAGACGCGACTGCAGCCCTTTGAATTACTAGGACCTTCTAAAATACCACTGTTATATGGATTACTAGCAATCTCATATAAGTATTTAATTGCTGCTTCCGACTGTTCTGGGGAACTTAATCTTGTTTTCAAAAAATTAATAAACTCTTCAATTGAACCGGGATTCAATGTAACAAGTAAATCATATTCCGCATTATCAATAATACCTAAGTTTACCATAGATTTAGCTACAGCAGTTATAAACCCAATTTCAATACCTTGGTTAATAGTACTATTTGGATTACATTGTGCTACATATAAGTTTACTAAAGATAAAGGACTACCCGGTTTAGCATACTCAATAATTTTAGCACTAACAAAAGGATATTTAATAATTATATTATATACAGTTTTGTCTACTTCGCCAGTAATAAAGTTAAATTGTCTTTGCTCAAATGTTTGACAACGATTATATAAATACATATATTGAGTCTGATAATAATCCTTTTTTACATTAGTGCTAGTTGGTAAGACTCGCTGCATTGCTTTTCTTTGTTGATTACAACATAAGAGAGGATTAGTAACATTTTCTTGTGGTTTCTCTGTTAAATTATTAATTGGATACCAACTAGAAACAATGCCAACACCTTGACAATTAGTACATTCATTATCTATTTTATTAGCATCATTTACATTTATATCTCCGTCTAAAAGACCTGCGTTAATCTTTCCAGGTGTATTTTCCTTCACAATAAATTGACCAGGTCCATCAATCATTTGACTAATTAAACTGGTTCCACCTGCCCCACCACCTAATGATGCTCCATTAGATGATTTAACTGCTCTATTTACATTATAATCAATTTGTAATTGTTCAACACGTTCTATAGGATTTGTAGGATTTGTTAGATAATGAACAGGAATAACTCTTCCCTTTCTATAATGTTTAATAGGTCTAGCCAATCCAAAACCGGTTGGAAAAACATTGCCTGGATCATTATTAGTTAGTGGACGAATATGTGTAGCAGTTACGCCAACTGGATTACTAAAGACCCCCTTTCCTTTCCATGATTTATAACCACCTTGAGGTGTTCTATTATTCCATGAATTCATACCTTGAGGATAAAATGCTGAAGACATTATAAAATATAAAAAGAAAAGAAAATAAAATTCTTATATATAATATAAATGCTTTTGATATATTTCCTAATTGTATTTTTTATATCCTTATTTATTTATCATATTATTTTAGTATTTTACCCAAAAATAGAAGGAATGGAGACAAAGGATAAGAGTAAGGATAATAGTAAAGATAAAGATAAAAACTATGGAACAATGTATGAAGAATATCCAACAGATCCTTTAATATTAGGAAAACTAAATGCTGGAAATATTCAGTATTTAAAAGGTCAGATTGATACAATATCAACAAATACTACAGACATTAATGAAATGCAAACAACAATAGACCAATTACAGCAACAAGTAAGTGATTTATCAACCCAAATGAGTCAATTAAGTCAATCGCTTATTAGTAGTGAACCACCTGATACTAGCAGCATTGCTGGATATAGTGAAGACACTAGTTATGATGCGGTTAATTCAGATAATACTGATGTTAACAGTTAGAATAGAATAAAAATAAAATTAATAATAAATATAAACAAAATATTTATATTTATATATTTTAAGAACAATGTCTACGTCTACAACTACAAATACAAATACATCTTCTAATGATTCTTCTATGTTTGGTGAAGACTATGCTTATTATAATTATATAAAAACTCCAGCACAACTTGGCATGTCAACAAAAGGTAATTTAACAACAGTTGGTAAAGATATTGTTGGTTTAACTGAATATGTAAAAGTTATGGTTACTGGTAATAGTAAAGCATCGGCTACTGGTAAACCTTTAGGCAATAAATATTTTTTACAATCTGGTGGAAAATGTACTGATGTAGCTACTAATCAAGAAGTTGATAGATATATTTATATTAATAATGTTCCTAGTGGTAATATTCCTTTTATTTCATCCGGATTAGGTGTTGATTTTACGGATTTTAGAGGATTAATTCCTGGCGCATTAGAGCAATTAAATAATTTTAATCCAGCAACAATATTTAAAGCATTAACTGCTGGTTCTAATCCTCCTTGCCAAGAACTAACAATGCAAGTAATTGACCAAAATAATAATGTCTCTACTGAAACAAATTATGTAACACTTGCTGATATTGCTGCTATGGATAGTTGTTCATTTCCTGGTAAGAAACCAATAAATCCTATTACAAAACAAAAGTGTAAAGAAACATTTGAAAATATGGATACAAATATTGATACTACAACAGCAACTGTTTCATCAAACACATCTATTAAAGATTATGTTCCGATTCTTAATTCAGAGTCAAATATTGACTCACAAATGTATTTTGCTTCTGTTGGAATTTTAGGTATCTATATTGCGTTTAAAGGTCTACAGAAAATGAAGCTTATACCTCAATAATTTTCAAGGGTTAAAATAATTAAATAATTAAATAATTAAATAAAAATATGTGAAATATTTAATTATTTTATTTTCTTCTGTGACGACGACGACGTCTACTTCTGCCACCCATACCCATCCAATTTTGTCCATATCCAGCACCTTCTCCTTGTCCTTGTCCCATTCTATTAGTATTAGTATTTTCAGTATATCCTCTATATGCTATATTTTCAGTCTCAGATTTTCTAATTTGAGGGGCAGCAGTAGCACCTTCAGCGGCACCTTCAGCAGCAGTAGCACCCTGAGTAGTAGCACCTTCAGCAGTAGCACCAGAATATCTCGCCTCTATCTTCTTTAATTTAGTTTCACATTCGTTCTTGACTTGTTCCTCTTCAGCAGTCTGTTGTTTAGACTTTGAGCTAAATAAGTCCCATAATCCACCACCTCTTTGGCTTCTTCTTGTATATCTTCTTCTCTTAGTGTGTCTTCGTTTATTTGTATGTCTAACCATTTATATTATTATATGAGAAATAATATAAATTTATAATATTTTCAAGGATTATTTGTTAGTTTATCTATGAAACATCTTAAATAATTCATAACCAGCTAAACCTCCGGCAACTTGGGCCACAATATAAGGAATCAAATCAGAACGGGCTAATCTTCCAGCATACATTAAAGCAATCGCAACAGCGGGATTAAACGCACCACCAGAAATAGCACCCCCGAGGAGAACAGCAACTGCTAAAGCGGCGCCAATTGCTAAATAATTGCCTGTGGCAAAAATAACAAAAACAAGGAACAATGTTCCTAAAAACTCAACAATATATTTGTGTAACATTGGATATTATACTATACTTTTAGAAAAAAAGTGTTTCTAATATGTTGCTCTTGGCAAAGCACCCCAAGTTCCTAAAGCTGGTCTTAAACTTGTATTATATATTGACCCCTTCTTCTTAGGCGCTGAACATCCGCCTGATCTTGCGCGCTGTAAAGCAGAACGTGTTCCACTAGGATAATAATTTTTAGTGGATGTAGGTGCGTCTAAAGGTAAACCAACTTTGAAACCAGATTTTCCAACTGCTACACTCTTTCTAATATCAGTTAACATAGATGATGGAATAGGGGCAATATAGTTAACATGGCTAGATACAGGAAATTGTCTTTGGGATGACCATGAAGTAAATACAACAGGAGTAGATAGTTTTCCTAAAGCATCTTGTTGAGCCTTTGTTTTGGAACTCAAAGCAGTTGCTCTTAAATATTGGGCTCGGGCATTAACACTCATATCAGAATATACTGGTTCCTGAGAGGGAAAGAATTGTGGTGGGGTTGGGTTCTTTCCTGTAAGTGTTCCATAACTGTGATATGCCATTGAAAATGGATAATTATTTGTACTTAATGGTCCATTAATTGGAGTATTTACATATCCAGAATATCCTTGTGAACCAATTGATGTTGTAATTCCATATGGAGTAGTCATTTAATATAGATTATGAAAAAATATTAAATACTTAAATTATTGATTATGAAGTTTATATTTATTTTTTAAATTTAAAAATTTAAACATTTGCTAATATTTGAACCCATGATGTTCCATTGTGAGCATATAGACCTTCACTAGTCCATATTATTTGACCAAAAGAGAAATTTCCGGCTCCATTAGCTGTATCTCCAATACTTTGTGCTAAAGCATTAATTATATAAATACCAGCAGGACCTGTAGGACCTGTAGAACCGTCATTACCATCTACACCATCACCTCCATTAATACCTTGAGGACCTTGACTACCTTCAGGACCTTGAGGACCTTGAGGACCTTGAGGACCATCAATACCAGTAGGTCCAGTAGAACCAGTATCACCATCTATACCATTACCTCCATCAAGACCTTGAGGACCTTGAGAACCTTGAGGACCTTGAGGACCTTCAGGACCATCAATACCAGTAGGTCCAGTAGGACCACCAGCAGGACCTTCAGGACCTTGAGGACCTTCAGGACCTTGAGGACCTTGAGGACCACCAGCAGGACCTTGAGGACCAACTAGACCATCATTACCTTGAGGACCTTGAGGACCAACAGGACCAGCAGGACCATCAATACCAGTAGGACCAGTAGAACCTGTAGCGCCATCTATACCATTACCTCCATTAATACCAGGAATACCTTGAGGACCTTGAGGACCACCAGCAGGACCTTCAGGACCAACATCACCTTTAGGACCAGTGGCACCTTGTAAACCAGTAGCACCAGTAGCACCAGTAGCACCATCAATACCAATAGTACCATCAATACCTCTAGGACCAGTTGGACCTTCCATTTTTGAAACAGCGCTTATTGCTGAATAAAGAGAAGCTTCAGCAGCAGTAGCTCTAGAAATCTCACCATTCAAACTAGAACGTAAACTAGACTCCTCACCTTGAGCTCTAGAAATCTCACTATTCAAACTAGAACGTAAACTAGACTCCTCACCTTGAGCTCTAGAAATCTCACTATTCAAACTAGAACGTAAACTAGACTCCTCACCTTGAGCTCTAGTGCGCTCAGTAGTAATACTAGTAATAACACTAGTCGCAAAGTTTGCTTCACCATTTATAGCTGATGCTAATTCAGATAATGTATCTAATAATACAGGAGAACCATTAACTAGTGCTGCAATTGCGGAATTAACATATGTGTTAGCACGTGTTACTTCACCAGCAATAGCACTTGTTAAATCAGAACGTAAAGCAGAGTCAGCAGCAGTAGCTCTTGAAATCTCACCTGTTAAATCAGAACGTAAAGAAGAATCAGTAGCAGTAGCTCTTGAAATCTCACCTGTTAAATCAGAACGTAAAGAAGAATCAGCAGCAGTAGCCCTAGAAATCTCACCTGTTAAATCAGAACGTAAAGAAGAATCAGTAGCAGTAGCCCTTGAAATCTCACCTGTTAAATCAGAACGTAAAGAAGAATCAGCAGCAGTAGCCCTTGAAATCTCACCTGTTAAATCAGAACGTAAAGAAGAATCAGCAGCAGTAGCCCTTGAAATCTCACCTGTTAAATCAGAACGTAAAGAAGAATCAGCAGCAGTAGCCCTTGAAATCTCACTATTTAAACTATTTTGTAATACTGATTCCATATCAGTAGCTCTAAATATTTCTTCAGATAAATCAGCAGCAGTTCTTTGTTCAGCATTAGTAGCTCTTATTATTTCAGCATCCAAGTCAGATTGTAAATCTGACTCAGCGGCGGTAGCTCTACTTGTCTCAGCATCCAAATTTGACTGTAAATCAGACTCAGCAACTTGAGCTCTAGAAATCTCAGCATCCAAACTAGATTGTAAATCTGACTCAGCAACTTGAGCTCTAGAAATCTCTGAATCTAAACTAATTTGTAAATCTGACTCAGCGCCTTTAGCTCTAGAAATCTCTGAATCTAAACTAATTTGTAAATCTGACTCAGCGCCTTTAGCTCTACTTGTTTCAATTGATAATGTATTAGCTATATCAAATACATAGTTAGGGTCATTATTAATAGCAGATGATAATTCAGATAATGTATTTAAAGCATCAGGTGCCATGTTTACCAAATTAGTAATAGCAGTGTCTGTATATAAATTGGCACGTGTAGTTTCAGCATTTATAGCACTATCCAAATTATATTGTAATGTAGATTCAATACCTTTGGCTCTAGAAATCTCTGAATCTAAACTAGTTTGTAACCCAGACTCAATGTCTTTGGCTCTAGAAATCTCTGAATCTAAACTAGTTTGTAACCCAGACTCAATGTCTTTGGCTCTAGAAATCTCTGAATCCAAACTAGTTTGTAATCCGGACTCAATGTCTTTAGCTCTAGAAATCTCTGAATCCAAACTAGTTTGTAAACCAGACTCAATACCTTTAGCTCTAGAAATCTCTGAATCTAAACTAGTTTGTAAACCAGACTCAATGTCTTTAGCTCTAGAAATCTCTGAATCCAAACTAGTTTGTAACCCTGACTCAATGCCTTTAGCTCTAGAAATCTCTGAATCCAAACTAGTTTGTAATCCGGACTCAATGCCTTTAGCTCTAGAAATCTCTGAATCTAAACTAGTTTGTAATCCAGACTCAATGCCTTTAGCTCTAGAAATCTCTGAGTCTAAACTAGTTTGTAACCCAGACTCAATGGCTTTAGCTCTACTTGTTTCAATTGATAATGTATTAGCTATATCAAATACATAGTTAGGGTCATTATTAATAGCAGATGATAATTCAGATAATGTATTTAAAGCATCAGGAGCCATGTTTAGTAAATTAGAAATAGCATTGTCTGTATATAAATTAGCACGTGTAGTTTCAGAATTTATGGCACTATCCAAATTATATTGTAATGTAGATTCAACACCTTTAGCTCTAGAAATCTCTGAATCTAAACTAGTTTGTAATCCAGACTCAATGTCTTTAGCTCTAGAAATCTCTGAATCTAAACTAGTTTGTAACCCAGACTCAATGCCTTTAGCTCTAGAAATCTCTGAATCTAAACTAGTTTGTAACCCAGACTCAATGTCTTTAGCTCTAGAAATCTCTGAATCTAAACTAGTTTGTAATCCAGACTCAATACCTTTAGCTCTAGAAATCTCTGAATCTAAACTAGTTTGTAACCCAGACTCAATACCTTTAGCTCTAGAAATCTCTGAATCTAAACTAGTTTGTAACCCAGACTCAATGCCTTTAGCTCTAGAAATCTCTGAATCTAAACTAGTTTGTAAATCTGACTCAGCACCTTTAGCTCTACTTGTTTCAATTGTTAATGTATTAGCTATATCAAATACATAGTTAGGGTCATTATTAATGGCAGATGATAATTCAGATAATGTATTTAAAGCATCAGGTGCCATGTTTACTAAATTAGAAATAGCAGTGTCTGTATATAAATTGGCACGTGTAGTTTCATAATTTATGGCGCTATCCAAATTATATTGTAATGTAGATTCAACACCTTTGGCTCTAGAAATCTCTGAATCTAAACTAGTTTGTAGCCCAGACTCAATGTCTTTAGCTCTAGAAATCTCTGAATCTAAACTAGTTTGTAATCCAGACTCAATGCCTTTAGCTCTAGAAATCTCTGAATCCAAACTAGTTTGTAACCCTGACTCAATGCCTTTAGCTCTAGAAATCTCTGAATCCAAACTAGTTTGTAATCCAGACTCAATGCCTTTAGCTCTAGAAATCTCTGAGTCCAAACTAGTTTGTAACCCAGATTCAATGCCTTTAGCTCTAGAAATCTCTGAATCCAAACTAGTTTGTAACCCTGACTCAATGCCTTTAGCTCTAGAAATCTCTGAATCCAAACTAGTTTTTAATCCAGACTCAATGCCTTTAGCTCTAGAAATCTCTGAGTCTAAACTAGTTTGTAACCCAGACTCAACATCTTGAGCTCTGATTTTTTCATTATTAATATTAGTAGAAACAGTAACAGCAAAGTTTGCATCACCATTTATTGCTGATGCTAATTCATATAATGTATCCAAAACAGATGGTGCTGCGTTAATTAAATTAGAAATAGCATTGTCTGTATATAAATTGGCACGTGTAGTTTCAGAATTTATGGCACTATCCAAATTATATTGTAATGTAGATTCAACACCTTTGGCTCTAGAAATCTCTGAATCCAAACTAGTTTGTAATCCTGACTCGGCACCTTTGGCTCTAGAAATCTCTGAATTTAAACTAGTTTGTAATCCTGACTCGGCACCTTTGGCTCTAGAAATCTCTGAATTTAAACTAGTTTGTAACCCTGACTCAATGCCTTTAGCTCTAGAAATCTCAGTAGTTAATCCAGATTGTAAAGCAGACTCAGCAGTAACTGAACCAAAAGGTCCTGTATTTATAGATACATAAATTTGACCACCATTTACAACAGCAGTCATATATTGACCAGATGCTGAAACTGATACGCTATACCAATTTCTATTACTGTCTTTAGCTGTCCATGTATTACCATAATCAATAGATATATATATTCGACCATTTCCTACAATAGCAGTTTGATATTGTCCAGATGCTGAAACTGATACTGACTGCCAATTTCTATTACTATCTTTAGTAGTCCATGTATTACCAAAATCAGCAGATATATAAATTTGACCACCATATTCAATAGCAGTTTGATATTGACCAGATGCTGAAACTGATACTGAAATCCAATTTCTACTACTGTCTTTAGCAGTCCATGTTAAACCATAGTCAGCAGATATATAAATTTGACCATAATATATAAGAGCAGTTTGATATTGTCCAGATGCGGATAGTGATACTTGCGGCCAATATCTACTACTGTCTTTAGCAGTCCATGTATTGCCATAATCAGTAGATATATAAATATAACCACCAAATATACCAGCAGTTTGATATTGTCCAGATGCTGAAACTGATACTGTCTGCCAATTTCTATTACTGTCTTTAGCAGTCCATGTTAAACCATAATTACTAGATACATAAATTTTACCACTAATTACAACAGCAGTTTGATATTGACCAGATGCTGAAACTGATACTGAAATCCAAACTCTATTACTGTCTTTAGCAGTCCATGTATTACCATAATTACTAGATATATATATTTGACCATCATATACAACAGCAGTTTGATATTGTCCAGATGCTGAAACTGATACTGACTGCCAATATCTACTACTGTCTTTAGCAGTCCATGTATTGCCAATAGAATCAAGTGATATTCCTGTTGTTGAAAATATTGAAAGAGTATTAGATAAATCAGTTCTTAATGATGTTTCAATAGCAGTAGCTCTATTTGTCTCCGCTGTTAATCCAGCCTGTAAAGTAGACTCAGCACTTTGAGCTCTGCTTGTTTCAGCTGTTAATCCAGCCTGTAAAGCAGACTCTGCTGTCTGAGCTCTAGATTTCTCTGAATCTAAACTGATTTGTAATCCTGACTCAGCAGTTTGTGCTCTAGAAATCTCTGAATTTAAATCAATACGCAAAACAGATTCAATTAACATAGCTCTGTTATTTTCAATTGTTAACTTAGAATCTAAAGCCGATTCAGCAGCAATTGCTCTAGATTCCTCTAAATCTAAATCAGATTGTAAATCCGACTCAGCTTTTTTAGCTCTACTTATTTCAATTGATAATTTATTAGATATATCAAATACATAGTCAGGGTCATTATTTATAGCAGATGCTAATTCAGATAATGTATCTAAAACATTAGGAGCAGCATTAATTAAATTAGAAATAGCATTGTCTGTATATAAATTTGCGCGTGATGTTTCACTTATTATAGCACTAACAAAATCACTTCTTAATGTAGATTCAGCAGCTTTAGCTCTAGATTCCTCTGAATCCAAACCAGATTGTAAGCCTGACTCAATATCTTTAGCTCTAGAAATCTCTGAATCCAATTTAGTTTGTAACCCCGACTCAATATCTTTAGCTCTAGAAATCTCTGAATCCAAACTAGTTTGTAATCCTGACTCAGCATCTTTAGCTCTAGAAATCTCTGAATCCAATCTAGTTTGTAATCCTGACTCAGCAGCTTTAGCTCTAGATTCCTCTGAATCCAAACCAGATTGTAACAATGTCTCAGCAGCTTTAGCTCTAGATTCCTCTGAATCCAAATCAGATTGTAAGCCTGACTCAGCAGCAAGAGCTCTAGAAATCTCTGAATCCAACCTAGTTTGTAATCCTGACTCAGCACTTTTAGCTCTAGAAATTTCTGAATCCAACCTAGTTTGTAATCCTGACTCAGCAGATTTAGCTCTAGATTCTTCTGAATCCAAACCAGATTGTAACAATGACTCAGCCGCAAGAGCTCTAGATTCTTCTGAATCCAAATCAGATTGTAAGCCTGACTCAGCAGCAAGAGCTCTAGTACGTTCAGTACTAATATTTGAAGCAATAGTAGTGACAAAATTTGCGTCATTACCTATAGCAGATGCTAATTCTGATAATGTATCTAATATAGCAGGAGAACCATTAACTAGTGTAGCAATAGCATTGTCAATATATAAATTTGCGCGTGATGTTTCACTTGTTATAGCGCTAACAAAATCACTTCTTAATGTGGATTCAGCAGCCTTTGCTCTTGAAGTCTCAATGGATAAGTCGGAACGTAAAGTAGACTCAGCATCTTGAGCTCTAGATTCCTCTGAATCCAAATCAGTACGTAACACTGACTCAGCAGCAAGAGCTCTAGATTCCTCTGAATCCAAATCACTACGTAATAATGACTCAGCAGCAAGAGCTCTAGATTCCTCTGAATCCAAATCAGTACGTAACACTGACTCAGCAGCAAGAGCTCTAGATTCCTCTGAATTCAAATCAGTACGTAATAATGACTCAGCAGCAAGAGCTCTAGATTCCTCTGAATTCAAATCAGTACGTAATAATGACTCAGCAGCAAGAGCTCTAGATTCCTCTGATT